GAGTACTACTTCTACTATGTCTGGTGGCCGTCGTAAAAAGAGAAATAATACTAAGCGGCGCCGTCAGAGTGGGGGTCAGATGTCCATGTCCACACAGTCTGTGCCCATGATGAGAGGGGGGCAGACGTCTACCATGCCAAAAATGATGGGGGGGCAGACGTCTACCATGCCAAAAATGATGGGGGGTACACATCTTGCGGTTGGATCCAAGGCTCAGGTGTGGCACGGCACGGCGCGCCACACGTCCGGCGGACTCACGAAGAAGGACCTCATGAAGCACAAGGGGCGTATTATTTCTAGACGGAAACACACGCTAGGCAAGAAAGCACTGAAGAATCTGGTGAAGGCTGGCTACAAGGCGAAGAAGGGGACGTTCAAACTCTTCCGTAAGTAATTACCTGCAATATTCGTGTTTAAAACTGCAGGGAATCAGCAATCATCTTCAGAATTTCCGCAGCCTCCTCGCGTGAATATACTGGCCCCTGATTAGACTCTGCGGGGTCAAACCAATAAAGGGAACCCCTCTTATCTGATTCTCCGATGGATGACCAGACAAGAGCCAAATCTGATGATTTCAATTCTTTCAATACAGTCTTCAAATGATATCGATCGGTGTTCTGTATTCCAAGACGTTTATGGAGCGCCGGTTCAATCTGCTCGGCTTCCACACCCTTCCAAAAAATGGCATCCCATTCTGTACTCTGCGGCGTTCCACCAAAGCCAAATAGCGATAGTCCATCCACTTTCGAGAGTTGTTGAAATATAGCAACAGATGGCTCGCCACCGGCCCAGACAATGCGCACAGGTTTTATTGCGTTCAGGGCGTAAGTAAGCGCAAGTCGTAAATCCTGGCTCTCTCGAAGATGAAATATAGCATCCCACTTCATACGAAAGAGCCAGGAAGTTGCCGTACAGCCATCTTGAATAAAAAGAACTTTGCGGCCGCGATGTGCAACCTCGTTATCAAGACTAGCCATATAAGAACGTACCATCAAAGAAAGAGCAGTATCGGACGAGCCAATACAATAGATTTTTTTCCCTTTAATATGCTCGGCAAATCCCTCCAGACGTATATCATCTGTTGACATTCCTCTTATACAGATACATTTGCTTATATCATTACAACCGCGCTTTTCGTTTTGTTTGATAGCCACCACCAAATTTTCGTTTACCGTGAGAGGGATTGCGAGAGCGATTGCGAGAGCGAGAGCGAGAGCGAGGGCGAGGGCGAGAGGGATTGCGATTGCGATTGCGATTGCGAGAGCGAGAGCGAGAGCGAGAGCGAGAGCGAGGGCGAGAGGGATCAATGCTTCTATATTCTGCAAATTCGTAAAGGTATACGACCTTAGACTCCCATTCTTCGTTCAGTTTTGATCTATCCCCTTCTTTTATCTTGTCTTTAAAGTCCTGTCCATACTTACTAAGTAAATGAGATACATTTATTATTAAATTCATATTGTTTTTATTAATCATCCATAATTCATCTATTTTTTCGGGATCTGTTAATACAGCATTCACAAAATATTCAGCAAAAAATATATATTTTTCAGATGCTTGTATAATTGTTTTTTCAAGATTAATTTCTGTTTCTTCTTTTTCATTTGTTTCTACATTATGAAGTGTTGCGTGTAAAAATAAAAACTTTCCTTTTGGCATATACCAATTTTCTTTAGAAAGAATGTATGTTGTATTGTTGTCTGAATCCTGTGAATTATGTTTGAATTGTTCTTGTGTACTATTAACCTTCATTTTTATCGAACTAGCATAGTTAGCATTATCTTCTGGCGTGGCAAATATTGCTTCATTTAATATTAAATATCCACCATCATCCACCCACATTTCATTTCCTTTATACGGATATTTTTCCGTTAGTTTTACATTACTTGGTGGACCGGCCATCATACGTTCTCCCCAAAATTGTAGTCGAAATGGCATAAGCTGGTTGGCAAGTTCATAGCCATCTAAACCATCTATAACACCTCCGCACGATAGTAAAATTACTTTCATCATTTTTGTTCTTAATTTAAACGATTCGTCAGCCGCCTTTATAATATCACTTGTGAAAATCCCTTTCTGAGAGTGTATTCCATCCTCTGGAATTTCTTGACGGAACTTTTCAATAAAATTATCGTCATACTTTAGCTTTTGTTTGAACTCAACTATATTTTCTGGAGTACCATTGTACATTTCTATTGAACATGATGCGTCCTGTCCTTCATTATTTAATTGTACTGTATTTAATTCTCTTGAAACAACCGTTTCACCAGGCATAAAAATTGTTATATTTCGTAAAGTAGATTCCAATTTTTCAAGTTTTAATAATAATGATTTATATGCATCACTTTCTTCACTGATATTGGGTTTCTCAAGGGGCATCATCTTTTTTTGTAGTGTTTCAATCACCATTTCATAGTTACCCTGTATAATAAAATTGTGTATTTCCTCTAAATGATTTGGTAGAACAAGAGGCCACTGTGTTTTTTCTTTTTTCAGTTTTTCAACTAAACGATTAAGTGTACGTGTCGCCTTATTTGGCTTAGAAAAATCAAATAAGTCCGCAAGTGCGTTTGAGTTAATAAAAAGAGAATATAAAAATGAATATATAGTACTATATGTATCTTGTGTCGGAAGAGATGTCATAATAAACATCATATTGGTTGGTATTGTTGTTACATGTGTAATTGATGTCTTAGAATATACTCCATGTAAATTAAGTAATAAGCAATCTAAACTTAAGTCTTTAAGATAATTACTTCTCACATTCTCTTCCATAGTATCTACTATCTTACTATATTTTACCGGGATATGGGCACATTCCGCTAACGTCGAGTACTTAAGTTAAGCACATCACGGTAGAATGAATATTGTTAGTTTAAATATTTAATAATAGAAGATGAAGCATATTACTCCAGTTTCAATATTTGTGTCTGCAGTGCTTGTATTTCTTCTGGATTTACCCTGGCTCTATATAAATCAAGATTGGGCTGGACCAATGATACTCTCAATACAAGGATCACCCATGAAAGTCCGCCTTATTCCCGCCTTGATTACATATATTTTACTCGCATATCTTCTGCATATTCCAAAAAATATTGTTGAAGCGTTTCTGCTTGGTGTAGCCACGTATGGCGTGTATGATGCTACAAACTATGCGACATTGAAAAATTACAGCCCAATATTTGCCGTCGCAGACACGCTGTGGGGCGGGATACTTATGAGCATGGCTTGGTGGATTCGTAATCGATACCTGAAGATGTATCGCTGAGAGGCTTGACAGGCTCTAATGTATCGCTGAGAGGCTTCACAGGCTCTAATGTATCACTGAGAGGCTTCACAGGCTCTAATGTATCACTGAGAGGCTCTGGAACCGGTGTTTCACCCGTCCAGAACTTATTGTAAGGACCAAGAGGGACTTCTATCCATTTACCCACAGCAAACGCATGCCCAGTATATTCTCCCCGAACAAATGTTGTAATTCCATTATGGTCTTCAATTTCCTTGAACAGAAATCTGGTAAAGTGTCCATTGAAATCACGTGTTGCCGTTGTAATATACTCTTTACCGACCTCTAGCTTTGTGTAATGTACTTCCGTTTCAGGCGAATAATTATCGTAAGGCATTCGAATCTCTTAGACATCATTACGGAATAATAGGGTTCAATTTTATTTAGGCATATTCCTATACCTTCGGTAAAATGGGCTTGAAACTTGTTTAGAAATGTCAAGCGGTTTAAACATTTTGCACTATTCTCAAAAAGTATGATGAGCGACTTGGAAGTAAATCTTTCTTCTGACGTAAAAGGCGTGTTCAGTTCGGATGTAAGCATCCCTTCCGTAGGTGGCGCGACGACCATGCCTTCCGTAGGCGGTGCAGAGGAAGTGCCTTCCATAGACTCTCCCAAAAATGTTATTTCCGAGTGGTCCCCAGAATATATGAATTCACCACTCATCTCCCGTCTAAGGCCACTGAATACAACGTTTTTCATGAAGCCAGAAGAGTCTGTAGATGACGAGTCCCAGATAAGCTCTGATACACCTACGGCTGTTGTATACGAAGCGGAACAAAAGATACGTGATTCTATTAAGGCCATACGCTTTAAGGAAATGTTGATTGCACGCGATAGACAATCGCGTGATGTCATTATGCAACGCTGTATTGAGTGGCTACAACTGCCAATATCTAGGGGCAACAGTAAGACACTTGACTGGTTTATGGCAATTTCACTCTTAAAAACACGCGATGCGCTCTCAGAAACCTACCTGTGGCACACTCTTCACGAGAGCATCTATGCGTCCGACTCATTTAAGACGGTCATTTCTTTTTTTGAAAATTTGTAGAATCCGATAAAAATTCTGCAACAGTTTTGCGAATAAGAGTATCATCACCTTTAAATGGTGCTGATGGTTGAAGGGGATTTATTAATTCCGCCTCCACAAATTTTAAGAGAGAGAAAAATCCATTGACTGATATGGTTTTTAGAGTCTGTGCGTCAAATACTTTTTGACTCCTATAGAAGATTTCAGAAGACAAAAAAGGAGGATAATCTACTAGATTCGTTTCCAAGAGTACCTGTAATCCCACCATGTAGGCCTCTTTGCGAACATCCTCGCTAAACTCTGGAACATAGGACTCCACATGTAAATAAGTCAGCCCATTTTTTTCTTCGGACTCCAAATGATGCTTTTCACTACGGTCATCCACGAAAAGAACATTTTCCGGACGAATAGTGTTCTTTACATTACAGAGCGTCCTAAATATTTTTTTCAAGCCGTGAAATGTTTTCAAAGGCTGTAGAGCGTCCTCTGTATTTTTATCCCAGTCGTATTTTCTGATTGGATGTGTGGCGTCCACCAGACAATCAAAAAATTTCGCACAAGAGTATCTTTCTTCTATGATTTTCTTAGCAAAATACATCGTAAATGTTTCCGATGTATTAGAATATATACAAACCGCGCGAACTTTTCCGGCGCGTTTGGCTTTTATAAGCGGAATAATGAGTTCGTCTAAATTCGGGCGAAAAATGTGTTCCATTATTTTTTTATTTGCCTTAATTTTTTCTATGAACATATCTTCTGCAATCCGCATACGCCGTTTGAGACCCGCAGACAAAACAACAGAGTTCTCAACAGTTTCTACGTTGAAAATACTGGACCATGGACCTATAAGTTCAAATGAACCAATTGTTGCATCTAAATCAAATGCGACAAACTTAGCCATTCCTACGGGAAGACTAGAGAAAAATTGATGCAATTTTCTGCGGGTATCCATATAGAATGCCCGAAAAGTATATCCCGCCCCCGCCCCACAGAATCCCGGAAGAGGCCAAGAAGTTCTTAGAGACCCTCACAGAAAAGGAGCATCAACTTCACGAACTCGCATTTGAACTACTCGGCTCGTCATATTTCGTGGAAACGTCGCACGCGTTCAAAAGAGGGCCTACCTAAAATAAATTTCTGAATATTATATATTCGGTAGAGCTGACATCCTTAAAAAGCATCATTCCTCGTTTTACGAGTAGTTCAGCGTACACGATGATTCCCGCAAGACTGAGGCGGTCTGTTCGGATTTGGAAGAGAAATTTGCCTAATGTCACCCCATTTTATGCAGTAAAATGTAACCCCGAGCGACAGTTTCTAGAACTCCTAAGTTCTTCTGGCGTATTTTTTGACTGCGCCAGCAAACGAGAATTAAAGGATGTAAACTCGATTACAAACGTCTCTAAAATGATATATGCGAATCCATGTAAGTCGCCCTCAGATATTGCCTTAGCAAATCAAGTAGGTTCACCACTTACCGTTGTAGATTCTGCAGAAGAGGTTGATAAATTGTCCGGGTACAGAGGGGGTGCTCTTCTCCGTATTGCGGTGGACGACTCTCAAAGTGACATGCCGTTTTCGTCCAAGTTCGGCGCACCCAGAGCGGCCATTGCGTACATTGCGAAATACGCGGCTGCACGGCGCTTTCCCTTACACGGCCTCAGTTTTCACGTGGGCTCCGGTTCCCGCTCTGCAACATCATTTTCCACGGCCATTTCAGAATCTCTTGCATTTATGTCTGTTCTAAAGGCAGCAGGGCATGTTCCGACCATTTTGGATATTGGTGGTGGATTTCTCCCTGACCTTGCCGACTTTGAAAAAAAAACGCACTATATACGCCGTGTAATAGAATCCATCCCGTATAAAATTTATGCGGAGCCTGGGCGATTCTTTGCGGCGGATGCCTTTGATTTGTACGTTCAAGTCATCGGAAAAAAGCCATCGTATTCTGCAGAAGGTGTCCAGACCGGCTGGAAATATACAATAGATGAAAGTATCTATGGTCAATTCACAAATGTTTTATTTGACAAGGCGACCCCAAAATGGATACGTGTTGCATCGGCTGACGAATCGCCGCGTCCCTTTACACCTGGTATACTCTTTGGAAGAACCTGCGACAGTCTGGACAAAATTGCGGAGGCAGCCTCAATGGAGGAACTATTTCTAGGTGACTGGCTTTGGTTTCCAAATATGGGCGCATACACGCGCGCAACAGCTTCTGAATTTAATGGATTTCCCGCACCCCCTATCCATATATTGGATGATACAGAAGACCCTACAAATAGTATTTTTCCAAGTTCCCCATTTTTAGCCAAGGGAATCAAATACGGGCCTCCCTAATGAAAAATTGAGTAGATTTATATATATATTCTCTTTATAAAATGGCAAAACAATGCGCCATATGTCTGTCCGACTACACATCGAAAACTCGTAAGAAGATTACGTGTCAATACTGTAGCGCTGAGGCGTGTGTATCGTGTATACAAACACATATTCTAAGTTTGAATGCAGAACCTGCATGCTATGAATGTAAACGAGAATGGAATACCGAATTTATGAATGATACGTTCGGTGTTACATTTCGCACGAAGACCCTCCGCATTCATCGTCGTAAAATGCTGAAAGAGCGGGAACAATCTATTCTACCCTCTGTCCAAGTATTCGTTAGTATGAAGAGGCGGATATCTGAAATAAAAAGGGCTCTGGAAGAAATGCAGCCTCTCTATACAACTTACTCTAGGAACTATAATAAACTTTATTCACTTCGCAATATAAATCGTGAGATAATTGTTCCTCTCAGAGTTAAAATGGAAAAGGGGGCTCTGTCTACCGAAGAAAAGAGCAGTTTAGAGGTGGCGGAAGAGAATTTCAAAAAATACACATTAGAATTTGAAATGTATAGGGCACAGGTCTACATGCCCTATGCACTAAAATATCATCGTTTATCTAGTGAATATACGCGGAATTTGTACAGATATCGCACAGGTTCCACCGAAGACGTAAAGAAAGAGCGGCGCGAATTCATTATGCGCTGCCCTGCGACAGAGTGTCGAGGATTCTTGTCCACAGCCTATACGTGCGGAACATGTTCGCAGAAAACGTGCTCACAATGTAGGGAAATCATCATAGATGATGGTCCAGATCACGTATGTAAACCGGAATCTGTAGAGTCGACAAAGACCATTAAAATGGAAACGCAGCCGTGTCCGAAATGCGCGGCGCCTATATTTAAGATTGATGGATGTGACCAAATGTGGTGTACAAATGGGGACTGTAATACTGCGTTCAGTTGGACAACGGGCCAAATCGTCACTGGGCGTGTTCATAATCCACACTATTACGAATGGATTCGGCGCACTGGAGGGGGAGCAGCGGCAAGAGAAATTGCGGATATTCCCTGCGGTGGTATTCCGGGTTTTCCGCAATTTTCGCAACCCTTTTATTCGAAATATACGCTTATTACGAGCAAAACTCGCTACATAATGTTTGAAATTCACCGACACGTTGTAGAGATTGAACAGACTCTTCCTTCATATCCGCAGCAGCCTCCAGCACTGATGAACAAAGAAATTAATGTGCGATATCTAATGAATGACGTCAACGAAGATGAATGGGTTAAGAGTTTAGAACATTCTTACACGAAATTTCAGCGGCGGCGGGAGATTGGACAGATTCTCCATACACTCGTAACTGCTACCGCAGACATTCTTCGGAATGTTCATATGCGAATGATGGAATCCATGTACCAACACGACCTTCCTTTGTGGGTTGAAAGTGAGATTATTCCTACACTAGAAACGCTGCGTACTTATACAAACGAAACATTTCAGAAATTCGGAAAAACCAATCGATGTGCTACTCCTCAACTATCGGCACGGTGGCAACTTCTCGCCGCAAGAACCCTCTATAAGAAAGATGCAACTTTTAGCCCCAGCTTTAAGGAGGGACAAACTAATACAGTAGTTGAACACTGATAGACGTCAAAAATACCGTCTGAACACCAAAAATAATGTGAAATAAGCCGCAATCACCGTGAGCAGAATTACCGGCAGGGTCGCGCTTATTTTTATTGCTAAGAATTAATAAGAAAATGCCTGTGCGTCGCCTACGTCTCAAAACAATCCGCCGTTCTCATCGCCCTGAAAAAAAATGGGATGCAGTTTTTATTAAAGAAAATGGTAAAGAGAAAGTTGTACCTTTCGGCGCAGCAGGAATGTCGAATTTCACGAAACACAAAAACACCACACGAAAACAACGCTATATCAAACGTCACTCTGGTATGGGAGAGCATTGGAGTCGCCCGGATACACCTGGCGCACTGTCGCGCTGGATTCTGTGGAACAAAAAGACGTTAAAATCCTCTGTAGCAGACTTTAAGAGGCGTTTCGGGGTATAGTAATAGAGATGCCAAACTGGCTCACTATAGGACAATACAGAAACGTTCCACTAGATCCCATACCGCTACTCCCAATAAATTTGAAGAATAGATTAGAACTTAATCAGATAAACATTGATGCCATTCATTCTAAACTTTACACAAGCCCTTCCAGAAATAAAAAATACGCGCAGAAACCTACGGCTTATCCTATGGGCAGGAGATGGCGAACATAATGGAATAAGTGACGTCAAACGGCTTCCACACTATGACATGTACTTATGCTCAGCGTTCTCCGGCTCACATCTTCATAAAAATATGATGGACCTTTCGGAATCACAGACTATCTGCATTATTGATGTGTTTGACATGAAGCAAATGTCCAAATTTTATGAGCTATTCAAGGGTTCCTTTGAACTCATTGACGCCGATTATTATGGGAACACTCCTACGCTCACCCTATCCTCCTACGCAACTCTTCTTGCGCCTGAGGGTCAGGCCTACCACACTGAAGGACTAAATGGACTCCGAATGCCTGAGGAAAATATGTTGAATATTCTCGAGATATTTGCACCTATACTTCCAGCCGAGTTGCACCGACGACGACGTTGGTCCTGCGAGATTATTAAAGTCGCCAAGTTTAATATGATGACTCCCGAAGAGGCATGGGCCTCTCCCGACTTGAAGCATAATTACTATAGCAAAACATTAGAACTTCATGAAAGTTTTGTAAAGTGGCAGAAAAAGCGCAATAAGGCGTGGCCTTCTTACGCTAATTCTTTAGAAAAGCAATGGGAATCTTTAGATGATGAAGTCATTACATGCGAGTTTATCAAGCCTTATGATACCCCTTTTTATGACTTTCAAGTATCGATGGAGGATATTTGTAGCGCCGTTGCTCCCCATTTACAAGCATATTCGGACTATCTTTCGAATAGGATAGAATCGTTGTTAAAGGATAGGCAAAATGAACTTAACCAGTGTCACAGCGAATTTCTGAAACTTACAGATATCTATGAGGGTATTCATATGCGGCAAAAAATTCTAAAATGGTTGTTATGTGAAATTCCTCCAAACCTATCACAAAAAATAGGCTATTATATTGATATACGTAGGGCTGAACAACCGCTCGTCTTTGGCTTGTCTTACCGGTATGTCCCAAAGTTACCGTGATGTAGGCTTAAAATAAGTATCACCTTTAGGGGGTACTTATTTTAGACCAATGAACATTTCAAACCGGCGCTAACAATATAAAGCTTAATTTAATTAGTATATACATAATGAAGTTTCCAGTATCTCGTGAGCAACTACGTAATATTAAAACAGATGTGGAAGATGAGATTTTACAACACAATATTGAGAAAGCAATAGATTTCATAAAAGGGCGTATCATATCATACGCTTATCAAGGTACTCTTTTAGGAGGATTATCAAACACGAAACTGAAGATTGATATCCCTAAAAATTTTCAAATTATTATTCCAAATAATTGGTATATAACGATTCATTCATCGGCAGATCCTTTGGCATCAATCAATCCGTGGAAAACCCACTTTGAATTAATCAAAGAAAAACTTACGGAACTCTTTCCAGGAGTGACATTTGAAATAGACCCTTTAAAAACATATATACTTATTGATTGGTCGTAAGTGCCGGTTTGAAATGTTCAGCGGTCTAAGCCTACATCACGGTACCTAACTTTGGCACATACCTGTACTCGACGTTACGTAGAAAGTGGTTTTCTAAGAGCACCCTTTTCCTGTATCCATGTGAGCGCCCTTTCGGACTTAAAAATATCACTTTCAGGTTGAAATATGTAAAGAGCCTCTACGCAATCAATGCGCTCTAGCGGACTGGCTCGCAGTAGTCCCCGTAAAATATATTTTGTCTTTTCGGAAACCTCCTTCCAGGACTCTTCTTTCGTATATGTTGGAATCTGAGAAACAAACGAATAGAATTTCAATATCACTGTGCCGATACCCCAAGCATCAAAGCCGGGCCAATAATATTTGAAAAAACTGACCCAATCCGATTCCATAATACTTTTTGAGTTGTTCATAAAGTTACGTAAAGATGTATACTGTTGGTCCATTTTTATTCCGAGAATAAATTGAGACATTTTTATAGGGTGTTTACCGTGTATTATGTCATGAATGGCTGTATTTAACGGTGTTTTATGGCGTAATCCATGTATTGCAGTTATTTCTGGAGCTTCTGTTGGATAATCAGGTGTATAAACTTTCCAGCGTGTATCAAGAGTTTCAGTACGAATATCTTTCACTGAAAGGCCGAAACCAAAATCTATGATTCGCGGCATACTTGTTTTGTCATCAAAAAGTACGTTTTCAGAATGAATATCAAAGTGTACAAAGCTGTTCAATACAAGAAGTGCCGCCGCTTCCAGAAGGTGTGTAATTGTCTTTTCAAAGGGTATTTGCCTTTTATTTTGTATATGAATGTTCAAAAATTTACTGAGTCCAACACCGGAATAGGGCATTATAAAGTGCAGCATCCGTGCCATAGGAACTCGTTTGACAATTGGACACTCTTCTATACCAGGTTTATCTACTTGTTTATTTTTATCACACGGTTGATTCACATTTTTCAAATCAAGCACAGAAAAATAGAGTTCATGCTTGGGTATTCGCGAAATTATTTTCGCGGCTTCTACTTCATTTGCTACATCGCTGGCTTCGCTGATTTTACCAACTGTCTTTTTTGTCGTATCTAGTGATTTGCATTTTCCATCCGATGTTGAACGAACCCGAAGTGGTCTATCAAACACACACCCATACGTTCCAAACCCCAATAAAGCGCCTCCATCCATTCCTTCTGTTCCGCAGGTTGTTTTTTCTTTTTTAAAAAAGACAAGAAAACATAGGGAGAATGTCCAGAACTATTCATGGACCCTTATGGATAGTCTTTATAGCTTTAGTATTTTTACTCTTAATGGAAATGGTCGCTCCGGAGAGAGTTAAGGAAGGATTTCAATGGGTGAGTTTTATAGAACAAGGCGTGAAACCTGCAGAGGTAACAAGTATTGTACCAAGTAATAGTATTTTCGCTCAGGCATTCAAACGACGCAGTGATGTAGGACCGATGAGTGAAACGCAACAGGGTTCAGCCTCTCAGTATACGGCGGATAAACGATATTTTGCAGGTTACACAGATGTACAAGGAATCGGCGTCCAAAATGATTATTGTCGCATGGTCTTTCCCTCGGGCGCAAAAGAAGAGGAGTCATTTTTTGCCTGCGCTCTTGCAGGAACGGACGGGTTGTCCACAGTTGACTACAGAACAAAGGCGGTAAAAAACGGGTTCATGCTTAGCCGCGATGACTATATGAAAAATATTACTCCCAACGGTCGCTATGCTTACTGCCGAATTATAAAGAGTGGAGCAGAATTTATGCCAATGTGTGCTATTCCGGGACTTACGTCATTTGGTCACCAGGATATACTAGATACGGAACCTCCCGATGACATCAAGACGCTTGTTGACTTTTATAGGGACTGTCGGATGTGGCTCCGTTTCTACGACGACATGTTGGACTATACAAAAAGGGGTACAATTATCCAAGTGGCGGGCGGCGCAACAGTTACAGAATTTCCTCCGCGCCCAGTAATTACGCGGGCTCTACATTTCAACGGAATTGACCAATTCGTACGTTTAGGAGATTCTCGCGACCTCTCCTTGGGAAACATGGGCTCACTTCGTTCCGTACGCGCATTTTCTGTCTGGGTGAAATTTGATGAATTTACGAACAATGCACACATTTTCGATTTTGGAGATGGTGCGGGGAAAAACAATGTATTTCTTGGAATTCTCGGAAAGGGTGACCCGGACTCTGCAACAAATTCTATCCGTCCTGGGACGGTCTGTGAAGAGTCGACTGTTCCTGGACCAGGTAGCGGGGCGCAATTCTGTCCGGAATTGCGCGCAGAAGACCTGTACAGAATTTCGGCGGCGAACATCGATGAATTTGTCTGCACAGGACCGGAAGTCTATGCGGATCCGGAAAAGGCTCAACCCCTACAAACAAAGAAACAGACAAAGGTAGACCCGAACGCGAAGCGTAACCGCGCCACGCTTATCTATGAAGTCTGGGATTCCACGTTGCGCGCCATGCAGATTAAGATAAATCAAGCGATTCCTGTAGGTCAGTGGACACATATTGTCATCAGTGCGACTAATATGGATGCAATGCGACCAAATATCGCAGTGTATATCAATGGGAATTATACGTATACGAAAAATAATGGTTGCCTACCACAAGCAGCCGTGACACAAAAGAATTATTTTGGCAAATCCAACTGGGCGGATAATTCTAGTGGCTACGAATTACGTGACGAACTCTTCAGCGGCTCCGTGTTTGATTTCCGGATGTACACGAGTGCCCTTTCGGAAACAAAAATAAAACGGATTCTTCAGTGGGGTATGGATAAATTGGGACTCGCAGTTACACAGACCGCAGCAGATGTAGCAAGCAGTGGGCCCTCCACGTCCGATACGGCAACGCACCGTTCCAATAGAGGGAGCAATTAAATTTGTCCATATTCAGATGAGTCGCTCGGCCATCTACCGATACCGTCATGTGTGTAAGATAAATACCCCCTTTAGGGGGTACTTATCTTATACACATCACGGTACATGCCTACATCACGGTAAAATGGGCTTGAAACTTCTTTAGAAATGTCCAGCGGTCTAAATTAAGTACTTGGCGGTAGAAATAAAGATAAATACCAACCGTCTTTATTATAGAATGAATCGCCCACCTGGTGACGCAGCAAATGAGATTTTGCCTGGCCTCTGGCTCGGAAACGCACAGGCGTCCCAAGATATACTTTTTTTAAATCAAAAAGGAATTGATTCTGTGTTTAATTGTACAAAGAATCTTCCGTTTACGCATTCAGTGAAACGAAAATACCGTCTTCCGGTGGATGACAATTTGCAGGACGAGGAAATTCGTAATATGGAACTCATGTCCTTTGAGGTAATCTATAAGGTTATACACGAGTATAAACAGGGGCCGATTCTCGTACACTGTGCGGCGGGAATGCAGCGATCCGCGGCCGTTGTTGCGATGTTTCTTATTGCGACGAAGGGAATGAAGACGGATGAGGCGATTCGCTATATACGAGAACGGCGTCCGATTGCGTTTCAGCCTGGCCCGAACTTCTTGAAAGCGATTCAAGGGTTCGAGCGAATATTTGATAGGGATATACGTCCAGCTCTTGCATCCAAAACCTAATTCGCACGCCCCTCAATCCGTAAGACAGCATCCCGCCGAAAATCTTCCAGCGGCGGCCGAGACAGAGGCCCTCTTGGCGGTCCCATACCATTACAGACAAGAAGAACAGCTTGCGGAATTCCTCCAGCCACACTCCAAGTCTTCGAATATTCAATATAGGAATGACAGTGGCCGAACGCCCAGACGACAATTGGTTCTCTTAAAAGCAATTCCGTCTCCGTGAAAATAGAAGCTGCTGCAGGGTTCTCTGGCCCGTATTCATGTTGAACCCACTCTACAGGACCGAAATGGGTTAGCACGAGACACTTATTATTGTATTCCTGCGTCATCTTCTTAATCCATTCCAAATCTTCCCGATGCAATTTGCGAATGAATTTCTCCGCCTTTGGAGAAAAACTCCAGAAGGAACAGCCGAGCACAAGAAATCCGTCCTCACTATAAAAAGCGTCTCGGTAAAGCACATGAATATTCGGATACGGTGCACAGATAGATCGTAGCCGCGCAATAGAGGCCTCCACGGTAGTAAACGGTTCCGAAAAACACTCGGACTTTCCTGGGACGTAGAGGACAGTCTTCCAATGCTCCGAGCACCACTCTAGGAATTTCCGTAGGTTCGGATGTCCCATCGGACAAATATCTCCTAAGAGCGCCAATGTGTCCGTCAATTTGTCCTCTAGGAACGTTTCAAATGTAGTTTTCTCTCGAACTTCAAGATGAAGATCGGAGACAATCTGAATGCGCATTAGTAATGGCGGAGATATTTGAAACGGGCTGAATTATCCAGTAGATATTTATATCCTCATTCGAAGGGTTTTAGACCAATGAACATTTGAAACGGGCACTTTTAGAAGGTACCATAGGGTTGTAGGGGGATCTAGGGTGGTGCCGAGTGGCGCCGCCGCCCTTTGCCTTTGGCGCCGCCTCTCTATTTTTTCTCCGCCGCCTTCTGCGCCGCCTCAGCCGCCGCCCACGCCTTCACCGCCTCCCGCCCGCGCCGCGCCCTCGCCCTCCCCGCCGCCTCCGCCGGCGTCAGGCAATATGTAGCATTGAAAATTTGACTAAAAATTATGAAAGAAACAAAAACACCTATAACGGAAACAACTAATGATGCGATTATACTTATTTTGATAGTGTTATAATTCGGATCATTTTTAAAAGTCGGTTCGCTCAATAGAATACTGCAATAGATCATATCAAACATCATAAATACAATCACCAATATAAGCATAAGCATAACAAGCGAAGTTCGTTTTTTCTCGCACGCCATTATTTTCGTATAGGCAAACACATATATCCAAAATACTATGGGTAGAATAGCATAATATATATTATGAGCAAGCGCCAAATTTTCAACCAACGTCATCTAATTACGCAGATATTTTATCGTGGCGTGGTGGATGGTGCCGATCCCCCCAATTTCCAATAACACCCTCCTTCAATTTGAAAAGACCCTCTGGGCGTCTCGGATTCCTTCGGCCAGACCCAAGACGGTCCCCAGAATTTCGAAATCACCTCGTGTTTCTCCCAACGCCGCCCCTTAATTCCAAAGAGAACCTGGATTGCGCCGCCCATAACGACGACACTGATTCCGAGCGCCTTCAGACGTCCCCCAATAATCATTCCGAGCCCGCCGCAGCCTATAATCGCAATCGATGCTCCAGAGGCTTTCACGGCCTCCACAATATAGGTAGCAGCCTCATCCCAATTACGGATTTCATCGGGCCATTGCGTAGAATCTCCTAGGGCAACCTCAGGAGGAAAATACGTGCGAATGGGAATCCAGGTAGCCGTAAGACTCAGAACTGTATTCGGCTCCCGAAGACTGTTCCATATTGCATGGATTCGTTCTGCAGATTCCACCTGACTCTGAATAGTGTCTGCGAAACTGGACACGACGGCCACACGCTTTCCGGAAAGATGCCGAGTCCAACGATGATTTGGAATACAATAATACGGCTCAAGACTACGGAGAGGAGTGCGAAACGCTGTCGGCGCCGCGTAATCCAGGAGAGCACTTTCAGAATCTGCAAAAGGGCGATACCATCCTGCGGCGAGTCCATCAATAAGGCCGAGGACCTTCATATATTCCTCTGCCCATTTATCAAGCGACTCGTCGGTGGCTGGCCAGACTCCGGCGCCAATATGGAGATTTGTGCGGATTCGCTGTGGCCAAGGTGTGCCGATTCTACGCCGAGTAAACCAGAACGAGACGGCCTCTTGCTCTGTACTCCCATTTCGTCCAATAAAAAAGGGTGATATCCCTCTCACAGTAGTTGAGATGCGGTCTGCACCGACTGCAATATCGGTTGAGTCTGGTCCTCCGTATTGTAGCCTTAAATCACCCTCTGTGGAGTACATACGTAAATATGTTCTGTAATCCTTAGACCTCGCGCCAAGGATTCCATGGACGTCCATCAGGTAGAGGCGGATGATTTACACCACCGAGTCGATTTCCTACTGGCGCAGAATCAACAGGTTCGGAAAGGACTGAAACCGCTTCTGTGGGAGGCGGCGGAGTGTCTAAGGAGGCTTCAAACTCAAACACAATTTCGTCCCCATCTAGTAATACAATATTTGCAGGATAGGTACGAATAATGTCTATTAGAATAGAGAACCCACCAAGAGTGCGCAGCGAAACTGGAATTGTAGTGCGCTCCATAATCACTCCATAGGAAGTGAGCTCACGCTCCAAATCATCTTTAATATCACCGTGAAAGAGTGCGGAATCATGCGGGCGTAAAACAACGCGTGTTGCCTTCGGAAAGGAATCTTCCGCCAACCACGCAATTTCCAAGTGCTCTCCTGAACCATCTATGCGAAGAGCCCCACGTACCCAATCTGGAATGATTACAGACTCAGAATTTTCCGTATTTCTAAAATGATCCATCGGAATTGGCTCTCCGAGAGCACAGAAAGCCTCGTCTTCACCGCGCATGATTCGCGCAAATATACGTTGCGCCTCAGGTTGGTCGTCATGAATACGCTTCCATTCATCTATAGAAACATAGACGTTCGTTTCCTCTACAGGTGCATTTGAAAAGGCTGTTGACCATACCCTGTATGACATTGCTATATGGTCTATAATGAGTCGTAATCTTCAATTTTATATTGGCTATATATAGGTTCTTCGGGACAGATGGACGTTTTAGAGGAAGGAAAACGAGGGGCGTTTTTTCATGAAACTGGAGATCCGAATCAATGTCAGTGCTACGCAGGATGCACGCGCAGATCTCTTCCAGGTCAGGCATTTTGTCAAGTACATCTCCATAATTGCCATCGTGTATCTCCACTCACAGGCGCTGAACCAAAGTATGAGCCGAAACGATGGAACTTAAACAATAAATTCAAAAATACACATAACTGTTTCGCGTATGCAATGAACATTTATGATAAGCGACAAGTGACTCGTTGTAAAGGGAAGAACTGCGATATTTCTTTTCATCAGCCAGGTGAAGCATCCGGATATAGGAAATTTTCAGACAGAAACCCAAAGACTTGTCCAAATCTCATTGCGCGAGTCATCGGCGATAATTCTACAATTGTTATGAGTGATTTTACTTCAAAATGTCCTCAATACACCTCTAAAATTGCCATTATTATTGATGAAAATAATGACTATCATTTTTTGAGGCAGGATTCGAATAAATTCTGGTCACATAAACCAGGCGCAAGAGATGTGACAAACCTCGATGCGCTCGGGCATCGTATCTGGGACCCGAAACTTGCATATTATAACTATACAGACCGTCCGAATAACGAGTTGAATTATGATGTTTTCTGTAGTTATATGTGCGTTCCTCGTGACCGCCCACTTTATTTGAAAGCCACGGGTGGAGGGCGTAAAAGAGTGGAGCCCTTTCGTACAAAACATACACGGCGTCTGCGGCGACATGCCTAACTTTGGCATATCACTGTAGAGGTTACAGTCAAATTCCAAGTAAAATTGAATAAACGAATTACCACGTGTTCATTACCAATGGCTCTTACTCGCAATCTATACCGAGAGGACGAAGTTATTGCCGCCTTAATTCATAGTGTCGTCAACGGAAAAGTCGCCGAAGCTCTTTTCTGGACCCAAGAGGCGATTGAGTCAGATATGGATGTCCGCATATTCCAGGCACTCCTATCGGTCTGGTTACATTGTGTCGGCGTTCAAAACGTCCCTTGGCTCGGCTGCTTAGTGGAATCTCTTCGTTCCAGTATGGATGAGGAAGTCATCATCTCTCTCGTTGTGGAACTTACACAATCCCCAAAAGATTCCAGCGTATTTGCGTTACAGGGGCTCGGTCTAAAGCAGACTGTTGAAACTCCCGACCACGTCGGAAGTTTTAAGCTCCCCGAAGGCCTACAGGGACTCTCCGTTCTGGAAACAACCTTTGCAAAGGCCGTCCTACAAGGTAAATCGGAATTTGCGTGGTTTCTGTCTATGGAACTTTGGTCTAGCGGGCGCGCGGATATGATCCTCTGGGAAATCCAGCCTCTCGCCGCCTTTGGGGAAATCCCTGTTGTGCTGGAATCAATATGGTCCGATGATTTTGTCTGGCCGTTTCGTGCGCTCGCAATACTTATGGCAGCCTCTAAACGAGATTTCATTGGCATAGTATTACCACCCGCCCCTACGGAACATGTGGAGGCCTGGAATATAAGAAAGAATTTACGTATGCGGGAGCGCCGCCAATTTCCTATTCCCCCCGAATGTCTTCATTGCTTCACCGAGCGGGGAAATCTTCCAGAATCTGAGTCTACAGAGAATGATTTAATAGGAGACATTCGCCCTCTGCTGATGAAATCGCCATTTTGGGAAGATAAAACAGAGCCTGATATCTTCGACGTATTCATGACATCGGATATTCCTGACGAATGGTCCTCCGCTGCAAGACGCATATCACATGGGCCAGGTGTTCATACGAAAGGGCCTGAACGATACACTCCATTTGGTGTGGCGTCAATTCCTTCCAAACTTATATGGAGAGGTCAAGAGCGTGCAACAGATATTTTATTAGGCCGATGGAAAAACGCAACACACTTTTCCTCGTTTGAAAATTATATTAAAGCAGCCTATAACGAACTCACGAGTCAACCGCTTCCCTATGAAAAATGGGACTTGACTCCTCGTAGGCTTGCTATTGAAATTTAGGAAGCGCTATCGGCGTCATCGTCCGTCTCGGATTCTGAAAGGGCCACAAGATTTTCGGCAGCCACAACAATCTCTGTAGTTACAGGTTGTTCCACATCCATTACTGAGTTATATTGTGTCATATTATAACTTGGAAAGATTACATTTTGAATAATATAATCATTGTGGTTGAAAGAGGAACTTACTGGAACTATAGGGATAGTGTTCACCCAGTTCATATACACACGCCAAACATCAGTAGGTCGCCGTTGAACAAGTTTTGCAGTTTCCTCATGAATTGGTCGCGCCTTCAGTTCCAAGATATCACCGTCATAACGAATGGCAAGTTGTTGATATCGCAATGCGAGGCCACGCCACGCCTGTACGATTTCTAAATCAGGGTGCTTCTTTAAAGCAAGCCCCCACCCATATTTATAAATCTGTTCCACCTTATGATGATAGTACTCATCTTCAATAAAGGTGTAGACAATTTCTCTACATTCTTGCTCAGTAGGTTTCCTAAATATATTTTTCAGATGGTCATGCTTCAATGGCATTTCGTACAGGTCCCGAAAGATTTCCAGCGAATATCCCGATTTTTTCAGCGCATCAAACGACCAGTGATTGAACCCATGTTGTATCAAAGCGCGGATTGTGAAATGTAACTGACCAAGTGTAAGTTGACTGTTTGTAAAGGGGTTTCTCGGCATCATTGGTACCACGAAGAGTCCCGACGCATTATTGATTTTTGTAAGATAATCACGATAGACTGTAGCAGCCTCAAAATTATATTTGCTATTTTGTGACCAGTCGTATATTTCTATCAACTTGACGGGCATCTCCCCTGTAAATATGTCCTCTTCATTGATTACCCTACACTTACGCAGCCTCCAAGAGTAAATCAACCGTTTCATTGCATACCGAAAGCGCTGATTGAGGTTGAGACACCGAAGAATAATCTGCAGAGAGAGCTTATCGCGTGTAAACGGTGTATATGTTCCGGAATACGGAATACATATTGTCATAGGATACGTATTGTTAAATTTAATCCTCTGAAGATAGGCTATACAGTTTTGATAACTATCGTCCGTATAATTCGTACGAACCATTCTGAGAAATGGCTCCATAAATGAAGTATAATATTTTGTGGGAATAATAAATTGACTCTTGATCTTTGATGGAGTGCGCGCCGCAAAAGGATTCCCACGTCGACTCAAATGTTTCAAACTCAAAATATCCTCTAAGTGACCGCGGTACGTAATCTTCTTTTTGGAAGAGGACGGGGATTTTCCCGGATGAAATGCTACCGACATTCTTGTAAATATATCCGAAAGAAAAAATAATATCAATTTTTTTACCGGAGAACGAAAAGATTAGCGTGACTCCGATACATGCAGTTAAATCATTCCACTCACATCTTCAAATACGCGTACCCCCTTATTGGAAGAATAGCGTCCGCATAATTTTCCTTTCGAATTATACACTTCACCAGACAATTTATTTATGTAATATGAAACATCCTCGTGTATGAATGGAGTAAGAATAACCCACGCGGAATTCTTCGGACACGGATGTAGCGAGTGATACAAGCAGGTTGTATGTTTTATCTCGGGATTTGCAGAATATATCACGGCTTCCAAACACGCAGTTACGTAAGTAGATTTTCCAGAAACAGGAGTATAATGACTACATCGCATATCTAGAAACTCGCCGTTTTGTTCAGCCTCATCAAAGAGATAGACGCCGACCGACTCTGATGTCAAGGACTTTAAAAGAGGGGTCACATCCTTTCCGAGAGAATCAGCAATATCTCTTGCAAGTTGTCTACACTTTGTTGTTAGCGCAAGTTCAAACGCATCCCAAAATAATTTGGGAATACCTATTTTATTCATAGAGTGGAATGTCGTTGCGTCAAAAATTCCATCCAATTTTTGTAGAGGGAGAGGCAGAATGGCTGAACCGGCCATATGGGGACCTTCTATGTGGCGATTGCTACACGGGCTCGCAGAGAAATTGGGAAAACAAGTGACCTTTATTCTAATTCAGGACGAACAGCGGGCTTGGTTACATTTTCTACGGAGCGTGGAAAATGTAATTCCGTGTAAACGCTGTAAACAGCATTATAGGGAATGGACTCAAAATCATCGTATAGATGAGGCCACAAATCGATTAAGTGCGCGAGCCTGGCTTTGGGGACTTCATAATGAAATCAATTCCGAGCGAAAGGTTGAAGGCGGCCCCCCTCTTAATGAAATGGATGCGATGTATACAGGACGCGATGTTTCAAACGACGCCAATGAATGTTTTGGCCATCTTCTTAACGCCGTTCAGCGACAGCATATTTCTTCCGAAAATTTCCGAATCTTTAAATACCGGCTTTCTCTTCTTCGGAAATTCACCGGTTAACTTGCTATACAGGCCATGCTTAGATTCGCATTGTTTATGGAAATGAGCTGCTGAGATATTCCAAATATATCCATATTCCCTCTTATGCCAAAATTTGGTTGTGCAATTACTACTGCCCAAAAAGTGGCAGCAGCTATACCTAATAAAAAGGAGATAATCGCCCCAAGAGGAATCTTGTTTGGAACACTTTCAACGACAAACATTCTATATCCAATAAGAATTAATCCAACAAACATACATAAACTCATAATCATAATACAACGCGTTTTACGATTTCTAATTTTCGCTTGCATTGCATCGTCGTTGACGTCTATTGGGTCTTTATTGTAAACTTCCCATGCGTTTAAAATTATTGCGGTAAATAAAATCGTCATGTTTGTAATCCAATATGAAAGCATTTTATCAGAAATTCCCGGTGTATCAGTATGGCTGCTAAAGGGGTTGAACAACGTATAAAGTGTTTTATTTGAAGTTGGGAACCTATCCCTATGAAATATGAACTTTTTTAAAAGAAATAGCACGAATGTTGTAAAAAATAGTGTAGCAAAGATTGACAACATTCCGAAGTTACCAAGAGCCAAACCAAAAGTGAATAGAGTTATCATTGATATTGCCGGTAGTAAATTATAGACCGTTAACAAAGAACGTTGTAAAGAATACAACCCATCCATCCTAATTAAGAGGAGGAACAAACATACAAATCAGCCCCTTCATCGGCTGTGCGTTTTCTAAGCAGCGGTATACCAAGTAAATTCAAACTTCTTTTACCTAATAATTGACTATTTTGATATATTATAAGAGCTCCAAATATAAATCCCAGAAAAAGGCTGATAATAATGTTGAGAGCGTTGTCGCAATTATTATATAACCGATATGACATCAAAAGAAATAGAAGTGCCGAAAAAAATATGATAGAAACGTGTTTTCTCAATACGTAGACCTCGCCGTAATTACTTCCTAAAATTTCAAGTTCGTCCTGTAAATACACTATAACTCCAATGATATATGCCGCAATATAAGAACTAATAAAAACGGTTGAGGATAAATAATTCGGTCTAAATTCCCTATTAAACATGGAAATTGAGCGTAGACTTACATCTGTAAAGCCAGTTCGACATTTGCTTGAAGAAAGCGTATTCCTCCCTATAATTTGAAGATTTTCATTAACAAGATTCAGTCCATGATATATAAATGTACCCTCAATGAGGGATACAAAGAATACTGCAAACGGATATGACAATGTGATAAAAGCAATAAAGCCTGTACCCCATAATATGGCGTCGGGAAACATTTGAATAAGCATCTCCCCTAATTTCATAGGCATTTCTACTATTTGCGTAAACCAACTCATCCTGTTCTGCCTTAAGGATTTCTGTGTAATACAAAGAGGTATGGGAATCCCCTCTTATTTTAGACATTTACTTCAGCGCTATCCGCATCTTTTAAAGGATGTGGATGAAAAAACAAAAGGTGACATTCTTCTTGTCGATTTCAATTGTCTTATTTATGGTTGTGCGAAATCCACGAAACTTCCAATGTACACACATGAAACGCGGATACAATGGGAGGAGGCGCTTCTAAGGGAGATTCGCTCGTACGTTCTTCATTTATGGACGTTGGCCGGTAAACCGGAAGAGGTTGTTCTTGCTGTAGACGGAGTTGTACCGATGGCAAAAATCCGCCAGCAGCGTCTGCGTCGTTTCAAAGGAGGGTGGCTTGCCGGAAAGGAGTTGGAGTTGGGCGCACGACTACCAACACATGAAGTCTGGGACACGAATTGTATTACACCGGGCACGGAATTCATGGACCGCCTTGAACGGACACTCAAAGAGCTTGCGAGCACACGTCCGCGTTGGGTGGTTAGTTCGGCAAATGAGCCGGGTGAAGGTGAGCAGAAACTCATGGAATGGATACGAGAGAGGAATCCGAAAAGCCTTATGAACAAGCATGTTATCGTTTATGGATTGGATGCCGACCTGATTCTTCTGTGTGTAATGCATGCTGGGCCGGATTCCACATGGTCCATTTTACGAGAGAAACAGGAATTTATTAAGAGTCCTCTAGTAATTCCAACGAATCGCCCCCCGTGCCTCTTGCTCTCTATTAAAGGCTTAAGTGAGGTCATGTTTCCCGATGTAAAATCCAGAGCCGCACGTATCCGCGATTATATTGCAGGAATGTCGCTTCTTGGCAACGACTTCATCCCACACAATATAGGTATTCATATTCGGGATGCAGGTCATGACCGCCTAATGGCAGCATTGGATGCAGTTCACGCGCGCTCGGAAACACTCTTAGTAGAGGATGTCAATGGACTCTGGAAGTGGAATCGGTCCGCGCTCTTACTTATTCTGGCTGACTGGGCAGCCACCGAAAAGCACGACATTGCGCACTCATTTCAAAAAAAATACAAAATGCGCCCCCAACCCCCTCGATCCCATGCGGAGCAGTGTCTACTCCCTTTAGAGAATATGCCTATAGAACTCGCAGAAGAGTCGCGATTATGGTGTCGCAAAACGGGAGAACTACTTGAGGGCTGGAAGACCGCATATTATGCGGAAAAACGCGAACACTCTTTGACAGCAACTGAAATCCGGGAGAAATGTCTGGAATATTTTCGGGGGCTACAGTGGAATATAGATTATTATACGGGTCAACAGACCGTGAGTCGTGAATGGATGTATCCGTGGACGTATGCGCCACTATGGTCTGACCTCTATGAAACTCTACTGGCATTCGATGTAGCAATGCCATCGCCACCCCTAGAGGATTATCCACCGCTTCAACCGCAAGAACAACTATCACTTGTTCTTCCGCTCAGGAGTTGGTGGCTCATTCGTGATGCGCGACTAAAGTCTCTTCCAAATCGAATGCAACATTTCTGGCCGGAAAATTTTGGCTTCAGTACTCTGGGAAAGAGGTGGTTATGGGAGTGCGTTCCCGAAATTCCAATTCTTATACCACAACGCTTACTCCTTGTCGCGAATCAATGAACGATTACACAAAGAATAAAGAAAGAGAGAATTGAAAATGGCCACAGCCAAGAGTGCGAGTGCAACAATTATGCCCACTAAATATACAATTTTCTGCGAAGTTTTTATAAATGATAGGCGCATAAAAGAGATTGTTTGGAGAATTATTTGTATGATTTGAAAACTTCCAAATATAACCATTAAGATATACATGAAAAAAAACCAGTTACATAGAGAATTGTCGGGGATACTCTTTAAAAACTCATTCACCGCATCCATCTCTCGTATATTTAAGACGTACATTTTATGCGTATATAACAATGGGAAATATACATACTACGTTGGAAATGTTTGACCCATCGCATGTGAGTATATACAAAAAACTCCTCCAAATAAGCGACCCCACCATTCGTGTTCAAATGATACAAACATTGCTGTCTGGAAATGAATACGTACAATCTGCAAGGCGGTCGGGGGTCTATTCACATCTTTTAGCCTATATAGCACGTGTAAACGCACGAGAACGCCCCGCACCACTTCCCGGTGAAACTGCATATCAGCAGGTTGTGCAACAACCCGCAGCAGAACAAATACAGGCATACAAACCGCCGGTCGCCACGAGCCCTGTTACATATGTGACAAAGCATCGTAGTAATGAAAAGGCGATGAATTATTTTCAAAATTGCCTACTCGTTCTTGGTCTGGAAGAGGAGGTTGCATTGACCGAAGATGACCTTCGTAAGGCATACAAAAAGGCAGCCGTGAAAGTACACCCAGACAAGGGGGGGACTGAGCAGGAGTTTGAAGCGGTCACGCGAGCATACGCATATTTGACCGATATTCTAAAGCGTATTCACGGTGGAAGAACAAAAGAGGGGGTCATACAGGAGCCATCCAAATTACAGGATACGCGAAAGGCGGAATCTAAGGACTGGGAGATGGTTCAACCCGTCCGACTCAATCCGAAAAAGTTGGACATGAACGCATTTAATACTATATTTGAAAAGACGCGTATTCCTGACCCCGATGAGGAGGGTTATGGTGATTGGCTAAAAGGGGGTGAGTCTGTTGTGAACGGGCCAAATTTTGGAGGGAAATTCAATCGCGACGTATTCAATCGCACATTTGAAGAAGAGTCCAAAAGGCGCGCAACGAGTTCTGCACTCACTGCGACTGTACCACAGGCTCTGACACTCGCCCCTGGACACGGTGTCGAAATCGGGAGAGGTGCGTCCGAAGATTATACGGCTCCTGCAGGCGGTCATATGCGCTATACGGACCTCAAACGCGCCTATACGACTGACAATACATTTAGTAATCAGGTCGCAAATCTGCCTATAGAATCGCGCAGTTTTGATAAATACACGGAAAGTCGTAAAAAGGCTCCCGCTGCGCTGAATGACACAGAACTAGAGGCAATTCAAGCAACCGAAAGATATCAACAACGCAACGAACAACAGCGTTCATTGCGCGCGGCTCAGGAAATGGTTCACGCCGACCAGTACTTTCAGAGAATGAAACAGGTTGTTCTAATGGATGGAACAGGTTCTATGAAAAAGTCCGACCGTCATGCTGCGAATTATCCACTGTAAATTTCCACAGTCTTAAGTAGTGTAATATGAAATCTATAGGGGCTCTTACAGTGGGTGTAGTCGTGTTAACAGCAATGCTAGTTGGTTGGGCCACTGTTACATCGTATCGTGAAAACGACATGTTCCAGGACAAGGATAATTTCAAGCGTGGCTCAAAACTACCGGTCATATGGATTTATTTGAATAATAGTGACGTAAATAGTCGTTCTTGGTACGATTTTATGGGTCGGAGTTCACGAGTAATGAATCTTCCTTTTTTGAACATGTGTTATGAAACTATTGTGAACCATACAAAAGCAAATTTTAGAGTGGAGGTGATAGGAGGCCTTTCTGATTTGGCGGAACGTCTTGGGGGGTGGGATGCTCTTCCAGAACCCATGCGCAATCCCGATACATTCATACGAGCCCCCGAGTTGAATTGGATACGTGCGGCAGTTTTAGCAAAATTCGGCGGACTTTGGATATCACCTTCGACGTTGTGGATACGTAAGTTAAAGCCTCTTCCTACTAACAAGGTGGTTTTTTTCGGAATGAATACGGAGGAAACCTATGGAACAAAATCGTCACCTCCAGCATTTGATGTCATTTGGTCACCTAAGCCAGAGCACGATGTATGGGTTGAATGGGAACAGGTCGCGCGTGAGCGTCTGAATTTTCGAACAGGGGGGTCCGAATTTCGCAACGATGAAATTGCAGATTTTGAAAATGCTCTCAAGAAATTCCCAGACAAAATTCAAGTGATACGTCTTCCGGAAATTTCGAGAAAGGGCGCAAATCGTAGGCGAATTGAATTGGAGGATTTAATTACCACGACTGGGAGTACCCATGCGAGTTTTGATATTCCTAAGGATGCGCTCTACCTGCCAATTCCACTGGAAGAGTTGATGCAGCGCGAAAAGTTCGGTTGGTTTTTACGAATGAGTGAAGACCAAATCATGTCAAGTGACATGGTCATTAGCCATTTGTTCAGAAAAGGTAACGTCTAGTACTAAAGTTAAGTACTTAGCGATATCCTCCCTAATTAAAATCCACCTGTAATATTGTACCACTTAAATCACGATTTGATTGACAAGGTTGTATTTGATACAACATTGTCTTTTGACCCCTGTATAAACGCTCTTCTTTTTCAAGACGATAACTGTACAGGTGTAAAATGTGTCTGAGAATTGTAATTGGCGTAACATCTGTCCAAGTATAAATGAACCTTTTTGCCTTACAAGGAATATAATAAGATTCTAGAACGGGTAACCAATCTTCCATAGTTTCTAGCCGAACTTCCTCTTTGGAAAACCAACGAAGATCATGAAAACCGAGAAATCCCATATGGCGTAAAACGGACTCTATGAAATCTCTTGGAGGTTCCTTACGAAATAATTTTATAGGCTTCGTGTTCATGAGTCCTATTTATCTATATTATTTATCATTAGACCCTAAAAATAGGCGCATCATATCTAGAGTGTGTGTTTTTCCTTGTGCAAAATTCATCCAACCCCGAATAAGTATTTCGTGAATTTCTTGTGAAATTGATGGTTGTATATAAGCTATCATTTGTAATGATGAATCCAAATCATGTAAAAAATCCTCATAACTCAAGCCAGTTTTCCATATCTCCAAAAATATAGCTATTATATTATTATCATCTTTTTTAATAAATGCAAGTAAAAGATTGTAGCAAAGAGTAAATGATGGGGCAGAAAAATGATTGAGTATATCCTCATCTGTAAACTCCTTTATAGGTTTATCCTTATAATAATTTGCCAAAATGCGAATATAGTTTCTAATTTCGTTAGGAGTAGATACAATTGATATTAAAATATCAATAAATCTATTAGAAAAGCCTATAGGCTTTGTGCTGTATTTTTCTATAAAATGTCTAACTAGTTTGATTGGTGGTACAATATTTATTTCAATATGCATACATCTAGAACATATTGGTTGTATTAAATCATTTTTGTAACGGCTGCAAAAAATGAAACGTGTCGTATATGTGTGTGTTTCCATCGGACGTCTCAGCGCTTGTTGTGAAATAATTGGCAAAGAGTCAGAGTCATCAATAATAATCCAGCGATATATTCCTGGAGTATTTGAAGTGTGTTTTACAAACTCTGTAACAGACTGGCGAATACAATGAATACCCCTATCTTGCTCAGATGAAAGCCATAATAACGACTCCTGTGTCGGTATGATCCCTCTTCTTTTAAAGTAGGCCACAATAAATTCACGTAAAAGGGTTGTTTTTCCCGAACCATACCCCCCTGATATTAAAAGGTGTGGAGGGTCGTCTAATATTTTATTTAATGTTTCAACGGGACCTTCTTGTCCTATTAAAACTGTTTCCATTCCTGTTCTCTAATACATATTTATCTTTAAGGGGTTTGGTACATGCTGGTACTTGGCGGTCTAAGGCTAACATAATCTAACATTTATAGAATGCCATCCTTGTATGAAGATTTGAGTGTAGAGCGCAACGCAGATCCACAGGAAATACGTCGTGCCTACTTAAAATTATCTAAAACAGAGCATCCTGATAAGGGTGGTAACCCAGAGCGCTTCAAGGTTATTCAAAATGCTTATGAGGTGCTATCTGATGAGAAGAAACGTGCAATATACGACCAGACGGGTCAGATACAGAGTGAGGAAATGCAAGGCGGGCAACCAGGAGGAATGCCGTTTGGTTTTCCATTTGATATTGGAGCAATGTTTGGGGGGTTTCCATTTGGCGGGGGTGGGTCACAAATGCAAAAGCGTCCAAAAGGAAAAAAGGCTCCTCCAAAAATTCACGAAATAAATCTCACATTTTATGACCTTTTTTATGGAAAAATGATTCAACTAAAATTTGCAAAACAACGCTTTTGTGAGAAATGTAAAGGTGATGGCTCGGATACCGTTCAAACGTGCAACGAATGTAATGGAAGTGGAACTGTAGAGCGACATATGATGATTGGGCCAGGTATGCATGCCGTATCAAGAGGACCCTGTAATTCTTGTAGCGGATCTGGAAAACGGGCTTCGGGAATATGCTCCAAATGCCGCGGCGCAAAATTCAGCAATCATGAGAAAATCTTGAAAATTGATATTGAGCCCGGTATGAAACCGGGTGAAACAATGGTATTTCAGAATGAGTGCTCGGACCACTCTGACTATGAAGAGGCGGGAGATGTCCATATCGTCTTGCGCGAGGCAGATGAACCCTCATCTTTTACTCGCATTGGTGATGACCTTACAATAACAGTGAATATATCTTTAAAGGATTGTCTACTTGGATGTCAAAGAGTACTAGAGGGTCATCCTGCACATCCAAAAGGGGTAATTGTAAATATTCCACCGGGGACAATTCGGGGAGATACTGTAGTAATTGATGGAGAGGGAATGCCGTGTCGCGGTACTCCGCGACGAGGCAATCTTCAATTAATTATTTCTATGGAAGTTACTGCTAGTGAAAAGGAACATCTTCGAACTGCAGCAAAGAATCTTTCCACTATTTGGGGAGCGCCTTAGTTAGGGGCAAATGACGCTGGATTTTTTGCGAGCTGCCACTCAGGATTCATACCACCCTCTGCATGTTTTGCAGAATTGCCAGAAAGCAGCATACTCGGAGCAGAAACATCTGCTGGCTGTACATGTGAGCCGCCACCCTGTCTGTAATTGCGGCGACGGCTGCGACGGCTGCGACGGCTGCGACGGCTGCGACGGCTGCGACGGCTGCTACGGCTGCGACGGCTGCGACGGCCACCATCCATAGACTCTTCCACTTCCGCATTGGTATTACTGTTGCCACCGGCCATTGTCTCCTCCTCTTTCACTTCCGTATTGGTATTACTGTTGCCACCGGCCATTGTCTCCTCCTCTTCCATAGTAAAACCCCCTTTCTGAAATCGTCTACGTCCACGTCCACGTGGTTTCCGCCCGCCACCGCCCTGATCTTTCATCCCCCGAATCTCTTGGAATGCCTGCAGAGTTTCCCCAGTGCGCGCAGCTGTAACCATAGATGAAGGTAGTGTTTCGCTCTGAAAGGCAGGAGCGCCTGAAAGCCCCCCCCCTCCATGCTGACCTTCATGCATTACACTATACTCTTCACCCTGTTTCAGTGAGGCATTTGTTGGGCCACTCATCGTCGTGTCATTCAGAGCAGCGCCGGATAGAACTCTCCAGCCGCCACGCATTGTCCGCCGCGAACCACGCCGTTTAGAAAATCTATGTGCGAGAGTCTTTTTAGAGGGTTTTGCCATTTCTACAATAGAAGAATAAAATAAAGAGTTCCCTAAGGATACCCTCACGTGCATAAAATAAGTACCCCTAAAGGAGTACTTATTTTATACCCGGATGCTGCTAGAGAGAATATTATTACGCATCACGTAGTGCAGGAGCCTGTATTCTTCGTTTCTGAATCTTTCCAGAAACTAGATAGATACTGTTTTCTGTGAGAATAATGTATTCATCCCCCACCTTATACACCTTCTTAATAAGACTCGTAAACTCCTCGCTCGATTTTACTAACATTTTTTCCTTTGTTTCCTGGTCTTCTCCCATAAATGCCTTGCCGGAATATGTATCTAAATAGTAATCTAATTGTATTGGCATATCATGTTCTACTGCCAATTTAGCAGCTTGTACGAGGAGCTGAACGGTTGGGCTCGGGTTTGTAGCAGATGTAGAAGAGGATGCCATGTGAAATCTGGAATAAATAGGGAAAGGGTGTTTCTTAAAAATACGCAACAGTAGTTCAAATTTTTTTAGAAAAGGGATTTAGACCGCCAAACATTTCAAACCGGCACTTCTGGAAAAGATTCCGGGAGCAAAAAAATTCTAAAAGTGCCCGTTTCAAATGTTCATTGGTCTAACATGCCGGACGAGTAACCTCTTTTGAGTGCGTTTGAATTATATTATTAATGAAACCATATGCCTCGTCGAGTTGTCGTTGCGTTCGTGCACCTGTAATGATAATAGAACCGGTTTGAAACACTGCAATTGTAATTCTCTTACATGCACCTAGTTTAGTTCCGTCACCCTGTCCTGTACAAAACCGGGAACATCGGCAAATTCCTTCACCAACAGGGTACACATCATTGTAGTAATATTTTGTGTTTACTCCCTGATAAATTGTTGTTTCAAATGTGCTGGATAGATTATAGACTCCGCATAGAATTTTATGAAGCTCTGTGCGTTTCACAAGTGCGTTCATCTTGTAATCGCTGTTCAACAGTTGTACATTAAATATTTTAACGAAAAGGGGCTCTCTGCTTACGGCAATTTCAAGAGCATTAAATATATTAATCATCCATTGAATAACTTCACGAGAGAAATCTTCGTCTGTAACACCCGTCATTTGAAACCCCCCATTTGCGAATATTTTTATATTGACCTCTTTAAATTCACCATTGTCTTTCCTTAATTTACGTAAGACAAACGTGCTTTGATTAAAGAATGTCTTGTCACTTACACGGCGCTTCGTTAAGAGATCTCTTGCAGAAAAGCCGATAACTTTATTTTCGTATTCCATTTTCAATATTCCCTCTGTAGGGCATCCAATCGGGATAATAATTTTGCTTACTTGTGAAAATATTTTAGACAGCTCTATTTGACTACCCAAATGTCCCGTTGTTACAAGTGTAGATATTCTTAGAGGGGTGAATTGAATACTCGTCATTTTACTTTATTTTGTGCGAATATTCCCCTCCAATTTTTGTTTGACGAACCGAATCACCCAATTTGAAAGGAGTTTTGCCCGGTGACTATTCGAAATATTTTTCACAAAATCAGTGTCGCTTATTTCCAACATGTGCAACATTGCATCCTTGTTAATGGTGTTTGTGTATTTTGCACAGAAAATACAAAACATTGCGACATCTGGAAATGTCCATTTTTGGAGTAAATCAACAAAAATATTGTTTACAAGAGTCGCGTGTGTTGTAAATATGTCGTTCCATATTTTTGCACAATCGTTTATTTTCTTGGAGTTTAAGATAAAAAATCGTATATCACCTCGCCGAAATAATATATCTATTCCAGAAATTTTGAAAGATTCATTGTTTAAAATAACTTTCATGCGATTGTTGAAATCATTCATTTTAGGTGCTTCAAATGGAACAATAAGAAATTTGTGAAGAATTGAATTATGAATACGAGAAATAGAGTTGCATAAAAATATTACAAGTATCTTATCAGTAGATTCGTCCAAAAGGGGTCTGAGCGCAATTTGTGCCTGATCAGTGAGTGTTTCGGCTTCATCAAATATAATGACCTTTGGTTCGTTATTTGTCGGGAAAAAAGCATTAAATGACGAACGAATAAATGGATATACACGATTTCTTACAGCGTCCAAACCACGTTCATCACTTGAATTCAAAAATAGGACTCGTCCAAACATTGTACTCTTCTTTCCGTGCATCGCATTTACAAAATATTTAACAGATGTAGTTTTTCCAGAGCCAGGTGGACCTATCATAATCATATGAGAACGAGCATTATTACATTCTAAAACGGTTGTTAATAGATTTTGAATTCGTATAGGAAGACCCAGGTTCTCCATTTCTTTTAATAAGAGAAATTCTGTTTAGCCCTAATTTACGGAGGCAGAAGCCTAACTTTGACGCTTAAACATTGACAGTAGTTCCCTATTCAGGAAATGCCAACTGGTCAACGTCGCATAAAGAATGAAGATTCAAGTAAGCCTGTCACTGTAAAAAAACAAAAAAAGCAACCAAATATTGTTGCTCTTGTTACACCAGATGGTATTCAAGGAACATTTCAAACGGAGCAGCGGCGACCGTTAATTGCTCATTTGCTCGTGAAATCAAATGAAGTTTTATTTGATGATAAATTAAATAATACAATCGAACCGATACCATATGACCCAAATGGAGAGAGCGTTTGTGCTGTAGAGCCTGACTGTATGCTCACAATGGAATCTCACTCTGAAAGTGTGCAGCAGGAAAAAAAAGATATTTATGAAGCTTCAGAGGGTGAATCTCGTCCCCTACAATGTTTTACAAAGCTTGATTTAATGGTGCAATATAAGAATAAATCTAGTCAAAAAGAGATTCCTAATTCGGTTGATATTGCGTGTTTTTGGTGTGCACACACATTCGATACTAAACCATGTATCATCCCTGAAAGGGAGGTAAATGGGGTGTATATGGTATATGGGAATTTCTGTTGCCCACAGTGTGCATTTTCCTATTTACTACAGGAAACATTAGACCCACATGTGCGATGGGAAAGGATAGCACTTTTACATCGTATTTATGACAAAGATGGGATGGGTCGTATGTTTCCTGCACCATGTCGTGAATCGCTAAAACTATTTGGTGGACCCCTATCAATTGAATCATATCGCTCAACAATAGCTAGGAATTACGTACGTGTTGATATGCATATGCCCCCAATGGTGAGTATTCTGGGAAGTATTGATACGAAGCCAATTGATTTCTTCGACTCGAGTATTAAAAATACGATTGTTGGAGGGAGTTTACAGAGGGAAAATACGGTAAAGGCGCAAGAAGGACTACGTCTGAAGCGAACTAAGCCGTTGAAAAATAGAGAAAGTACGCTTGACTCTGTAATGAATATAAATATTCGGCGCGATAAAAATTGAGCGGGTTAATTTGCTTTAACATATATAAAGCAAATGAGTGCATTAATTCGCCCCTTGTTCCACTCTTTAGAAACAATTATTCATGAGCGTCTTGCAATGATTGAAGATATTATTTCCGGCTTGAGTCTAGAAAAAAGGGTAGGGGAAAATAACACTGATCTCTTAAAGAAGATACTAGAGATAGAGAAGCGAATTATTTCCTTAGAAAAAAGCACAGTAAACCCGGTTACTTCTGCCTCCTCTACTGTCTGGATTGACGCACTAAAGGATTTAGAGATTGTTCTTCCTACATCCACAGAAGGTGTTACTACAGTTTCCAACGAAAAAGTGGTGAAGCTTAAGGAAATTATTGAGAGGGCGGACAAAGAGGAGGCGGAGGCGGAGGAGGCGGCACTGGAGGCGGAGGAGGCGGACGAAGAGGAGGCGGACGAAGAGGAGGCGGACGAAGAGGAGGCGGCACTGGAGGCGGAGGAGGCGGACGAAGAGGAGGCCATTGAAGAGGAGGTTGTTGAAGAGGAGACGGACGAAGAGGAGGTTGTTGAAGAGGAGACCGTCGAAGAGGATACCGTCGAAGAGGAGACGAACGAAGAGGAGGTGGAAGAGATTGAATTTAAAGGAAAAAAATACTATAGAGATTCTAATCAGAATATTTACAGTACAAAAACCGAGGAAATAATTGGTATATGGGATGTTGCGCGAGGAAGAGTACTTTTCAAACGCCCGTTATAATATCTTTAATGAATAGAGTGAATGTCAACATTTTATCCAGTCTGTGTGACAATTGCGTTTTTCATAGCCCTCCTGCTTTTTGATATTTTAGAGAAAACTCCCGAAAAATTTAACTCACATATGCTATTAGGTCTTATAACAATATTTTTAATGGTATACTTATCGTTTAAAGACATGGAATTAGTATCATGGGGTTTACTTTCATTCCCTATTGTAATATTAACTATAAGTTATTTTTTAGCAAATGATAAACCAATAGGAAAAGCAACAGAACTACCATCTTCCAACAGTTCAAGTTGTTCGTCAAGCTCAACTCCAGCCCCATCTATATCCACACCCGAAGCTATTGCAACTGCTCGGCAGATAGTTTCAGAAAATCATATGTGTAATAACAGTTGAGTTGCGGTATCTAACTTTGGCAGAGGCCGGTACTTGGTTCTACCGGCACGTCGCGGTTAATAAATCGGCTTAAACAATATTTTTAAAAATATGTAGAATGTATACTCCTTTATTGCAAACTGTGCTGTTCTTTAATCAATTTAAAAATAATATTGTTAAATATTTTAATCGACTCTACATGTGTGCCTCTTATTTTATAAGTCCCAGAGTCTTCATTTTTTTCGAAGAATATTCTATGCCATTCCCAGTGTTTTCATTGATTTTAGACCGAAATCTAATGGCAACTCCTACGCTTGTCTATAATGCAGACGATTCTATTTTTTTTCCATATATCCTCATAAAATCATTTTCTGAATTTCCTCTAGATAATAAAATAAATAAAATTCCAATTCTTTCTATGGAAATTATTGATGGTCAAGAAAGGTGTGTAAAGGATTTAACAGATTTTGTGGAAAATCTACGATACATAGATGTTCCAAATATGGAAAAACCTACAATTTCTAACATCGTATCTGTTTGGTGTATAATCAATTCAACACCGCTGAATCGTGAAAGATTCAGCGTACGCTATATTACAATAAATGGAAACGAAATGAATGTATCACTTCTTGATATGACACCTTTGGAAGACGACATACTTGACCCAGTAAATCGTAGCCCCCCATCTCCCAACAGCGAGTAATCGGTTTAAACCGTTATTTATATCTATATATAGATATCCATGGTGAGTATTGAAAGTCCTTTGCCAACGGGTACATGGACATTATATTATCACGCACCAAAGGAAAAGAGATGGTCCATGGATACTTTTAAACCTATTATGAAGATAACAACATTAAAGGAAACCCTATCTGTATTTCGCGAGATGGGTGATAAGTTAAATCGCGGTATGTATTTTTTTATGCGCGACCCTGCTCCGCCCCTATGGGAGAATTATCAAAACATTCGTGGGGGGAGTTATAGTGTTCGTGGGGGCGCAGATACGGCCATAGAGATTTATAAGCATTATGTTATAAGTTCTATGCTAAATATGTCAGTACAGACTACAGAGGATACAATTGTTGGAATTAGTGTAAGTCCAAAAATAATGTCTAATGCAAATAATGGTTCTAAAATTGGATTTTATGTCATTAAAATTTGGAACAAAGACTCATCCAAATTCAATCAACCTTCAAATCTGAAATTGGTGCATCCTAAACTAGTTCCATCAGACATCATGTATACACCCCATACCGATAAGAAGATGTGATACTTAGATGTGCAAAATACAAAATTGAACAACTGGGATGTCCTCTTAATATTAAGACAACACAATTGTAAAATGGCGATTATGAATTTATATGCATTGACGAATTATTCTCTGGTACTTAAGTCTATTGTGCAAGAACCTCTAGAAATCTCTGGGGTTAATACGGATTCATTCATGCACTATTTTGAGCTTGATAATGTGTATGCTATTCTAATAATTGCGCTTGTCCTATTTGTTCAGATGCGCATGTATGCAATAGATTATGACAGGCGTATGGCTGTTCTTGAAGATGAAATGAGAAATGAATTGGAGCATCGTATTCATACTATTCAAGATATTCTTCGGAAGGAGAGTGATTTGCGCACGCAGGTCTTGGAGACGCTCCCGGCATTGTTCCGAGAGATTGCGAGCATTGAGGCTGCTAAAATTGCCGTCGTGGTGGCGGCGTCAGCCGCCGGTGCTGGCGCACCCCTAACGGCAATGACGACACGAGCACGCTGGGCCACAGGAGTACTTACAGCGTTTGTAGAAAGTGCAGAGTATGAGTATATGGAAATCAAGCAACTTGCTTCTGCTGCTGCAAAAGCCTGTAAAGGTGGGATTTATTAGAGCAGCGAACATTTCAAATTGCCGCTAAAAATATTTGTATAACGTCTAGTACTAAAGTTAAGTACTCCCCATAGATAAGGCCACTTTGTGGCCTTATCATATTGGAGTGATTTAATCTTTTCGTTCTAGTTATCAGAGCCAAGTACTTAAATTAAGTACTTGGCGGTAAAGTACCGTGATCTGCATAAGTTAAGTACGCCTTTAGGGGGTACTGCCAAGTACTTAATTGGCTTCTATGTCATTAAAATTTGGAACAAAGACTCATCCAAATTCAATCAACCTTCAAATCTGAAATTGGTACATCCTAAACTAGTTCCTTCGGATATTATGTATACGCCGCATACCGATAAAAAAATGTGATGATCTTTTTTAGAAAAAAAGATCCCAAAAAGAACTTTTTAGAAAAAAGTTCCCAAAAATTAAGTTGAATAAATATACCGTCAAGTACTTAACTTTAGTACTACCGCAATGTGCGGAAGTTAAGTACCCCCTTTGGGGGTACTTATTTTGTGCTTATAATATGATGATATTATTTACCGCCAAGTACTTAATTTAAGTACTTGGCTCTGATGGCTAGAACGAAAAGTTCAAGTCACTCCAATAAGGGAGTACTTAACTTTAGTACTAGACGTTACAATTGAGAATTTTTTCTTGATCTGTCTTCAAAAAAGATTCCAAAAACTGATAATTATTGGAATCTTTTTGGGGACTTTTTTGGGAACTTTTTTCTAAAAAGTTCTTTTTGGGGACTTTTTTCTAAAAATTCACATTATGCCTTGCTGCTTGTTTTTCATCGGCGCAAGTACCAATTTCACCTCACCTAAATTTGCAACAGTGTATCGCAGAATCAACGGATAGTCATTTTTCAAATACAGTTCAATTGATGGGCACAGACTCGTACACTTTGTGAACAGCACAAGGTGCTTCAGTTGAAAAATGCCTTGTACAATTTCTGCAGCCGACCCGACCGACTTATGAACCTTCATATTGGATGTATTGTTCTCTGAAATAATTGTTTCCTGTTCTGCAAAATCTCCAATACACTTGAAAATGAGGTCTGATGAACTGGAAGTAATTTCTACATCCAATTTCTCCCCTAGCGCATTCATATCCCGGCAAATTTTCTGAAGGTCTGTGCTCGGCATGTGAATAATACTTGTGAAATTCAGACTAGGAATCTGAATATCCTCAACGTCAGTATCAAAGAGTTTTAGGAAATAATTGGTCACAGTGGATTTTTCAGAATTTTCCATCCGAATACCCAGTTTGTTTGGGTTATTTGCGGGCAAATACATAGTCAGTGAATCATTGTTACCCATTGTTTTAATAAGTTTAAAAAAATATATCATATTGACTCCAAGTACGTACTTCGCAGGACAAAAATAATTCTCAAATCGGTCAGCATGTAGACGAAGATACACCAATACAGTATGCGTCTCATCTACCGCCATAATCTTAATTCCGGTAGAGTCAAATTCCAAATTTGCCTCTGTAAGAATCTCCTTGAGAGCCTCAATAAGTGTCCGGAATGCTCCTGACTGAACCGTTCTAACCTCCAAGAGATTTCCGTTTGGGTTTGTTGTGGAGACAAGGGACATTCTTCTATGTGCGTATTTTGATAAAATCTTTAGGCGTAAAGCGCTCCGAGGCCAGGGGCGCTTTGGGTCGCCTTCGGACAGGCTTCATCTTAACGCCGACGACTACGTCGTGTCTTATTCCTCTTAAATAATTTCAGAGCATTTATGATACATGGTGTAATAAACATAGATCCAGATTTTAATAGATTTGCCATAACGGATGGATAAAATCCCCCCGATTGAACCCGTCGCTTATAGGACCTAGCAACCATCTTACTATTTCTCAACATTTATTTTAAACATTAATAATACCATGTAGAGTAATGTAAATACGGGATCATCATAAATCGCGTCGTCTTCCATAGTTTCGTATAAAACCAAAAAAATGTCGCGAAACTTTTTTCCACGAATTCCTGTATCAACTTGTTGCATTAAGTATATTATCAGACCTGTTTTTAGACCGCTGAGGCTAATAGATTCATAAGAGTCTTACTCAGCTGAATAAACTCTGGCGAATCATAAACCATCTCATCACCCAAGATAATCGCCAAACGAGCGAGTTGTTCTTTCAATATCCTCCCTGTAAGTGGTGCCTGTATAGATGGCTGCGGAGTGACCGGCGCTTCCTCCTCCGATTCAAGCTCTGCAGAACTGGTTGATTCAGAATGAGAATCCATAGGCGTTCCCAGAACAATAGTATTCTCCTCTTCAGGCAGCAGTGATGGTGACGGAGGCGGCGCGGATGGTGGTGACGGAGGCGGCGCAGATGGTGGTGACTGAGGCGACTTGACGGATTCCAAAATCATAGTGATATATTCTTGAATCTGTTGTACCTTCTTCTTCTTCAATGCCCTTAAAAGGCGTGTAAAGTTCTTCGGAAGACTTTTGCCGTCAAATTGGTTCTTGTTTTCCTGAATGTTCATAGCCCTGTCTTGATGATTGTCCTCCTGTGAAGAATACGGATTGAAACGAACTTCTGCCTGGACAATTGATGTTTCTAAGTTAGACGCCCAGTTCGCCCTCGCAGAAGACATGCAAATATCAGCTGGTTCAATAAGCCCTACTAGCTGACCATTTCGCCCAAGTTTAAAGCAGCTGAGGAATCCAGATGAATCCTCCCCTAGGTGCTCTTCATTATAGGAACCAATATAGTTGCTTCCACCAATACCACCCTCCTCTCGCTTCAAAGACGGATCTTTCGGGTTTTCTGGGTCAAACAAATTTTTGTCCTCGCGAAGGCCTGTAAGGAGTACATATTCCCCTACCTTATGATATCCAGAAAGGCCAACCGTGAGCTTCTTCATATCTTTTGAATAACGTCCGTAGCTGATATAGGGTACTTCCCACATGTCATCACCATCTTTCCATATATAACGGTCGCGCCCATCTTGTGGAGAATAGTACTGCTCAATAGTATCCTCCTGAATGCCTGTATAAAACTTCGCGCTTCGGTCAAAGTAGTTATAAAGTTTCAGTTTTGCATCATTCACAAGAGAGGGACAAATGTAATTGCTTAATACCATAATCACATCGTCGCGGCCAAATATGATTCCAGGAGAATCAAGTGGATTCGAGGGACGCCGCTGGAAAGATTCCTCCAAAATTCCACAGAGAATATCATTCTTCCGAAACTCGATTGTAGTCCCATGCTCGGTGTTACGTTCATTCTTAAAGCACTCTTTCTCATCCTCCGTCATCAGTCGAGTCGTCACCATATCCGTCCACACACCCTCTGCGTGAATGCGGTTCCAGGGTACCGTTATCCGCAAATAGTCTCCACCAGTTACTCGGGTATAAATATTTGTTTCCTGCCGATTTCCAAGTAGTGAGATTGATGGTTTTGCACCTACACCAGAAACACCGCGACTTTTATCTGACGAATGATTTTCGTTGTGTAAGGCGAACATGCGCTCTGCATCATCGCTACTCATACCATAACCGTTGTCAATCATACGCAAAGTGTCTGAAAATATACTAAAGGTAATCGCCCTTTTGTAGTCCCTATTCAACGGAAGCTTATCCATTGAATCCAGACTGTTTGCAATCAACTCGCTCAGACACTTTGCCGGTGTAAACCCACGCCGACTAAACCCCTTCAAGTAGCCGCGCTCATCAATGCGTCCAATCTGCATATTCATACTGCTTAATTTAGGCCGAAAGCTGTCAATTTTTTTTTGGAAACGGAGGTCTTAGAGGGTAAATATATATTTATTATAAATGTGGTCAACTCCTGTTTTTATTATATCATATGATATCTGGTTTTATCTATCACACCTTATGCTACACCATAAGTCACTATATAAATACCATAAGGAACACCATACCGCAGTATACCCCACCTGGATTGACACGAAGAAAGGATCCACCTTTGAGAGTGTATTTCAGACTGTAGGAACCCTTCTCCCTCTTTTATTTTACAAGAGTCTCACGGCCGATTTTGTATATGCAAATATGATTATCGGTATTCGTGCTCTTATGCGACACGACGACCGCTGTTCATTCCTTATAGGGAATCATCATCTTCTACATCATAAATATCCCTCCTATAATTTCGGAGAATATTGGATAGATGCCGTATGTGGAACCATGTATCCAAATGCAGCAGAGCATAAACGAGGACTTCTGTTTTTTTTATAACGTCTAGTACTAAAGTTAAGTAGTCCCCATAGATAAGGTAAGTTTGTAGCCTTATGATATTGGAGTGACTTAATCTTTTCGTTCTAGCCATCAGAGCCAAGTACTAAAGTTAAGTACTTAGCGGTAATGCGGTCTAAACCAGTTTAATACAACCTGTTATAGGATAACAAATGTCTACATCATTTTTAGAATACATACGATATTTAGACATTGTTCATAGAAATAGCCTGAATGACACGTCAAATAGCATAATTGATGTAGCCGATAACATTAAAGTTTCTCTTCATGACCATCAAAGAGCAATCCTTTATCGCATGAATGAGTATGAGCAGAATTTATCTTCAGGTATGCGCATCAATGGTGAGAAATTCTTTTCCAATTGCGCAATTTTAGGAGATTCCGTTGGTGTTGGGAAGAGTCTAATGGTTCTCGCGCATATTGCTCGTCTTCCCACTTTAGATGTCATACCATCGCGCGTTTCCGTAATTTCATCGAATTCATCACGCCATATGTTCAGTCTACGAAACGTTAAATACTTTGATAAAAATGAGGCCGGCTCGCTTATCATTGTTCCACACACTCTATTTCGTCAATGGGCGACCTATATAAAAGAGCAGACAACATTAAATGCACTCTGTATATCGAAGATTTCGCAAATGTCCGAAACAGATTCTTTTAAGAAAATACTTGAATCTGATTTAGTGCTTATAAGTAATACACTATGCCGACATTTTATCCCCCTTTGTAAAAATCGTGATATAAAATGGAAGCGGATTTTCATTGATGAAGCGGACACAATCCATATTCCAGGTATACACTATCACGATTTACCACAGTCCAGGTTTGTATGGCTAATTACTGCATCATGGATAAATCTTCTGTACATGAATCGTAACCTGTATTTTGACCGAGTGAGCATAGAGTCCCATATATTTTCAGAAGAAACTATGTATAAACATCTTCAAAACCATTTTCTATCAAGAATCACTTCTGTTCAAACACCGTACATCGTGGAAACATTACGCCTACGTTCTCCATATTTATTTATAGAAATGCTTTCGCAAACACATCATCTTCGCCCATATCTGGTCATTAAATCCTCTGATATTTTTGTGAAAAAATCTATTTCATTACCTGAACTCATTCGTAAGACTGTACTATGTAGATCCCCATTGACAAATCGTATTCTTGACCGGGTTATATCACCAAATATTCAACAAATGCTAAATGCAGGAGATATTCATTCGGCTTTAAAGGAACTGAATGTAAAGGGGAGAGATGTAAAAAGTCTCATAGATGGGGTGACAGCAAATCTCACAAAGGAATTGTTAAACTTACAGAAGACGTATCAATTCAAAGAATCGCTGGAATATGAATCTCCACGAGTAAAAGAACAGGCTTTGAAATCATTAACTGAAAAAATCACGCACGTAAAGGAATCTATAAAATCAATTGAAGAACGTATTCATAATTTCAAAACGGAGGTGTGTCCTATTTGTTATGATGAGCCGGTAGACCATCTCATTACTCCATGTTGCTCCCGTATTTTTTGCGCAGCATGTCTTATGTTGAGTCTTGCGCGTAATAGCACATGTCCCTTATGTAGAGGAGCAATCCATCCCTCAAAATGTACCAAGATTGTTACGTCAGAAAATGAAATCGTTAACGCAGCAACCGAACCTATTGAACCAACCCTTCCGAAAAAGCATGAAGCGCTCCTTCAAATCATGAAAGATAATCCCGAGGGGCGCTTTCTTGTGTTCAGTCGTTACGATAACCCGTTTGAAACAATTGAATCTGCTGTCCAAGATTTGGAAATCAAAGTGAAACATGTGAAAGGAAATAAGGATGCTGTTGCATCCACCCTACGCTCCTTTGAAAACGGCTCATTGCGCTGTCTACTGCTCAATTCCAAATACGGGGGCGCAGGGTTGAACATAACATCTGCAACGCACGTGATTCTTCTTCACGCGATGACACACGAGGAGGAGAAACAAGTTTTAGGGCGAGCCTATAGGATTGGTCGTAAAGGTCCGCTAACATTTATAAAACTTCTTCACAAGGACGAAGAGGCGTATATGGAGGGTAATGAAGCGGAAAACGGAACGGTTACGTAACGGTACAGTGATGTGCATAAAATAAGTACCCCTTTAAGGGGTACTTATTTTATGCCTACATCACTACTGTAGGCATATGGGCTAAGTTAGGTATACCTCAAAGGTGTAGCTAACTTTGATGTATACCTAACTTTGGCACACGCCTGTAAATAAGTTTCGAGCTCAATCAACACATCAAAGAGGCTTAAGAAATTTGGTGATATAAATTTTCAATACTGATTGAATTGAATCGCCGAACACGGTCAGGTTTTAATCCGCTTTCGTTTGCCTCTAAATGCGCGTAATTCGGTGCCATACGAATAGGGATCGAATATTTTTCCGCAACCTCACATATGAGTTTCCACGCATTGAACATCGCGGACTGTTTTGTAAGAACAGGGGTATAACGGAGTTCTTGTATATTTTTGTCTATTGTATTATTTAAAGGGGCATCCTCTACAAGACGAAGACTTATAACTTTTAGTTTGAGTCGTAATGATATTGGAAGAATAGTCCAACATTGATAGAAAAATGCCCAAAAATCTCCTTGGTCACTTATCTTGTATGCGTTAAATAGTTTAATATATATATTCCATGCGAGTTCCGTTGTTCCTAATGATGCTTCAATTCGTTCCGGTATATTCTCAAGACAAATTAGACTCGCCAAATTTCCTTCGTTATTCTCCACATCAAATAGGATTTGCGTATCATAGTCTCCATTCCACAGAGTCCATTTTGCAATAGACATTACACCGTCTGGAATTTCCATAAGTTCCTGTGGAATTTCTAGACCGGATAATTGGCGCTTTAGAGAGCGCAAGTCTCCCGTATAGGTCAATGGAATTTCCATTTTTAACCAGCTCTCTAGGCGCTCTGGAAGTGCAGGCTCAATTTCAAATGTGAGACAAATTTTCGCGATTTGCTGTAGAGTTCGTGTGTCTAGACTATTGCTGATAAGAATGAGCGGGGATGCTTGTCGCGCCTCTGGTAATTTCAGATACGTGTGTAATTCACTAAGGCCTCCCTTTTCACCATTTGAGAGGCCGTCAATTTCATCCAATAAAATTCCAATTCCACCACGTTTTCCAGATTTTATCATTTGGACAATTCCCCCCTCTCTTAAAAGGGGTAAAATTGTCTTACGAAATGACGTTCCACTACGAGTATGGCTCGCATTGAACTCTATCGGCTTCAATCCCGCTTTGCGAAATACACGAAGAGCCAGTGTCGTTTTTCCAATACCTGGCGGACCCAAGAGTAGCACGGCTGCTTTATCGCGAACCTCTAACCATTTTGAAATGGAATGTTCTACTTCAGGATGAAGACATACTGTATCTCCTTCCATACCCTTCAATACTTGTTTTAAGAACTTCTGCTTTAGGGGGTATTGTGATATGCATAAGTTAAGCACCCCCTTTAGGGGGTACTTATTTTAAGCCTACATCACTACTATAGGCATATGCCGATAATTGGCGGTACTTAACTTATGCACAACACAGTAGGTTTTAACTGGGGCGAGGTAGTGAAATATTCACATTCACTGGTTGATTAGAATTCGTAATACAGACACCCTCCCATGTAAGGCCAAGTTCATAGCACCTTATACAGAGCTCTCTTACAGAATAGTAACCAAGGTTTGTTTGTGATGGATTGGCATTGAGTGCGAGCGCGTGTGGTTGTGCAGACGGTTTTGTACTGACGCGTTTAACGTCTGTACATGTATAAACTGGAAAAGCACCTGTAGTGGATGAAAGGCTTGTAAAATCCGGACACATGCCTATTGAATTCGGAGGAGGCCACACTGCTGAAAGATTCGTACCTATATTGGATGCTCCAGACGACGTAAACCATCGCATACCGAAATATATGAAAATCAGTAGAAAAAGAATAGACATTACAATCCCTTTTGATATTGCACCTGGTCGCATATTAAAGTACATTGAACCGGAAATAACTATCACCGAAATAAGAATATAGAATATGTAGGATAATTCCATCTAATACCATTGAATATAAAAATACGTTGTATTACAGCATATTTTTATGCTTGTGGCATCTATGAATATGTAGCAGGGCCAAACATTTAACGGCCGAACTGCGCCAACGGGGTCGGGGGGCCATAGCCATCAAAGCCGAGCTTCACGTAGCCGGTGAAGAAGTCAGGACCCAGAGCTGTATTACCAGCCCCGCCCGCTACACCGAAGGTGGATGCAGTACCTGTAGACACAAAACCGGCAGCGTCCTGCTGAGGCACCACGAGCTGCACCTTACGGAAGTAGGAACCGGAAGAGACGATGCTCTTTCCCATATCCTTCCACATTGTCCCCACACGGTTCACCGTAGAAAATACGGACGAAAGACCCGTAGGCACCTGGCCCGTAGACGCCCAAGGAGTAGGAGGGCCAAGAGGAGTTGTGTAGACTAATCCTACGCAAGAGGAGACAGAGATGAAGTAGCCACTATCGTTAGAGATCTGACGGAATCCAGACTGAAGAGAGGTCATTTGTTTATACCCTCTTCTTAGAAAATAATTCCAAAAAGTTTATAAATCTGCCGGGACGGCACAAGATTTTTGGGCGCACAAACTTTTCGAGACCGAAGGTAGTATGAACTTCAGTCCAGCCTTACCATACACAGCAAACGCACCGAATAAACAGAACGGACGTGTTGTCTTTACAGACGATGATGTGTCGAATCTAGTCGTACCTGGATTCCGAACGGACACGTCTGTAGAACGGGATTTCCAGAATGATATGCTCCGGGGGAATTGGGAAAAGACGCCCCTGAGTCAAGGTTTCTTCTCCGCAGACAACGTGGAACTCCTCCAAAACAGAATACGCAAGGAAGTCTACGATAGAAGTCAGCCAAAGGGCTATGTCATTGACAAGCAATCGGTAGAGGAGCTCAAAATCATTATGCGAGCCATCTATCTCCAGTACGCCCGAAATCTACCGAAGGATATTCCCGCGCAGATTGACGACCTCAATAAAAAGGTAATTGACTGGTCTGTCCCACACATTTTGTCTGCCGTAGATCACTACCATTTCTACATCAATGATATTAGCCATTTGCCGGTGCCTCTTGCGCACATGCAGCATTTGAGTCGCGCAGGGACAAGAAGTCTACCAGCGAATCCGTTTGTCTGAAGGATTTCCTGTCGCTACTTTTTTTTTATTCGTTTCTTTCCCATTCAGAGAAGGAAACAAATGAAAACGGGAGTTTGGAAAATAGACGGACGTGGTCGTCCATCTGAAGACCGCTCCTTTGTGAAAGAACTCCCCGGAGGAATTCTTATTGTGGGTGTATTTGACGGACATTCGGGTCTTTTCACGGTAGATTTCACTGTGAAGTGTCTGCCGGTGGCCATTTCCGAAATGATAGGGCGACTAAATCCGGAGGATGAGGCTGCTATGCGGTCCGGCATAAAGGCAGTTTTCATAGGGCACGACAAAAAACTTGCGGGACAGGGGGCACTCTCTTATAGGGACAGCGGCTCTACAGCCACCGTCGCCATTGTTACTCCAAAACAAGTCTACATAGCCTACTTGGGCGATTCGCCCGCCTGTGTCTTTGACCCAACGACCGGAGAAATCTATGGCTCTATTGGAAAACACGATCCATCCAGCCAGACGGAACGCAGTCGTATTTATGCGAATGGCGGAACAGTAACTATGGACGCTGGGGATGCACCCCGCGTGGATGGATGCCTGATGGTTTCTCGGGCGTTCGGTGACTTTAGTATGAAATTCGCGAATGGAAATCGGCCAACAGAGTCGGAATGGAGCACGGACTGGTCCACAGGGTTTCGTGTTGTTGCTGACCCCGATATTGTTGTCATTCCTAGACCTGCTAGCGGTGGATTACTTGCAATTTATTCAGATGGACTCGTGGAAACAACGGAAGGTGATAAATACCGTTCCTACGAGGATGTCGTGCAGGGAATCGTTGCGGAGCATAAGGGATCCGAGACGTTGGAGCAGTGTGCGAAGCGCTGTATTGAAAAGCAGGTGGCGTCTTTTGTAAATGAGCCTAGCCACTATAGCGGGGATGATATCACTCTTGTGCTTGTTCATTTACCGGGACTTGTTGTGTCAGCGCCTGTAATTGGTGGAAGCGCAGCGGCAGGACAAACACGGAAGAACAGGGTTGGGCACAGGCGAACTCGTTCCAATAAAAGACGAATGGCGAGGAGTTTTTATATTTAGGCTGGGGGGCTGATTATAGGGCCGCAAGTTGCTTCTGTAAAAATTCGTACCAATGTTTAAACCACTTTTTCGTATAAAAGGGCTTTACACCGGGCTTCTTTATCGCCTCGTATAATTCAAGATGGTTTTTATAATCTTTCAGATCGTATATTTCCACTGTGTTGGTTTTCATGGCCTTTTCCGCATCTTTATATGAACTATCTTCCATACTCACATAATCTCTTCCATTTTTATCAAACAATACATACCATACCATATTGGGTGAATGGGGCTTTTGTTTGAACTCCTTTGTTTTATAATCAAAATAAGTTAGTTCCATCTTTGGGCGTTTTTTTCGTACGTAATTCGTTTTAAAATATAAAGAGGTCCAAATACTACCGTCTTTTCTTTTTAAGAAAAGTGCACCGTAATCTTGAAATTTTATCGTTGGTACAGCACCCCCGTCTTGCGAATATTTTCTAACACACCTCTCTAACATCGGACCCGCAGCCTTATCAATCACCTCTTGCCGCATATTTTCTGGCAGCGAGTGTATATAGTCCCACCAGTTCAGTCCGGAATAAAAATTTCCGGGCCTCATATGCGGAACCTTCTTAAGAAGTTTCCTCGCCGCTTTCCGCGTCGTTTGTTTGAGAATTTGTCTACCCATTTTCATCTGGGTCTCACATATGTTACGTGGGGCCTTTCGGGTATTCCCATTCATCTATTGTTTGTGGCGTTTTTTACCACAAACTTCTTCTTGGAACCGGCCGTGGACCGCTTCTTGCCGTCCACATCCGCCAGCGCCTCCTCGCGCCGCTTCCGCATGGCCTTCCACTGAGCGGCGAACTCGGCCAAGTCCGACTTCCACATCATGGTCGCCGTCGTGGCCTCTAGGACCTTTACAGCCTCTGCGGCCGTGGACGCGGCCTTCTGCTGCTCCACGACCGCCGCAGCCTTCACACGGTCCATCCGCATCTTCAATAGATACTCGTATGCGTCTACCGAATCTGCGTCATCTGGCTTAGAAATCGGGGGTAGCTTGTGAGCCTGCATGGCGGCAACAATCGCTTCATCCGTCGCCGACCGCAACTCCATTGTACCCTTAATCACTGCCTGAATGAATCGGGCCTTTGCATCATACTCGGCCGCCTCCCGCTTCAATCGCCCCATCTCGTTCTGCCGACGCTGCTCATACGCCTCCAAACGCTTCCCATAGTACGCTTCCATGATTGCGCCCACGCAGTTATACTTGACGATATTGGAGTTCGTATCAAAGCACACCATATTACTCGTCCGCACCGTGCTCGTCAGATGGAATCGCTTCTCGAACTCCTGCGGATTGGCCTGAATGTCATCATAGTAGTCGCCATCGGGATACAGGTCAAATCGCACCTCCACGTGGTTATACAGGTCGTCAAACGTCTTCAGGAGAGGCTTGCCGTCATCCGTCTTATAGGCCGCCGACTCCGTGTTCGTGCACATCTCGTCCAAGAACGCCTTGTAGTCGTGCGTCCATGTCCCAATCGGCAACTCCGTTACTGTCACACACTTCTTCTCGTCGTTCAGCGTATAAATGCCTTTCGTCAGCCAGACCCCGTCACTCACCTGGTGAATGGCTCCCTTGAAGCCGAGCCACCATGGCCTCAGCGCAATATTGTCCAGCGTCTCCCTTCGCCCGTCCAAACGGTCATTGAGAAGCCCTACGACCTCCTCCGGGTCATGGGGTGGAATGTCCGTGCTGAAACCTGTGCCAATACCAATGCTTCCATTGATAACAAGAAGCGGCACAACAGGGTAGTAGTACTTCGGCTCTACACTAGTCCCATCGTCATCAATATAGTCCAGAATCGCCGAATCCTCCTTGCGGAATATATAGTCCGTGATGCCTTCCAGACAAGTATGGATATACCTCGGCGACGCCGCGTCCTTGCCCCCCAGAAGCCTCGTGCCGAATTGTCCAATCGGTGTGAGCAAATTCACCGTATTTGCCCCCACAAACGTCTGCGCCATAGCGGTAATAGCCGCATTGAGAGACGCCTCGCCGTGGTGGTAGGCCGCATGCTCCGACACATAGCCCGCAAGTTGCGCTACGCGAATCTCCGAGCGTAAAGACCGCTTGAAACATGCAAACAGAATCTTACGTAGCGAGGGCTTGAGGCCGTCCATGATCGACGGCAGCGACCGAATGTTGTCCGCATTGCTATAGTGAATCAGTTCATCGTGGATGAACTGCGAATAGCCAGTGGCTCCGCCAGGACCCGACACAAGTTGCCTCGCAGGGTCATAGCGCGACAGCCAGTCCTTTCGGTCGTCCGCGCGCTTCTTAGAGAAGGCGAGAGAAATGCTCTCGTCTGTCTTGTCGTCCCAAATATATTTAATTTCGTGGATGTTCCGAAACCACTCCTGGGCCTCCACCTCCGTACTCGTACCTAGTCCCTTATAATACTTCAGATGCCAGCCAGATGCCGAACCGCCGTGAGCCCCCTTCCACACCTCAAACTCCGCCGCCGAATAGAAGGCAACCGTCTCGGACCGCCTCGTGGCCTTCAGAAGAGGTGTGGCGAGCGAGCAGAGAAATCCGGACTGCATGAGGGACGGCCACTCGGTGTGGAAGAGATTCATCAGAAGTCCCTTGATATGCGACCCGTCCAAATCCTGGTCGGCCATTACCATTACGCGTCCGTAGCGGAGCGTCTTCAGATCCTTATAGACCTTGCCCTGCTCCAGCCCCAGAATCTTCTTAATGGCCGTCAGCTCCTCATTCTTTGCGAACTTGTCCGCAGAAACGTCGCGCACATTGAGCAACTTACCCCGAAGAGGAAAGACGCCCCAGGACTCGCGCCCAACGACGGCAAGTCCCGCAATAGCCGATGAGGCGGCTGAATCACCCTCCGTAAGAATCAGCGTACAGGTTGCCGACTTGGCCGTGCCTGCCTGAAGCGCATCCACAAGTTTTGGCATTCCACGCAAAGTGCGCTTCTTAGACCCATCCGTCTTCTTCACATCCTTATTGGCCTTCGCATCCATAATGGCCGCCGCCTCGTCCAGAAGCCCCATCTTCACGAGCCCCGCCACAACCTTTCCACTGGTCTTGAAGGCCGAGCCAAACTTAGAGGCCGGCGTCGTGAGCGTTTCCTTCGTCTGGGAATCAAAGGCCGGATTCGTAATCGTCGCATTTACAAAGAATACAACGGAATCCTTGAGTTGACCAGGCTTAATAGATATTTTCTTCTTTGTAGCAAGTTCGCAGAAATCCCCAATAATGGTTTTCGTGACCGTGTCCATGTGCTTCCCTCCCTTCCGAGTATTGATGCCGTTGACAAACGACACGTGGCGCTCATCAGGTACAGAATCCTCCTCGAACAACTGCTTCGCCATGACGGCGGCCACCTCCCACCGCTCCGAGCAGCGCTCATATGCGACGGACGCCTCGTCACGCACGAAGAGTTTCACGAACTTCTCAAAGGTGTTCGTGGGGATTGTAGACCCGTTGAGGCTGACCTTCACATCCTTTCCTGCTACTGCGGCCAATTCCACTACGCGGGTGTGGAGGACCTTCATCACATCCTCCAGATTCAGACCAGGGAAACGGGAGAGGTCCGGCGTATACTCAATACTCACGAATCCCTTCTGGGCCCCATCCTTCTTCACGGACGCCTTGCTGCACTTGGACATATTGTCCGTCCACGTCTGCGAATACTTGAGCCCGTGCTTCACACTCCGCGTCTCCACCGTAAAGGCCGTGCTGAAGATGTTCGTCAACTTCGCGCCATAACCGTTCTTGCCACCCACAATCTTCTCCTCGCCCTTTGCATAATTCCCGCTCGTCAGAAGTTGGCCAAAGATGAGTTCCGGCGCATAGACCTTATACTCGGGGTGCATCTCCACAGGAATACCATCACCGTCATTCTCCACCTTCACAGTAAATGTGGGCTCAGACACCATCGTAATATGGATGTGCTTCACGGGCGTCCTACCAGCCTCCGTGACACTGCGCACGAGCGCATCTCTCGCATTTACAAGGATTTCATCAAACAACTTGTAAAAGCCAGGATTGAATGCGATTTGACGGAAGACCATCTTCGACACCGCCGCGTCCCAAACCCACCGTGACTCTGTGTGCGTGTCCGTGGAGCCGATATACGTATCGGGCAACTCCAGAATGTGCTCACGATGCGTGTGGCGTTTGTATGTAGCAGCGTCCATTTTCTAGTAAGGGTGGGGGCTTGGACCGCGCTCAAATTTTGTTTGTTGGTGTTTCGCCTATAACAGCCGCATGAGGAAACACGATCTTACACACTTTCGCGTCATTCCATCCGCCCACACAGGTCCAAATGCCATCGGCATACTCTGCGCTCCCAATATAAAACAGATTCATTCCCAGGGCCTCTCGGCTCAAGAAACTAGGCTCAAATACTCTAAGAATACGGAACGTCCTCGGCTCAAATGCGACCACAATAATCGATGGATATCCCATATAGGTCATAGAGCGCCCAAAAGCCCACCAGACCCCGTCCACCATTTTCGGGGACGTGCCCCCATGTATTCTCCCCTTATATTCCGCAGAGAACTCCTGCTCATAGACCTTGGTCGCCTCATCCTGTTCTATCTTTAGAATGGTCCACGGCCTATAGGAGTATATTGCAAACAAGTCGCCTCCCTCCTGGAAAAAGCCCCAGTTCTTTTCGGGACCCATCTCCAGATTTTTTCCGTATTTCGGCATGATATGCATACCGAAATCAGGATACACGGAGCAATATCCTAACCACTGTTTGGTTGGAACACCTGTTGTATAATTTTCAATAATGGTGAATGTAGACCAAATTTCTCCCTTATACAAGAACAATCTTGAGTCCTCGAAAATTGTGGAGCCGGCTACTGCGGGGTTCAATATTTTTATTCGTTGAGTATTGTTTGCATCGACTGCAATTATCATAGACTCCCCCCATTTTTCTTTAGAAACCCTAATACAAATAAAATCATCTAATTTTGAACCATTGAAGCATATATGTTCGTATTCAATTGCTGGAAAGTCATAAAAGGACAAGGCGAACGTATCTAAACATTTGAGGCGTGGTTGACTAATCCATAGGCCCCGATGAACAGGATGGAAGCTGCGCCCATCTTCCTCCGCAACTGGAAAAAGAGTCAAGAAATACTCTACACCCTTGCTTCTACCCATTTTGTACGTGGTCGCATCCGAGCAAAACATAAGCGTCTTGTTCGTGATTTCCTCCGATGCGGGGTGCGTTTCCAACATATATGTCCAGGCAGGATTTACATCATACCACGCTGTAAATCCCGCTTCAAATAGCCATAGTAAATGTGTTTGACATGTGTGTAGCACTCGCATTTGAATGCCCGACATGTCTATCGGAGTATTTTTGAATATCCTTAGACCCTCAAATCTAGAAACAATGAAATCTTTCCTAAATATAGAGATGAGAGGGAACGGTTCATCGCGCTCAAAAAAGACCAGAAAGGTCCGAAAACGTGTTTGGGCAATTGTTCAATATGATAATCGCCCACTTTCCGAACACGATACGGCTCTTATGGCAAGAAATAAATATTATTGCGAGAAATATGGGTATGATTATATATTTTTATCTACATCCGCGCACAATGTTCCGCCATATTGGCAAAAGGTGTTTATTGTAAAAGACTATTTAAATAAGTATAAGGGTATTCTGTGGCTTGATACCGACGCAACAATCTTCAACATGAATATTCAACTTGACTCATTTTATTCTCGCCCATTTTCCAAGTCGATTAATTCAGCAGGGAATCAAATATTTAACGCGGGTGTATGGATAATTACGAATACACCAAGGGCGCATATAATATTGAATGATTGGATTCATCAGTACGATAAGACTGCATGGAGAAAAATAGGCAACAAATGGGAAACAAATAATTCCTGGGCTGGTGAAAAGTATGAACAGGGGTCATTCGCATATAAGATAGCCCCAAAATATCCAAAAGATATACAGACATTGAAAGAGAATATATTACAATCTACCGATATGAATGACCCTGATACATTTATTCTACACTTTTATAGTGTATATTCTAAAAGAATCCCTGCATTTTTGAAAAAATATCCGCAACCGGATTCCACTTAATTCAGACTCGCAAAGAAGTCCCGCACATCCGCATTCCGTATGAAATCCCGTATCTTGAACGCCGTCTTCTTCACGAACGGATTGTTCTCATTCTCACGCATTGCGATCTTATTATACGTGTTTTCAGCGTGCGCGAAAACGAGCATGACCTTTCTTGGGTCCAACTGAATCATCTGGTTTTTATAATCTTCCAGGAATGACTTTTCTTCGGCGTGCGTGACCGTCTCGTCGTAGGCGTGCGCAAGTGCGTAGGACCGGCGCCAAGCCATTGTGCCATTCGTTGCGTGATTCTCATGATACGGGCCCAGTTTATAAATCGTCTTGATATCCGTGTAATACATATAGACCTCAGAAGTGCCTGCGAGTTCGACACCCGGATTTTGCTGGAATTTCCGGACCACATGCGCAACTCGCTCAGGAGGGTAATAGTCATCATCGTCCATCGCAACGATAATGTCACCCTTTGCTTCCTGATTCAGCCGATTCCGTTTGGCCCCAATCGTCATCTTCGTCGTTTCCCGAATATACCGAAGCATCGGAAGTTTATGGGCGTGCTCCTTAAAAATGTCCTCCACAAGGTCAGACCCGTCATCCAACACAATCCACTCCATCCGGTCTTTGGGATACGTCTGCTCCAAAAAACACTTTATCGTTGTTGGAATGAATTTCCTCCGATTATACGTCGGTGTAATTACAGAAACAAACGGACGGTTGTTCATACTCTAAACAATAGATTCGTTGAATGTTTAAATACTAAAAATCATCGTAAAATATATACACGTATAAGAAAGAACAGAACAGTATAATGTAACAGACTCGCATTACATTTTTATTAATGTTTTCACTTATTGGATTTGGTTCAGATGACGTATAAGTAAAGGGTCTCTGGAAGATATAAGTAAAGGGTCTCTGGAAGAAGTTGTCGATTTTTTCCACCTTATAGAATGGGAAAAATGTTCTGAATATAGGGGGATCAACTATTCCATACAGTAAAATAAGAGGATACCATATGCCCGCCCAGAATGCATAAAACACTTTATGGATAAAAATAGAAAAATAATTTGTATGGGTAATCCGCTTAAGATAGTATAATTTATTCAATATAAGTATTATAGCAAAAATAGGTCCAAGTATATATAAGATTAGTGAAATATAATAGTGCGCGGCACTTTTGGCAATATTAAAAATTCCACTATCTTTTTTCGAAATAAACTTTTTTTTTTGAGAGTCTAAATTATATAGTTCTTTACGAAAATCTGATATTGTGCTGCTATTTGAGATAGGGCTATCTGCCGACGGAGTGTATGCGGAAACTCTAGCCAATAGATTATTATAACTCGAAACGAGCAAATCCTCTGGCGAAGTTCCGGGCGAACCAGAACTACCAGACGAACTACGGAATTCTGTCAGTTGGAATATTGAACGCAGAATTGCCTGTTTTATGCTGTTTATTTGCGAATATGATTGCGAAAGAATAAATGCCACTAATGGACTTTGATTTGCGTTAACATAGGATGATAGGTCAATTCCTCCCGCTCCTCCAAACGCCGTAGGTATTTGAGGAGGCAACTGGAAATTTTCCTTTGTACTATTATTATCGATACTCATCCTCTCTAACATATTATAATCATTTAGTATATTACTTAGAGGACGTACTTGGGAGCACCGGACCCTGAAGCAATTATTAGGAAATTAAGAGTTTCCACATACAAATCAACATTATAGCCATAATTCGCTCCCAAAAATAGCGGGTTAAAAGTGATTTCCACCTGAAAATTCGTAACTCTACTGGAATTTATAGAACCGGATGGTTGAATTTTGGAGCTTGTAAGAGCCCATGTATAAATTGGAATTTCTGCGTTTGCATTCCCTGTTGTATAACGAAACGGGTAAATTTTCGTAAGAAAATCATAGGGCTTCAATTCTTGAATTTCATTGCCATTACATAAAATTCGTAGGGCCCGAATTATGTCCCTCTGTGAATTCGCAACAACAATACCACTTGCATTGTCCTTTCTTGCGCCCTGTAGAGCTCCAGCGTCCCATGGCGCAAAGGGATATGTTGACCAGTTCGTGAAATTTGTGAAATCATTTCTCCTTTGCCAATCGGTCCTTCTCGTAACAAATATGAATCGCGTAATTGTGCTAGACATTTCCAGTTTTTCTGTGACCACGTTTACCGGATATTCATATGGGGAAGAAAGAGACGTAATTCGCAGTTGTGGAAGTATATAGGTCAATGGTCTTGTAGCAAATGTAGTTCGTTCATTGTCCGAGAGATACACAAACGTACACTGAACTCTCGGATTAATATTGAGAATTGTTGCAGTCTGGTCGAGCAAAAATGTCTGAAAATTGTTCACTTGAAGTGTATCACTGTAAACGGGATTATTATTTATATTCGAATTTGTTTCTGACTGTGGTTCAACCCGATTACCCTCTGGATCCAATAGTGTATACAGCTTACGAATTGGATTTAGAGTAATTACAATTTCACACTCCTGATTCTGTAGCGCAACGAGAGGAAGGGCCTGAGAGGTTGCGTCTGTAAACCAGAAATTCAGAGGAACATGAATGGTCTGCGCGAAAATACTGGGGCGGCTGACCTGCTGTATAAAGGGTGCACTTATAGACTGTTCTTCTATAATTGCGGGTGTAAGTAAATAATAGGTATTACCAATAACTTTTGAAATTGTATTTTTATATCTTGTTATACCGTCTACTCCTAGATACTCAAATTTCAAACCTGCAAAAATAAATCCTCCTGGGTTGAGTGAGGTTACAATAAGAATCGACGTATCTGCCTCCGTCAAACCTGTAAATGATACAGTAAAATCCTGTGGTTGCGTAATAACAGTCGGATAGGTTGGTCCCGTAGAGGAACTTCCTGAATACGCTCCTGCTTGTGGAGCCGTAAGTTCTGGTGTGTTACCAACCATGATATTCCATTTTTCAAGCATAGCCGTGTCGTACTCAAGTTGCGCCTTTGCATATAAATATGTTCCGTCTATGCGTTGAATGCTCTGACCGCCTATGAAAAACTCGGCGGAATTAATAATCGCTGCACCGATTGCTTTGACCCATTGAAATTTGTATTCATACGTTCGATTACTCCCGCTCGGGCCAAGTGCAGCACTAACGGCCCTGCTATAAATATCAGGCAAGTCGAAACTAAAAATCATATCGGATAAAAGGTCGCCAACACGCTGTATTTTTGTTCGGAGTTGTACCGTATTTACGCCAGATGTTGGGTAAGCTGCTCCCTGTAACGCAATTGTGACATTTTCCATAGAAAAATGTGAGTAGCGTTTGAATATCTTATAGTAGTACGTCATCTGCGGATTACCACTCAGAATCACATTTTGTGTTCCGTACGTAACAAGAACATACAGACCACCTCCTGTCATCTTATCCTAACTTGAATGGTGCTTTTAGGTTGTTGTAACGGCACAAAATAAGTAAGCCCTACCGGTGTATTCCAAAGTTAGGTACACCCTTGGGGTGTACCTAACTTTGCCTACATGCCTACAGTAGTGAGGTAGACATAAAATAAGTACACCCTTTAGGGGGTACTTAACTTTAGCACATCACAGTATACCTTACTGATTCGACCACCAAGTATCGGATAAATATGCCGTATTAGTGTCATTTATATTTTGAATAATTTTGGTGGACGGGCCACTGGTCATGAGGCTATTTATTTCCTTAATAGAGAGAGCGTACCGGGCATATTTTAAGGAACTGAGGTTGCCGTCAAAACTACCATTAAATGTAATATTCTCTCCCGCAGAAATAGTTACTGTGCCATTAATTCTACTTATGTTTGGAGAAAATATAAGCAAGTCTTGAAAGTTCTGGTAGACAAATTCATTTGCATCAAACTTAATACGATGTGCAAGATTTGCATTGACATATATGTCTATTCCGGAATTATAGCAATTCAAAACAATATGAAACCATTTATTAATAGGAATATTATTCACGTCAGCATATCTATAAACATTCTTATTTGTGTTAAATACAACTCGCATAGTATTTGTATCCTCTTTTATAAAAACGCCTGGACACATAAGAGGCCATGATGTTCTGTATCCCTTATGAAATACATGGCGTAAATTATTATCCCCACTAAATGTAGATTCTTTTACAATAATAAAAAAAGAATATGCAAATTCTATACCAGTATTTTCATTGACAGAAGTTGCAATTTGTACTGCCTCAGGTACAGAAGGGTCTTGTGAAACAACAATTAGGCCGTCTGAAGATTGCGCAGTATAATCTAAGAGTGTCACAAAACGTAGGCTTAGGTCTTTTGATGAACGCCATATGTAATCAATAACAAAGAGTAAGCAGAATGTTACAGTAGGTATTAATATTGCCGGAATAATGCTTATTTCTTGGGAATACATTAAACTCCTTCTTTCATTAAGATACGACATTCCTAATACCCTGTAATCTTTTATTTTATCGGTATGTGCCAAAGTTAGCTACACCCCAAGGGGGTAGCTAACTTAGCATATATGCATACATCACGGTATGCCGGTAATCGATCGGCGCAACTAAATACTTGGCCCTTTTGAATACATATCATAAATTTGCGCAGGATTTAGAGAAACACTGTAGAGATTTAAATTTGCTATTTTTCCGTTAAAATATTTTCCATATCTTAGAAGATTTATTTGTAACGGGGCAGCATCAACCTTAAAATAACTAGCGCCAATACAAGACCTCGCCAGTTTACCATTCATGTATACGTCGGTAATTTTCCCACTGAAAACAGCAGTAACATGAGTCCACCGCTGAAAATCAAGCTCGGGTACATCACAGGCGGCAGGTGTGCTTAAATCTGAAGAAGGAACTGTAACATTTTTAAATAAGGATTCCATTATACCTGTAGTTAGCGATACAGTTGGTGTAAAGGATGGGGTTGACGAGCTGCTTCCACCACCACCACCGCCACCACCACCACCGCCACCACCACCACCGCCACCACCACCACCACCACCACCACTAGTTCCGCAATTATTCATTGTAGGTTCAACTCTGCTCCAGCTGCAATTTGTACTGCCCGCATTATTACTTGTGCCGCTATTTGGAGATTTTGCACCAGAAAATGTGTTATTACATGCACTCCACATACAATTTACACAGGGATTGGGATTTGAATATGTATATGATACATATGATTCTTGTGAAGTAGAGCTATTAGTACCTCCGTCTGTACCTTGGTTGGTACCTTGGTTGGTACCTTGGTTGGTACCTTGGTTGGTACCTCCTCCACTAGTCGTTATCCAGTATCCATCGCACGGATTACAACTCCTATCCCAGCCAACATTGCTACCAGAAGAAGTTATTCTTCCTAGAGAGGTACACATTCCTGCATTGTTTAATGAATAGGAAGTAGGGGAAATGCAACCAGAACCTGCAAAATTTGAGGTTGGGCTACCTAGTGTAGAATAACACGGGTAATTCGCCCCACCCATCGTTCCAGTTAATCCACCATAAAAAATTTGTCCTCCATAATTTACATAGTTTGGTGAATTAGTCATGGCGGCGCCACCGCCGCCGCCACCACCACCGCCACCGCCACCACCACCCCACCCAGAGGGATTTCCGCTCCCCGTATGAGTGCGTACAACCAAATTATTCGTGCCCGCATCTATCCCAATTACAAAGGTTGAAAAGCTATTACCACCAATATCTATAATATGTTTTCGGTAGTTTGCATTTCCTCCCGCCAAACTATTCTCAGCCAAGTATAACCAAAATGTTACGGTAAAATCTCCCCCTTCATATGGTGCTGTAAATGAGGTTGTTATTGGATTAAGCCCTCCCGTAGTATTCTGGGCATTTGAAATAATTACGGCTGGTACAGGCACACCAATCTTACTGAATAGAAAATTATACGAATAATACAGAACAACAAAAACGATTATAATCGCCACAGCAATAAATATAAAAGAATAATTACCTATTTGATTAATATAACCTCTGCGGTTCATATTTGGTAAATCTCTGGAGGACCACATCTATACATACTGTTGATTATTTAAAATTATGCATATTGTGTATCAAATACTCTATTATATGGGCTTGTGGGAATTGTTTGTGTTTTTGTGAGAAAATTAAAGCATGAAAGGTCCAAACAAAGTGTTTTTACGAAATTATATGAGGATTTATCATTTAAGGTGTAAAATGATGGTGTCGGGACAACTTGCATAGAAATCAAATTTCCACGAGTATCTGTCTGCATCTGATATCTCACTGCAACATCATTAAGCCTTTGATTTGAACTAAAATAGGTGACCATAGCAACTTTGCCGGACAAACTATTTGAACCAACCGAAATAGGCGCGCAATTGGGAGTCTGAGTGGCAAAATTGTTTTGCGCCTTTTTTGCAAGTACAAGTTTAGTATTATAATAGACGCTGATTTGACGACCCTGTTTTGAAATTGTAACCATCGTCCATTTTTGTTCCGGAAGGGGTGGAAGTGGGAATGTTTCAATATTGAAATTATTAGATATTTGCGTTTTTACGTAAATTTGCGCGGCCACCGCATTTGGACGACTTGCATCTGGTGTATTTAAAATTTCTAAAACAAAAGTATTTTGAATATTCATGATTGTCTGATATCCAGTATGTGGTAGACAATTTGTACAATCATTATTATTAAGGCATTGACATTTATTGTACAATCCAGTATCATGTGAGGGTCCATTAGACCCACTGTAAATAGACTGTCCAACCCGAAGAGTTCCGTCTAAATATACAAAAAATTGTACGGATTCGTCCGCATCTTTTATCATCATCTTATTACTAGAATCTATTGAAAAAACACTATTACGATTATTTCCAGGGGCGAGTAAATCAAATGGACCTGCGGCAAAAACGGTAGTCGATTTGGCCGGATAAAATATTGTATATAAAAACCCCAATAAAAGAATAATACCGATTGAAATACCGATCCATATATAACTTGTTGACCCCTCTTGAGGGGTCTGCTTTTTACGAGCCTCCTCTTGTACGCCAAGTGGTTTTTTAGTAGTTTGTGTATTACCCATCCTAGTTAAAAATGATATTTTATGGGGAGAACTTAGGCTTGTGTAAACACATTCTTATCTGCAGGTGTACTTGAATAAACTCGTATCGATTTTGATGGTAAAACCTTGTCCCAGTACTTTAAATTACCAACTTTACAAAAGGTGGAGAAATCAGGTGGTCCCATAAAATTTATTTTGCTTGCATTATCAACGGGATACGTGTATAACTCAGATCTATTTGGCACTTTTGAAGTTATCACCAAATCACCGTTCATATACACTTCAATAAAATTTGGATCTACTGCAAGAGTTATTCGGAACGGTGTCTGTAAGGGTACATTTTGAATTGTTAAATTTTTCGTATTTGTTTCTTCAGAGATCCATCCCAAGGCCTGTTGACATAGTAAATCATTTTGATATCCAGAGCCACTTGTGTCTGAATCCCATGAACCACAACTACCCGAAGAGTTTCTTGGTGATACGTTTGCCCTATAATACATCAAATGTAAATCATTTTTATCTGGGCTAAGATACATACATATATTTGAATGAATACTTGATAATTTTTCTTGAATTGAACTCAAATTTGACGGATCAACTGTTATAGAAGTACCAGCGACGTTTGATAAAGCACTTCCTGTGCTTGGGTCAGTTACGACCCCAGGATCTCTAATTTCTTTTCCATTGTAAAATATCACACGATATTCACCAGAGTTCTGACTACTTCCAATATATACATCAAATGAAATAGTATAACTAGTCTGTCTTACTATACCTCCTGATCTTCCAATATCTTTAAATTTCGTAGACAGGTACACCGGAATCGTTGATGTTTCATAGGCGGATTTTATAATCTTATTATTTCCAGGAATTGTTATAATTGTCGTGGCTGTTGAGTCAAGCGTAAAAATTCCAAAGTTTGCATAATGAAAAAAAATTAAGATTATAAGACAGATGGTAGCAGCAATAGTTATATAAAAAATATATTTTGAAGCACTTTGTATTATAGTTGAATTCGTAGATGCATTTTTTAAGTACGACATTACTATTATAGTTTAATCTTTTTGAACGGAATACCAGATAGCAATTGCTAGAACAAACATAGCACCTCCGCCAATGATTCCACCTTTAATCATAGAACGCATGTCAAGCTCATCTAATGTATCTTGATTAATCACAGGATTTTTGCCTCGTCCTCCGATGCGACGATAATAATATATAACCTCAGACTCAAGAAGTCGGGGCTTTCCTAAACTGGCATTAACCTCGTTGTGTAAATTTACTGTCCAACGAAATAGGTCATCTCTTCTGTCCAAATGTGGAGTTAACGGATTTTTTTGTAAATGAACTTCGTAATGTTGTCTACAGACGGGGCATGGTATGAGAAATGCAAGTGATTCATAAAATTCTTTGGCAGCTTTTTTTTGCCCGTAGGTAGGATTTGCAGAGTAGCCTAGAGCGCTAATATGAATTGTGTGCCAGAAAATAGGACCCCATACTTCAGGTGGAATTTTCATTCTATTTGCTGTAACCATTTAATCTTTAATATACTAACCGCTACCCCCACGTAAGTATGTGTTGTGCATAAAAAAAGTACACCTTTAGGGGGTACTTTTTTTATGCACAACACGGTAAGCAGATCACGGTAGACGTTACTGGTTTTTGCCGTTTTTGCTCCCGTCTAAAAGGCATCCAATATCCTTATACAATGATGAAACCAAATGTATACTGTACAAATTGTGGACATCAGGGTCATATGACTAAACAGTGCAAGGAGCCTATAACTAGTTTCGGGGCAATTGTATTTAGAATCAAAGGGTCTTGGAATCAAGCAAAATCACTTTTGTCATCTGACTCGGCAATTACTGGAATCGAAAATGTGGAAAGTTCCAATATCGAATATCTTCTGATTCAGCGTCGTGACAGTTTAGGCTTTATTGATATCATGCGAGGAAAATATAAACAAGACGACTACGACTACATTAAACAGCAAATAAGAGGGATGACAATAAACGAAAGGGAACGAATTTTAATAACTGATTTTGACACGCTCTGGGACACTCTATGGGGGCCACCAACAGATAGTTCAAATCATTATCGCTCAGAAAAAGAAATATCCAGAGTGAAAATGGATAAACTTCGCACAGGCACACCTAGTCTAGAATCAATGGTGCAAGAGGTAACTCAAAAATGGCTAACTCCGGAATGGGGCTTTCCGAAGGGACGACGTGATATAGGAGAGTCCGAATATACATGTGCATTACGAGAATTAAAGGAGGAAACGGGTCTAGCAGAAACCGATGTTATTCCTATAAAAAACATGGAAAATATACGCGAGTTGTTTTTTGGAAGCAATCGTATACAATATTGCCACAAATACTATATATTTTTTTCTCCAGGAGAAAAGGAAATTAAATATGATATCACGAATCAACATATGCGTCAAGAGATAGGAGATATACGATGGTGTTCCCTAGATGAAGGGTTACAGTTGATAAGACCGGATAACTCAGAAAAACGAGAGGTTTTATTGCGAGTGAATAATTTACTCAAGAAATACTGCCCCCTTCGTTTTGAAAATCAACCTGTCTGTGCAGTTCACAAAAGACGGTCCAATCTATATAGAGAAACTACTGCTAAGTACTTAATTTAAGTAGTTGGCTTTGATGGCTAGAACGAAAAGATTAAGTTTTTTAAAGGGCTGCGATGTAGACTCAGTAGTGAAACGGTATATGCTGGTACATCTCCGTACTTATTTGGGGGTTTATTTAACGTTTCAAAAATAGCTATTACAGTAGATGGAAGATATAACAGAATATACAAATGAGGAAATATTGCGCAAATGGGAAACAGAGGATAACATGACATTTCGCGATGATATATTGGAAGAACTTGTTCGTCGTAGATTGTTTCCGTCTGCTGTAGGGAGTTGGGAATCAGAAGCAGGGCTTTACCCAGACACAAACGACCCCAGATTCATAGAGAAGATTATGATAAAACAGGAGTTTATTGAAAACAAACAAGAAAGTTTACAACAACAACAAAATCAAGGAGATAAATTATGCGACACAACCCGTGAGTTCGAATTGTCCTCTGTCCAGCGATTTATAAGTCGTTTTCTTTCACCCCAGTCACCATATCAATCCGCCCTGTTATATCATGGAGTGGGTGTCGGTAAAACATGCGCGGCCATTACAACTGCTGAGGAATATCTTCGTGTCTATCCAAAAGAGGCTGTATTTATTGTGGCCCCGAGAAATATTCAGCCTGGATTTAAGAGGACTATATTCGATGAGGAAACGCTTGTAATACCAGAAGATAGAAGTGTTGCAAATTCTGCGAGAGGGTGTACAGGCAGCACATATATTCAGCGCACAGGTACGGAATATGACTCCGAACGGGGAGTAATTATACGCAGAATAAATCAATCTATTAACTCCCGCTATAAAATTATGGGTTATCTTCAGTTTGCTAGATACATACAGGATGTAATCAATTCTGTACAAAAAACAGAAAATCCAGAGCGTAATCGGCAAGAGGAGGTCAAAGCACTTCGTCGGGCCTTCGACGGAAAATTGGTTGTGATTGACGAAGCGCACAATTTACGGGACGCTCCGAACGAAACGGAGGATGATGGTTTGGACAACCCTGATATAGATGATATATCTGAATCAAAAGCTGGAAAACGATTGACACCGGTTCTTCTTCGCATGTTAGGAGAAGTTGAGGATATGAAACTGATGCTTCTCACAGGAACACCGATGTATAATAGTCACAAAGAAATTGTGTTCTTACTGAATTTATTGTTACGTAATGACAAGAAGGCGGAAATATCAGAGAACGATATATTCAGACCTTCAGGGGAGTTTCGTAAACGTGGAATTCTAACGTTGGGAAAAACTGCACAAGCCTATTTGAGTTTTATGCGCGGTGAAAACCCTCTTACATTCCCAATTCGTTTACATCCAAGAGATGTTCCCACGCTCACAGAGTGGCCTACAGAAAGCCCCCAAGGAGAAGAACTTCCTTCAAATCCGGAGGCAGTTGAATTGCGTAAAAAGACTCTGTTAAATATGCCCTTTGTGCCCGTTTCATTCGAAGGAGATAGTTTAAAAATAGTTTCCGAAATTGCGAATTCTGTTGTTGCGCGTGGGGGGCTCGGATTACGAAGTCTGGATGAAATGGTGCAATCTGGAAACTGGCTCTTTCCAGGGGAGTCGGATGCCGAACTTATGACACGAATACGTGATACGGGGTTTGATAATACATTTGAAGAAATAAAAACGGGTATATCTTTACAGTATAATTCGAGAGAGGGTGTAAGTTGGCTTCTAAAGGGGGAACTAAAAAATGCCTCTCCAAAAGCTGATTTCATATTAAATCGTATTGTTAATACAAAAGGTGTTATTTTTATATATAGTCGTTTTATTAAATCAGGAGCACTACCAATTGTCTTAGCGTTAGAGGCGAATGGATACACTCCATGGGGTCCTACAGCAAAACCCCTTTTAGTCAATGCAAATTTGGGGAATTTAGGGCGCCAATGTGCTCTGTGTTCGTTCCGTGAACGAGCTCATGCGGGACGCGCACACCCGTTTACTCCAGCAAAATACGTAATTCTTACAGGTCAAGTGGGTATTTCCCCTAATAACGCTGCATCTATAAAAGCCGCAAGAGCAAAGGAAAATATGTATGGAAAAGAGGTAAAGGTTATTATTGGTTCACAGGTGGCCTCAGAGGGTATTGATTTGCGTTTTATTAGGGAAATTTATGTTTTTGATAGTTGGTTCCATTTAAATAAGATGGAACAGGTTCTCGGGCGAGGCGTACGTACTTGTAGCCATAGTCTATTAAAACCAATTGAACGAAATTGTACAATTCACCTCCTGGTAAACACGTACGGAAAAGCTCTAGTGGAAACGGCTGACCTTTACATGTATCGTATTGCAATGAATAAAGCTGTAACAATTGGTCGTGTAACTCGAGTATTAAAGCAGCACGCGCTCGACTGTAATCTGAATATTTCTGTAAATTACGTAAATGACTTGGAGCCTTTGGACAAGTTAGAGGACTCTCAAGGAAAACTGCGTGGAGTAGTTGATGAAGACCCTAAATTTAAAGGGAAAATAAGCATGAAGGATACACCCTATACGAGTATTTGTGATTGGATGGAGTGCCCTTATACCTGTGCGAAACCTGTGGATTTAAAAGGCATTTTAGAAAGGAATGAAATCGATATGTCAACCTATGATGAGTACGCAATGCGATGGCGTGAATCACAATTAAAAGAAATAATGAAACGCCTTTTTGAAGCAGAAGAACAACCAAATATTCAAATGGATACTCTCAATGACGCATTAAGAGAGGCTGGAATACCGGACATTGCTATTCGTATTTTATTGGGAAATATAGTAGATAATAAATCCTTTCGCATATTTATAAATGGCCAGGAAGGTTACATTACATGGAGAAATTTGTATTATTTATTTCAGCCAATTCGTCTTGCTGATGTACGTATCCCTTTAGCGCTGCGTATTGCAGATGTTCCCATCGGAAAAGAAAGTTTTATCCCAATGAAATATAAAGTTTCTCCCGCAGAGGAAATGCCAAAACCACCCACAGAACTAGATGATGCTGTTACGGAGAAAGATGCTGCTCCAGTAGTGAAAAATGTGGCAACAGATACTGCAGTAACCTATTGGAATGCCTGTGTAGCGTGGGCGAAACTGATGAAAAGCGGTGAGTCGCCCTTAGATATTCCATCGGAAATTATTGAGATAATGAATAAACGCTATAGCGGTGAAATATATAAACGAGAATTTAACGTGATATCTATGATTTCGTGGATGTACGAAGATATACGGAATTTACAAAATGAACAGGACAAATTGCGTTTTCGCACAGTACTTGCAGATGTTTTTTTGGAGATTATATGGGATGAAAGTATAAAACCATCTGAGCAAATAGACATTGTATTTAATCCCGCGAATACTAGTGATGAGTTAAATAGGGTGACTCTGGAGCAATTGATACAAGCAGAGGGAAGTGTCGTGTATAGATACATAAATATAATCACGGGTAAAATTGATTATATGTGTGGAAAAGAACCATGTAAACAGTCTGTTGTTGATTATTTTGAAAGGAATACGTCTGACCCTATAAATGTATTAGAGGCAAATAAAGAAACCACAGGTCGTATTTATGGATTCATTTTACCAAAAGTAAAAGAGGGGAAACTGGTTCTAAAGACAAGTGACGTAGTTGTAAACAAAGGTAACATACCGCATAAAGGAAAAGAATGTGAAAATGTGAGTACAATTGATGGACACAAAGAGCAGCTTCGACTAATACGCGAAATGATTGAAGCACTCGGCTACCCCCCCCTTCTTTTACGCGATACAATATTAAATGAAAAACAAACACGAGTGAAAGATTCCGTAAAACTCCCGAAGAAGAAAGAGGATGATAACTTATCTCCAATGGAACGCGAACAGAAACAAATGCGCGAGAAACTCTTCAAAGATACACGCAAATTTCAAAATGCAATCAAAGCGTGTGCATTGAAAAATATTATTTTACGTATGGTTGATAAAATGGAGCGTCAAAATAAGCGTCTACGATATTTTTACAGACCGATTGCTACAATTAAAGCAAAACATAAACTGAAGTGAAAAAGATTTTTACGGGCAGTGATGTAAAATTGAGTTGACTTAAGGAACTTATCTATAGTAAATAGAGTGAATGGAATATACGGCTGTATTTGAAGAGCCCGTTACATTGACTCCAAAAGACCTTCGTTCTCCCATAAAGAATTTAAATGCAATATTGGAAGAGAAACTTCGGAAGCGCTTAGAGGGAAAGTGCTATAGGCATGGATACGTTGTTCCAGACAGTGTACACCTTTTGTCTCGGTCATTAGGTACAGTTGACAGGGGACGCTTTACAGGAAATTTTCTCTTTCACGTACAACTGGAGGGAAAAGTATTGAATCCTCCAGATAGGACAATTTTAGAGGGTGAGGTTATTCGAAAGAATAAAATGGGTATTTATGTGAACTATCGGAATGCAATTCATGTTATCATTCCCAGGGATGCAAATGTTGGAAAGGAGGACTTTGACAATGTGGAAATTGGCGAAACAGTGAGCGTAGAAATCAAGAAGTCACGCTTTCAAGTAAACGACGAATATATTCTTAGTGTAGGACTATTTATAGCTCGTAAAGAGGGGGCCATAAAACCAGCAGTAAAGTCTAAGATAGTATCTGAAGACCAAGAGGAAACTGACCAAGAGGAAACTGACCAAGAGGAAACTGACCAAGAGGAAACTGACCAAGAGGAAACTGACCAAGAGGAAACTGACCAAGAGGAAACTAACCCCCCTTCTGCGGCAAAGATTCCCCCTTCAAACACGAAATAAATGATAGATGGATACAATATCAAATACAGATTATGATTCAAGAAAGCAAATGCTCGCGGATTTAAAAATCTTATCAAAGACTGAGTCGCTTAAAGCATTTGAAATTATAAAACAAAATAATGTAGAATATTCTGAAAACAGTAATGGAATCTTTTTTGATTTGTTGAAAATTTCAAATAAAGCCTTTAAAGAATTAGATATGTATATTGAATTCTGTAAAAAAGTTCGCATAGAACAAAATCTTCGAGATGAAGATGAACGTATTGCACAAGAAAATCTACAATGATATTACCGGCATCTAACGGTATGTGCCAACGTTACTGTGATGTGCTGAATTTAAGTTTCCCTTTAGTGGAATTTATTTTAAGTCTACATCACGGTATATATTGGTACAGCGGTTTAAACCATGAAGACTATCTATATATAGAGATGAACGAACCCCTCCGAGAAATCCTTCGGACGAATCCGACTATTGGAAAAACAGTCTTCCCTATTTCTATTCAAGTCTGTTCTGATACGAACGAGACTGATGAAATTCCTTCTACAGTGTGTGGTTGGATTCCAACCCCACTGGAACCTCCCGGCCCTGTTGCAGCCGTCCTTTGGAAAACGAATCCGGAATTCCGCGCAGGTTCGTTATCCGTTCGCAAGACGATTCTACGAGAAACCATTATAGGGCTGCAGGAGCGAGTAGAAAGGGAGTTACGAGGGCATCGGTGGAGTAGAAAGAAAATTATGGAGCAGCTGGTCGCCCAACAATCAGCAGATGCAAGCCCCCCACAAAATACACGGGAACTGAATGATGCACTGGCCTTCTTATACGAGATTCAATTTGTTTTTGTGGATGAAGCAAATAAGAGGGTTTCCTGGTCTCCGGAAGATGTTCGAGTCTGGTCCACTACGCGCCCCATCTGGGCTCTTTCTCTCGGTTCTCGTGCCATTTTTCACAAAACAGGTGAGGAATCCGTAGGAAAGGAACTTGGTATCTGGATTTCTAACCGTGAACTTGAAAACTGGCGTATTCAATGGCCGGTCGCTGACGGAACCTTAGAGGATTTGAAGGGGCGCTTTGGGAAGATGAATATTAGTTCTGGTTTTCGGATTGAAAAACCGAAAAAAGCCGATTATGCCTCAGCGATTGGTCGCGTTGAGGCCATTCAGAATCTAACAAAGTTTTCTGAATATAACGTCTAACGCATTGTACAGTGATTGGCTGAAGTTAAGTATTTGGCGGTAGCAAAGGGGAAAACACCCCCCTCTAAAATTTGAAGCGCCCAAAGGGAAACATCTACAGAGAAATAGAATTGCGGTCAGATGGAACTCTCGGCTGCAGAATTTAAAACGATTCAGACACAAGTAAATGAATGGCTTACAAACCCCGAACATGAACTAGAAACAACCTTTGGAGAAACCGGCCAAGTAGATATGACGACTTTTCTTAACGTTGCGAAAAGGCTTCGGACAAAGGGCTACAGCAGTCTTCCGCAAGGGGATATTATGACAGTGATGACAAAAGAGAATATCCGATTTTCATTGAACGGACTGGGAGTCATTCAGCAATATTGTCGGGACGATACTATGGCGGGTAAACCGTTTGTCGCCATGATTAAGGACCGCAGCGTAAAAGCTCAAAACGTGGATGTAGACGAATACGGATTCCGCATCAAGTCCCGCAGAGAAATACCACTCGGCACTGACGATGCGGCCGTAAAGAAACTTTTCGCCTCGTGGGCCGATGTGCCGAAGGCATTTCGCATCATTCGGCGCTGGACATTTGAGGACACCGGTATTCGGATTGATATGTCGATTGTAAAAAGTACAAAGAAAGTCTCTGGAGGAAATTTCCGTTGGCAAAAAAAGTATCGTGACCAGAATGTGATGCAGGCAGCGCCCATTTACGAGATTGAAGTGGAACTTCAGCGAATGGCGGGTGATACGCTAGAATCAGCTACAAAGCGCCTTATTCGTGGAGTTGGAGAGGTACTTCGCGGTATTCAAAAGAACGTGGTTCTTATAAGAAAATCAACCGTTCGTAGAGTTCTGGACTCCTACAAGTTACTTGTAGGTTCCGACGTATTTCGTGGACCAGCACCAATTCCACTTCAAAAGGAGAATTTCTCAAAGGAGCGGGAGCGGGGTAAGCCAAATATCCGTGATGGCTATAATGTCACAGACAAGGCCGACGGTCTTCGCTGTCTTGGTTACTGTAACGGGTCTGGTGAACTATTTCTGATTGATATGAGCATGCGAAATATCTATAGAACCGGTATAAAACAGCCCGAGTGTCGCGAGTCATTACTCGATGGTGAGTGGGTCACACAGACGCGCGACAAGGAGCCAGTTCAACAGTATCTCGTGTTTGACATCTTCTTTGCGGCAGACAAGAAGGATGTGAGTCAACTCCCATTTTATATGGGAGCGGTGGAGGCGAAACTCCAAAGTCGTCATGGACAAATGGAGAAATGGGTGGCTACATGGAACAAGCCGCCAGGGCCGACGCATGTGGTAAAAGGCATAACATCCGCAATACAGATGCAGGTATCCATGAAAGACTTTGTATTTGCTCGCGGGGGTGACGAACTCAGTATATTCCGCGCCGCTGCGCGCATCTTAGATTTGGGGCGAATATATTACACAGATGGACTCATCTTTACACCGAATGCAAAGCCTCTGCCGGCCACGGCTGGTTCAACCTTTTATGAACAGTTCAAATGGAAGCCGCCGCGTGATAATACGGTCGATTTTCTGGTGAAATTTCAAAAGACGGGGGCGGAGAAAACGGGGGATAAGATTACTGTGGGGGTGAAACCTGGTCAAAATGAAACGGTGAGTTATAAGACGCTCCGCCTTTTCGTTGGCTCATCTATTGTGAATCCTCGTAGTATAGTAATGAACGAACTGGAATTGCCCAAGCCCGAGCGGATGATGAAGGGGTCCGAAATAAAGGGAGAGTATAAGCCTGTACTTTTCACTCCAAAGGAGTTTCCTGATACGATGGCCAGTTATTGCTATTTGCCGGTGGAAACAGATCCTGATACTGGAGAAACGTATGTAAAAACGCACGAGGGAGAGCCAATTCAAGATAGGACAATCGTGGAAATGTCATATGACCCGAAAGAAGCGCCCGGGTGGCGCTGGACGCCGTTACGGGTGCGCTCGGACAAGACAGAGCGATTTCATGGTGGAACAATTGGACGCACTCTAAACAGTGACAAAGCGGCCGAAAGTGTATGGAATACAATTTATGACCCGATTACGACACATATGATTCGCACAGGAGACGGCGATCCGAGTGAAGAGGAACAGGCGGAATTGAATGCACTGAAGAGTGTTGTGGGAGGAAAGGACGCGTATTACGACCGGAAAAAGGCGCCGGTAGAGGACCACATGCTTACACGGACAATGCGCGATTTTCACAACAGGTTTATTAAGGAAAAACTCCTCTACAGGATCGGATTACATGGAACAGGGAAGACTCTATTGGATATGGCTTGTGGTGTAGGTGCGGATTTAGGTATTTGGATACGTAGCAATGTTTCCTTTGTCCTTGGAGTAGACTACTCGGGTCCGAACATTACAGGGGAAAAAGACGGAATTTACAGGCGATATTTGGAGCGACAAATAATGACGGGAAGAGAGGCGATTCCGCCAATGGTATTTGCGATTGGGAACTCTACGAAGAATTACACGAACGGTGATGCGGGTGTTAACGACGAAGAGAAGAATATTCTGCGGAGTGTCCTTGGGCGTGTGCGGCCTTCTGGAACACTGCCACCATATATTGAAACGACGGCAGCAAGTCGGCTAAAAACGCGCGCCGATTGTATGAGTTGTATGTTTGCAATTCATTACTTCTTTGAGACGCGTGAAACGTTCGCAGGATTCCTGAAAAATGTTGCGGAGAATTTGAAGATTGGTGGGTACTTTATAGGCTGTTGCTTTGATGGTAAGAAGGTCTTTGAACTTTTGCGAAATACACCGAGCGGTTCAAATGTTGTCGGAACAGAAGGTGACGTAAACGTCTGGTCCATTACGAAAGGGTATGAGGCGGAGGATTTGCCTCTGGGCGAAGAATCTCTTGGACTTGCGGTAGATGTGAATTTTGTAACTATTGGCACAAACCAACGTGAATATCTGGTAAACTATGATACATTGGTCGAGGGTATGGCATCGATTGGATGTGAGCCCTTGAGTAAAGACTCTTTGAAACAATTCAAGCTTTCTGAGAGTAGTACGACCTTTGATGTTGCGTGGGATACTGCGAAGAAGGGGGGGAACACATATACAATGCCGGATGCAGTTCGAAAATTCTCTTTTATGAATCGGTGGTTCGTGTTTCAGAGGAAACACGAAGTGGCGGCGGCGGTTGAAGAGAATACAGGGGTGCGATCATTGAAAGAGCGAGTTGCTGAGAGTATGCCTGTGCCAGAAAAAGAAGAGGAACTGAACGGGGAGGAGGAGACTGGTGCAGCGACTCCTGGTGCACCGACTCCTGGTGCAGCGACTCCTGGTGCAGCGACTCCTGGTGCAGCGACTCCTGGTGCAGCGACTCCTGGCAGCTCCAAGAAGGCTGCTGCCACTGCCACTGTCGCACCCATGTCTGTAAAACGCACTATCCCAGTGGCGCCCGGCCAGGCCACCCCTGCAGAAGCCACATATGTCTCGGGGGAACTATTCCAGTTCCACACGGACGCTGCTGAAAAAGACTTCCTTGGTATTAATGACAAAGGTGCTGGAAAATGGCTCTCTCCCACTGCCCCCTTTCCCATTGAGGACCCAGAAGTTGATGGTGTCGTATATCCCACAATGAACCACTTTCTCGCAGCCATGCGCTACAGACTCGCATCAAATGCACCCGATATTGCAACAACAGTCTTCAGTCGTGAAGGATCTATTCATCAAAAGTTCATTCGTATTCGCGTAGACGAATCTGAAGGTGGTAAAAAGCTTATTCCCGAAAAACGCGACCAGCGTCTTCTAAAGGAGGAGGACTCTGAAGTCCGCGATGAGATTCGCCCCTCGGCATTTAAGCGACGTGGGGCAACGTTTGATGAGGCGAAGTGGGCGTCCAAGAAGGATGAGATACTCAAGGAGGGACTACGTCAGCGTTGGGAGAAGGATAAGCGTTTCAGGAAAATCGTAGAGGCGGCCAGAGACAAGGGCAAGACGCTCCTCTACTACGCCCCTGGTGCAAACTCCAGCAATTTCGGGGGAGTCCATAAGAGCACGGGACAAATTGAGGGGGAGAATCGCATAGGGAAATACATTATGGAGCTTGCGGGATTTTAGTAATATATAACGGCATGATGAGACCTCTTATTTTTTAGGTATATAATAGTAGTATGAATGTACTCTTTAATACTTTGTTACTCTCACAGGTTGGTAGTGTTGCAAAATTTCTATCGTTTCTTGCAGTTGCATTCCTGTTTATGTATTTTCCAATTTATTTGTTTCCCCATATGAAAATATCAAATATACTAGATCTGCTAGATCTGCTAGGGCTTGTACTATTTGCAGCTTTACTCTCATATACTATTGTCTATCATACTAAAGTTCTTTTATATAACTTTATCATATTAGGTATATTATCTATCATCATTACTTTTTTACCTGTTGAATATATATGGATCTACTATGAGGCTGGTCTTCCTATTATTGTATTATTTTCTTATTTACTATTGCTATCCCCCCCAATTTATGATCTTTATATGTATTACAATAATAAACAAACGCCTAAAACAGCAGCAGGCCAAATACCTACGCAACCACAATCTGCAGGCTCTAGCCGTAAAAGGCGCAAATGAAAATCCCGTAGCGCACCGGCTCGTCGTCGAGCTCATCCACCGTCCACCCATAAAGCGCATACCCCTTTTTCGCAATCTGCTCTCTGGCCGTCGTTTTATCATAGGGAAACACCTCGCCGTACATAATCGGTTGAAATGTGGGCAATTTCTTTTTCCACGTTTCAAGCGCTGCCTCCGCCGCCTCAATCGTCCTATAAATTCTACGTGGCATTACTGCCACGTGCGGTAAAATAGAGGGTCCTTCATAATATTCGTCAGAGTACGCAAGAGCATATCCAATAATAGTATCGGTCATTCTAAATTATACAAGAATAATCAGCCTAAAGTTTTATCGCAGAGTTCACGTAAAGATGCCGCAAGCTTGGCAAAAACTCTCATTCCAAAACAAGCATCCTAGAGACGACAGTATACTCTTTGACGAGCCCACGCACGTATACACTGTAAATGGGACAAGTAAGGGCTGGATAAGTTGCACGAAGTTCATTCACAACGTGTTTCCGCATTTTGACGCAGATGCAATTATTGCAAAAATGATGGCATCTTCGAAATGGCCGAACAATAAATATTTCGGCAAGACGGCAAAACAAATAAAGGATGAGTGGGACGCAAATGCACGGGCAGCATCCTCTCAGGGCACGGCCATGCACCTTGGAATAGAGCAATTCTTTCACAGTCATCCGGAATTAGTAGAGCCGAATGTACTCTTGACGAAGGAGTGGAAGTTCTTTCAGAATTTCTGGCGGGATGTCGGGTCGGACCTTGTTCCCTATAGGTCCGAATGGGAAGTATGGAGCGAGGAGTATAAACTCGCCGGCTCTATTGATATGGTCTTCTACCGGAAGTCAGATGATTCCTATGTGATTTATGACTGGAAGCGATCTAAGGAAATCAAAATGGATAATCCTTGGGAGAACGGTCATGAGCCGGTGGAGCATTTGCCGAATTCTAATTATTGGCATTACACACTGCAGCTAAATACATATCGCTGGTTTCTAGAAACATATTACGGTCTGCGCATCTCAGACATGTGTATTGTGATTTTCCATCCGGACAATACGAATTACCAGCTCTTTCGGTTAAACCAGATGGACGAAGAAATTCAAGATATGCTCGCTGCGCGCAAGGCGGCTATAAAAAATTGAAGGATTGTTTAGGCCTCTTGGTGGGTATGTCAGGAGAAATTGATTATCGTTCAGAAATTACTAACATATGCATCAAGATAAATACAATTATGATTCAAGCGAAAGGTAATATTATAATACAAATGAAGAAAGAGGACCTTATAGGGATTGATATTCAAGAAGGTAATGTGCGTTTTATATTTAAGAATATACGGTATCGTCTAGAAGTAGCACATGGGGATAAACGAGTTACTAATCAAGTTAGTGAACTTATGAAAATATTAGAGAATAATACTGAAAATAAAGTAGAATTGTATAAACAATTGGAGAATAGGCTAGATGAGGTTGATACTCGTAGCGATAATGCTGAGAGTGAGATTGCCGAGTTGCGTGAACTTATAAAAATATTAGAGAAGACAGTAAAAAAAAATGACGAGGTACAAGTAGACCTACTTGGAATCAATACCTAATCTCTCTTTTGCGGATGCTGTCGTAAATGTACCGTGATGTGCATAAAAATTGAACCGGCCGACACCCCCACTCTTAATCCAAACATGAGCTCTTGGTCTACTTGCGCAGCCTATAGTGGAAATCCGAACAAGGAGGTGATGATGGCCGCGCGGCTTGCTCTTAGGGATAAGGCTATTGCCGCCTTGAAAGATTTCACTAATGCGGAGGATTCTTCGTATTCCCGCATTAGTGAATTAAAAGTGCACTGTGAAAATCTCCGCTATGCCTGCGCCAAATATCTCATATTCACTACGTGGATGCGCAATGGGGTTGGTGGTTCTTTAATTCATAGCATTTATCCAAATACCAAAGAACAGGCAGACGCTGCCATTGAAAATCTTGAATGGCAGCGGGAAGAGGATCTACGTGAAGGAACGTGGGAATGGCTCCATACTGGCTTTGAATACAAATACTACACTGCAGTCCTTAACAAACCTGAATGGTGGGACAAAGTTTGCTGCAACATCTAGACTCCTGGAATAAATATTCTTTTTATAGTTTTGCCATGTAGTAAATCTAAGAATGCGTGCGGTAATTCGCTTCGTTTCAAGAATTCAGGCTCATCTGGGTCAGTTACAACCATTGCTGGTCCTCGTTCCGTTATAACAAGTAACACGTATCCTAAATCTTGATCTCTCGCAAGTTGTTTCCCAATAATTTTTGGTTCATCTGTGCGAATATCATATTGTACAATAGGTATACGTGCCTTTTTAACAAGTTTTGTTAGCGCCTCCTCTGTCATTTCTTTTGCATCTGATAAAAGTCCTATAGATTCTATACTCGTATTGAATAATACTATAAAGGGTACTAATGTTCCTGTTTTGGAATAAATTACTCGTAGGCGAGCAGTAAGTGGGTCAGAGTTTCCCAAAAGGGTTTCAATTACTTTTGGGAGGGCGGTATCTTCAGTAATACTTGGCAGTTGCTTCTTATCTGATTCAGTAGAATCGCGCCGCATTTCCTCCAAATAAACGGGCTTTTCTTCTCTAGTTTTTGACCATTCTGTTCGTAACATTTCTGTCCATGTCATCGATTTTTCCGGAATAATGTACTGATCCCCAATTCGTATAGGGTCATCTATAATTGCAAGCTGCGATACACGCTGTTCAAACAGTTCTCTACGACGATTTCCGAATCGTATTAGCTCATCTATTAAACGAAATAACATAATGCGCGCGGCCGACATATGATTTTCCTCACTCTCTTTATGCCCCTCTTTACGCACGTGTATTAAACATTTTCCACCAGCACTCTTGCTACCAGCTTCAGTGTCTTCAATCCATTTGCACGTATTACTACATTCATCTTTCTTCTTACCAATACAATCTACCCGTAATAGACTATGTTGTTTCGGAGCGTCCGAATCTTCGTCGGTAATCCACTGTTCTACTGTAGAGCCAATCATAATTTCAAGACGTTTTCGTTTTTCAAAAAGGGGGAGTCGCCGGTCTCCAATGGTACTCTGCAATATACGACGAAAATCACCCCCATCTCTTGCAGAGTTTATCCATTTAGAGAATGTTATGCGCAAATGTTCAAAACTTTCCGTGAATCCTTTTATATTTATTTCTTCTAAATTGTGTAAATCCTTTAATGATGACGTTGATTCAATAATAATATCCTTGTTAATTTTCCACTCCATTTCTTGAATCATACGAGGAGATTCTTTATCTGGGAATTTCGGCGACGACTGTCCAACATCTAATACGGGAACGTAAAGTCCATTTTTAAGTTGAATTGCTTCTATCTTATTTGTACCCTTGCTTATTATAGCGCGTTCAACAGTATATAATTCAGCAAAATTTGGTTCGACATACATTTTATAGAATTGCACTACCTCGTTTAGTGGCGCCGGTTTAAAGTCATCCCAATCAAAAATTATTTTGACATCCAACACAAGTGTCATTTGTGGCCTTTCTTCACCTCCCATACGCTCAGGAATATCTTGATGAAATGAATAGCTGATACCATCTTCAATTACGGGTACAGCAACATTATTTCCCTGAGCATTCTTATAGACAAGTGCTGCCACATGATTGTACGAATCTCGAACGAGTCCTTCAAGTGTAATTTCCTCGTAATATTTTCCTAGTATATTTTTCACTCGAAGAAGAGGGGCAACCTTTCGTGAATTGAGGGCCAAACTACTTGTGAAAATTCCTAGACCCCCTGTACTAATTGCACACTGACCTCTGAATTCATCGATACGTTTTTCAATGATTTTAGGCCAACTGTTTCGTTGTCCGATTGAAAACGAAAAAAATGCCTGATTCGTATCATCTTCCGATAGAATATTGTTATTATAGTAGAAAATTGGTTCCCAATTCCCGTTCGCATCTTTTAAGAGGAATCCGATATCAGTACGGAAAAAATTTTCTTTGCTCATTGGATAAAAGGGACAACGAACCTTCAACTCTCCTGACTTTAAAATTTCAAGAACAACAAAAATCATGCCAGGACGACGAAATTCCTGAAATACACTGTCAGATAGAGCATATCTACGAGTTCCTACATTCATTATTCCTGGTAACGAAAAAAAGTGTGCAAAGTGGCGATAATGCTTGTCTGTTTTATCCGACTGCAACCACCAACAGAATCTATCATAGGACAAAAATGCCCGTCGCACAAGTTCTTCGTTACTTGGAGTCAATTTAGAAATTTTCAAATCAGAGAATGCCCACATCTTTAATTCTTGTCGAGTAGGCTGCTGCGACGTTTGTATGAGAATACGAGGTATCCATGTGGGGTCATACATTTCCAGCATTAAATTCCCAAAATTTAGCCCCAGAAATAGGCGCGGCTGAATAATATCTGCAAGAGCAGCCTTAAAATCACCAATAGAGTTAAATCGGAAAAAGGGAGCCACAGCTGCCAAAAACGAATCTGCGTGCTGTCGATTTTCGACGCCTATGCGTAAGAATCCCTTTGAATTTGGAATGAGTTTCTGATTTCCGGTACGACTTACAAGTTCTATAGGATTCTGTGAAAAGTACTCGTTAAGTTGTGGAGGGAGGAGGCCAATTTGTGGCGGCGAATTTTCCACAACTTTTCCAACATCACCCTCTTCTACGAATGCACCTGTTTTGTTTCGACGAAGTTTCTTGAATTTACGAAGAGCCGGGTCAAGTGGTGCCTTTTCCATACCAGAAATATATGCTGTACGCGCCTGTAGAATGGTTTCTTCGTAAGAAATTGTTATTTTTTGCACAATTTCTTCCGCCTGGGCGGAAGAGTCGCCTGTTTCATCTTGAGGACCAATTGCAGTTGCTTCTGCCCTAGCTGCAAATATATCTTGTGTAGGTTCGGGAAATTGCGGATCCCCTATACGTAACGGCTGATCCTCCAAAAAGCAACAGGGCAAATAGAGCCCATCTGGATGATTTGTTTTTTTAAGAAAACGAATATAAATGTGTCGCGAATCAACCTTCCCCTTTTTTACAACACGTTCCATAACGGTTTCGTTTACGCCTGGATATTTTCTGTTTATAATAAGTTTCCCTTCACAAATTGGGCAGCTGTTGGCCTCTTTCGTTGTACGTATTGAGCCATTTGTCATTTTTACGTGATGATTCTCACGAAGTTTTGTTCCACGGAATTCCACCTCACGCACGAGCATTTCATCACGAATACAAAAATATCTGGAACACATGTAGTAATTTTGTTCACTAGGTGATGAACCGTATTTCATAAATGTATAATATTCCATTTTTGTTGGGTCTGCGTCATACGGATTATTTTTTGTGTCTCTCTCTAGAGGGAAAACGTAAAAGTGTATTATTCCATCATCCAATTCCTCTTTATATTCGTCCCTTACTCGTTGAAATTGTTCTGGCGTAAGACTTGCAGGCTGTCTTGAGGAATTTGCCCCACATTGTGATACATACTTTTTAACTTCAGGTTGCTTATTTGTAAAATCAAAAAGTCTTCTGTCTGTTTCCATGAGCCTTTCTGAAAAATATGTGTCTAGATTTTTATATTGTTTGATGGCTTTTTGCGCTGGGGGGGCAGCTGCCGCAGGTTGGCGAACGGAAGCTTGTGGGGCAGCTGCCGCAGGTTGGCGAACGGAAGCTTGTGGGGCAGCTGCCGCAGGCACAGCTGCAGGTATAGGTGTATCATCTTCTGACTCCTCGACTACATTCCGATCTGGAGTATCTTCCATAAAAAGTTGTGAAAAATATTCAGGAACTTCTGGAGCTTCTTCTGGAGCTTCTTCTGGAGCTTCTTCTGGAGCTTCTTCTGGAGCTTCTTCTGGAGCTTCTTCTGGAGCTTCTTCTGGAGCTTCTTCTGGAGCTTCTTCTGCAATACTTTTAAAATTACTCTCCGATTCCTCATCAGAACTTGAGTCCCCATCACGATTTCTACTTTTATGTTCTTCCTCTCCCAGTTGAAATCGCCTTAATTCGTCTTCGGTAACCTCTAATTCCATTTTTGTAGAGCAGAAAAGAATAGAAAGAAACGTAATAACACGCTGAAGAGATTTGATAGAATCTGCGCGATAAATATGAAAGTAATATGTGGGGTGTTTTGCATATATAGCAATATCAATACCAGGATTGTTATACAGGCTGTAGTCCTTTGTATCCGGATTTATAAGAATAATTTCAGACTTCTTTTCCAGATTTTTTGCAACTTGCTCTCGTGCGTCATCAGATGAAATCTGAAATTCCTTCACTACAGCTGTAACTACAACTCCAATATCATTCTCATTACGAATAGGATGAAGAGTACTGTGCTGTGTAATAAATTGCTGATATCTGTCTTCACGATTAAAGTTTGAAACCATTTTATAACGTAACATAATGAGAGGACTAATACCCTCTGCAGGCGGAATTTCCTGAAATATGGGGGAAAACAAAAGGAGTTTCTTACGTAAAGTTACATTTGTATATGGTTCTTCTAAAAATCCTCGTAAATTTATCCCAAAAATAAAAAAGCCCTTTTTAAGAATAGGTGTTCCGCTAATATGCGTAAATGGTGTCAACGCCTCCTCTAAAGCAGTTCCGAGTGTTTTTAAATCATTTTCTGGATCTAATTTCTTCAAGGGTTTCGGGGGTTCTATAGTAATATCAGCAGTACCGTCATCTAGTACACGCATTGTCAAATAAAAGGGTACAGTATTTCCGCTGAGCTTTTTCATAATAATTTTTATCATTAGAAAGTCGCGTTCTGGTGTTGGATTTTTCTCTTGCGACCAAGAAATAAGAAGCCGCGGGTCCTCTAGGTTTGGTTCATTCGATGAAAGCATATGAATTTTACTAATAGGGCTATTTTCAACCGGTATTAAACGCATATACGGGATTCGTTCGTTTACAGGTATCTTATAAAAAAGTACTTCTACACCTGGAATTTGTGCAGGTTTTGGAAAGCTAATAAGAAGATATTGTACAGAAGAAAGAATAAGCGGAAATATTGTTTGACTTGTTCTTATTATATTTTCAAGGCGCTTGAAAAAGATGGAGCGAACATTTAAATTGTCGGCCAATCGCTTCGCTTGGACTCTTTTACTTTCATCCAACCTTAAAGAATTTGATAGTATAGGAAAATACGGATACAAACGTGCGTTCCATTTAAGTTCACTCATGGGGTGTTCCCCTGGTACCATTCGTTCTAAGGCCGTATAGAAATATGCTCTAAGTTTTAAGACAGAAGTCGATGGAAATCTTTCCTCCAATGTCGTACGCTCTAAATTCGTACGCCGAACCTCGCGACGAGTACCGGTTGAATCAACAAAGTTTGAATCCACAGGCACTTTTTCTAGAACAGAATCAATCGGATTGTATAACAAAACTGCATGAGTTGATGATTTAAATATAGACCAATTATAATCAACAGGCTCAACATTTGTATCTGATACAACATTTCCTAGAAATACGTAATCTGGGTGAGCAGAATCAGACCGTTTATATTTGTTATATATTGCTAATTTAATATCGAGTAGTGTAGAAAAGGGGTATATATCATCTAAGACTAGCTGTTTTATTTGTGTACCGGGAGCATCGAGAACTTCTATAGTCAATCTTCCCGTCTGCAAATTTTCCGAATGGAGTGAATCAATCGATGTTACATCCAATATAGATTGGATAAAATCTTTAATATCTGTCGTCATATTCCTATCTTTATCTGTAGAAAAGTAACCTTATGCTGCCGCATTGTACCGTGATGTGCATAACTTAAGTACTCCCTTTAGGGGATACTTATTTTACGCCTACATCACTACTATAGGCATATTCCAAAGTTAGGTATACACTTGGGGGTGTACCTAACTTTGGAATATGCCGTTAATCTTTTTGTTCTATCCATGAGAGCCAAGTACTTATTTTGTGATTTTCCCAACAGAAAAATCACTCGCATCTTTGGATGCATCGTATTTTGGTTCGTCAGTAATTTTCATACCACAGTATGCGACTGGATGTGACGAAAAATTTTGTGGGGTATAGACGCCCAAAGTTTCTGCCTGTTCAAGAAGCCACGCGAAATTATTCCAGAAATCCGGACCATGCCCAACCGTAGGTGTAATAATATGACCCATTTCATGAATTGCAACAAACATAATAATATTTTCATTCACGAGCGATTCATCCGAACCATCTCGTTGGCGTAAACAGAATTGTACTGACTCCCCTTTGTTTACACTGAAACTCGTAAATTCGTCGTCAGGTGTTGATTCACCAAGACGATGTGCATCTGCATCAAAATTTTTTGCAAGTTGCTTTACTTGCGGCTTGTCAGGAAATTTATTTTCCACGTATATTTTCAGCCTTTTCATTTTAAGTCTGGTCTTTGCCATTAAGTCAGCGGCCTCCTGTCTATCTGCCATATCGCGTACATTGTACATCTGTCCGTCAATATTACTTTTGACTTTTATCATACGATATTTGCTAAGACCTAAAAACTGTTTTGTATGATTCAATGCGTGATGCAATGATGATGCTAAGTCACTCATCTATCGTGATATGCATAAAATAAGTACCCCTAAATGAGATACTTATTTATCCCACATCACTAGCGCCAAGTACTTAAAATAAGTACTTGGCTCTGATGGATAGGACAAAAAGATTAAGTCACTCCAATATCATAAGGCCACAAAGTGGTCTTATGATATTGAAGTGACTTAACTTAAGCACATCACGGTAGACGTTACTAAAGTTAGTATTTTAGTTATAGCCATTGGAGCAAACAACTTGGTAGTATTTAACTTTGGCACACGCCGTTATATCTAGGCAATCTCTAAAGAGCGACGATTTACGTCGGGCTCAATAGTGGGCACGTTAAATACGGAAACGGGTACCTGAGGATTCGCCGGCTCTGAGCGGAGCTGGTAATTCGCATTCCGGAGAGTTTGACCCACAGTGTTTACACCAATGAGTGCACCTGCAGATAGAAAATTCTTTCCTTTCAAGCTACCAGTACCCATTGGATTCTGTTGAGCCCAAATGCTGTTGGGATCTTTTGGAAGAAGTTCACCGGGAGTAAGTTGGTCGCGGGGGTAGCATCCTGAAGGGGCCTCTGCATTTCCGAAATCGGCGGGACCAGACGGGGACTGAAAGGCCTCGGGGGCATTCTTTACTGCAGCTTCACGAGCTGGGCCAGCTGCAGAAACATTGCCCGCAGGCATAGAGTTATTAGATGCTGCAGACAGGGTAGATGTTCCTTGAAATCCTTCTGAACGCCCCGCAAACAGATTTGGTTGCAAATATGCAAGTGATACAACAGCAACTGCAAGAGCAGCTAAGACAAACAGGGGGGGGAGGTTACCACTATTGGAACCAGGCATCCGTGCTTCTGTAATAGACTGAGCGTATTTTTTATGGAAGCCGGGAGTATTATTTATCCTCTAAATCAAATGATAAAATCGAATCTGAATCTGATGTATTGTCCAAATTGCCATATTTTTCTATATACTCTATCATAAGAGTATCGAGGCGTAGTTTTGTTGCAGCCAAAATGATTCGCGCTTTTCGTATTTTACGATGGTATTCTGATCGGGGTGTTCTCTTAAGAACCATTAGTATTTGATTTTTAGAATAAGGGACTTCCTCTGATTTTTTAATCGTTTCATCTTTTGAATGGCCCGCGGCTATATTTCCGGAAATATCAAGTTCACCATGTGATGATTTTATTAAATCCCATTCTATCGTAATTTTGTTAAGATTTACAATGATTTTTACCGGACACCATATTTGGTAAATATAAAATATATAGTCAATGTACTCTGGAGGAAGTTCCGGAGGAGCAATATAATTATTTGTATTCCATTTATGTAAGACCTCATTTATAAATGTTAAAGGAAACACAGTTTTATTAAACCATTTCAACGAATACTCTTCAAATATTATTGCAATATCTGCAATATATTTCTTAAAATCAATGAGTTCACAAGATGGTAATGAAATTGATTTAGATAGTTTTGAAGGGTATCGTAGGTCAAGCTGCTTTGTGGTATTTATAGGAATAATAAAGGTTGTTGGGCCTTCTTTTATTGGGCTTTCAAATTCCATCCCTTCCTGTATTATATTCAAAGCGCTTTATATCCTTCCTTATTTTTGTGTAATGGATTAGGAATGGCAAGCACTCCGACACATAAAATAATTTCAAAAGAGAACGTATGGAGTGACATTGTTGCCGAAAGAATGACGAAATTTTTTGAAAAAGAGCATATACAATTCGCAATTCGCAATAAGATTTTAGACCCGATTTTGAGTTATATATTGAATAAGATTTTTCCTTATGTCATGCTCATATGTGTTATGTTTATGCTACTTCTCATATCAGTCATTGTTACTCTGTGTGTGATGATTTTCAAATTTCGGACAAATGTGGAAATACCCTTCGTGAAACTAATAGAAAAAGAAACGGACACTTAGGCAGATATGGCAAACACACAGATCGATTTGACAAATTTCGCGAGTCTGGTGCAGGGCTGGGTGCGTTCGGATATGGCCGTTGCGAATTTTAACCGGGAAGCAACAAAAGTACGAAAGGAGCGTGATCTGTACGAGCAGCAGATTCTTCGCATACTCAAGAACGCGAATCACGAGAAGGCCGTGATTCAAATTTCAGGAGGGAAATTAGTGGTTGCGGATGATAAGACAACGCAACCTCTCACATTTACCTCGTTGGAGGAGATGCTCCATTCCTATTTTATGGCGGCAGGGCGAAGGGACGAGACGAAGGAGATTGTCAAATATATTAAGGATAATCGGACTGTGGAGCACGGCCTGAAGTTGAAACGGGTTATTGGATAAAATAAAGTTTGCACTCTAGTTTTCCAGAATACCGGCGTGTGCCGAACTTAAGTACTTGGCGGTAAAACCCTCTTAAAGTCGTCCCTCTATCTCATATAGAAGTAGAGTGAGCCCTATCTCGTATGTCTGTTCTAGAGAATCGTATTTTTGAATGGCTGGACAAGCCGGTTTGGTGGGCTATGGAACACGTTCCCCGTAAAATCGTACTCCATAGGTTCGTAAAAGAGGGGTTGATACCCTTTGTAGAATCGCATGGATATACATTTGGAATAAATCTGTCAGAGGTATATACATATATCGCAAGAGGAATGTATGTAAATTATTACCACTCAACATTTAAAAGTGTGTGGACAGATACCCCCTATAACACGGAGCACGCACTCGAAGACCGCATACATTTTGACGACATGATTGATTGTGAAGCGTGGACCGAGTTCTGGTCCACGTGGACACATTGGAGCGACGTAGATCCGAACTTTTATAGGGGGCGCGACCGACAAATTGACATAGAGGAGTTTGTTTGGAGACAATTGGATTTGGACAATTCTCCGCAAACAGAAGTATTGTATTACCGGATGCACCAAGAGTTGGATGATGATATGGCTGATGAGCGACGGGGGGATGTCTATTTGGAGGAGGCCGTAGGATGGGGTGGATATAGGAAATAATGACTGTTTAAGCTGACCATTTTTCAGAATTGAAGGGAAGAATACCGATTGTATCCAGATTGTTTTTGATATCCTGTATCTGCTTGTCCATTTTGAGTGTAGAGGCAGTTCTAGGAATCGTACCATTCTCCATGAGAAGGCGCTCATCATTTGCGGACTGGTCGGGTTTCATACCGTAACAATTCACACCAAACCGCATTTCGGGATTGTCAAAGTAGCCCCCATTCACTCCTGGGCGTCCACAAGCGCCTTTCTGGTCAGGTGGGCCGTGCTGGAGTTTATTCCATGTTTCTTTTTGTGTGGGATAAATTGCGAGCTGCCCCTTTGTCCATCCATAATTACACCAGTCACCACCCTTATTCCATGCCTCTTTCACCTGTTCATAATTTGCCAGTTCTGCCCCAAGAGCAAGACATAGCGGCTCGGCGTCGTAATATGTATAGTCATTTACACTCACGTTGAATACCTCTTTAGAACCCATAGGGAGTATTTTTTTGAGAAGGTCTGTAGATTTATTCTCAGCGCTTATTTCAATAGAAGAGGGTGGTGCATCCGTCACATCCTTTTCTTTTTTTTCTTCTGGAGTTATTGGCTGCTCATTTGTTGGCGCGTCCATATTAAAAAATTTCCGGAAAGATATAACGAGAAAGTTCCACGCAATGTTGAATTCATCTTTAAATACAAATATTCCCACCAGAAAAGTTGCTACAAGGAATAGTAAAACTCCAAAAAAAATTCCATAAGCTGATATGCCTGATGATGCAGCAGCGGACGAGTTTACCACAGAGGAGGAGTTTGCATTCTTTCGCGAGTTATTTGCACCACTATTTGCGCCATTTGCGCCACTGTTACTATTGAAAAAATTTTTGAAATTGTTTGCCCCGGAATTTCCGGAATTTTTATGGTTACTATTAAAGGGCATAAGTGAATTTGCAGATGGTACAGCCGATGACAATGTGGACGTCGCGGAATTTACTGCGGTGGTTGTTGAAGTTATCGCAGAATTCACCGCAGAATTCACTTTACCTAATGCAGAATTTACTGCCGTAGTGAACGTATTTGAAACAGAATTTGCTGTCTTTGCAACCGAATTGGCGGCTGCTTTAAGAGTACTTGTCGAATTGAACATAGAACTCATTCTATGTATCATTAAGATTACAAATGAGCCGTAATGGCTGGAATTTGTTTATAAAAATACTCTAGAAACGAGGAAATTCCAACGTCAAAATGCACTCCATCGGGAGCCTGACTCGGGTATGCAATTCCAAATCCCCATGCATTCGGAGCACCCTTTAATGCCCCCGTATTTGCATCGTATTCCGCCATAGATACATCTTCAGAGCCAACGACAACACGAACGGAACGACGAATAACAAAGCCTGTTGCGTATACCACCCATGTGGCATGACGGGAAGCCTTCACCATTTCTGAAACGTCATTGTATGATATGAGGCGAACGAACGGATATTCTCCGGCAACAATTGAGTCCGCAATTATCGCGCCGTCCATTTTTAGGCCCTCGTATTCACCATCTCTGGCCCATATAAACGGCCCCGATTTTTTATAGACGCCTACAATGTCTTTCAGACCCACGTCAGAAAGATTTTTGAGAACGAGTATTCCGCTATGATTTGTTCCAAACACGATGACGCGGTCAGAGGGTCTGACATACGTTTTCAGGCGTTCAGAGTCAAGAGCAGCCTCTAGGGGTATAGACGGAATTGGAATATCATATTGTTTCGGAATAGACCCCTGCGCAAAAAGTACTCGCTGACAATTCAATTCTGAAATACCTATGCCGGATTGTACATATAGTGTCCAGCCCTCATTTTCCGGTTTCCATACGGCTTTTTCAACCGTACCGCGTACTGTTTGGAATTTGAGAGAGAGAAAAAGTTCTCGCAATAATTTTGCAATGATGCGCAGAGGTGTCGGCTGCTCTGGTCGCAAATCTTTTGCCCACGCAGGGAGTTCTAGAGAAGGCAAACAGCGTCGAAAAGCATCTGTTGTGGCCGACCAGGACGTATTGGAGATGACATTAGCCCATTTACGCTGAAGATCGCCGCCGTCAAATTGTGGGTCAATAATACAGAAATCATGTGTTGCGACTCCGAACTGATGAAGAAGGAGACTCAAAAGAATACCGGATGCGCCTGCTCCAATGATACATATTTTCATACTATGGGTTTTTTGGAAAATAATACACACACGTTATATGATATACCGGCATGTGCCAAAGTTAGGTACACCCTTGTGGGGTACTTAACTTATGCGCATCACGGTAAGCATTGGTCTAAGGTGATTCCTGTATAAAGTATACAATAAGATGGAAACAATTTTAAATGAACCACAATACATGGTGTTATACAAAAGCTCATATACTATCTTGATTTCAATTGCCTATGCGCTCTACCGTAAACACTACGTACTGATTATTGTACCAAGCATGGTATTTCTGACTTCCATTAATTATTGGCGTAAACCTGATTATTCATGGAGACGTTATTTCGATATGATAACCGTAAAATGCATGATGGTTTATCAAATCTACGTTGCATACAACGCACAGTTCATAAACCATTGTCTTGTCCTATGGGTAATCGGAATTTTTGCGTATTATTTTGCCACTGTGAAATATTGGAACGGTGACAGGTGGTCGTCGGTGTACCTTCATATGCTGTGTCACATTTTCTCAAACTTAGGAAATCTCGTTTTATACTCCGGTCGTATTAAGCCACCCACATCCGTTCAAGGATTGTCCGCTGGCGCCGTTTGATTTCCACCCCGACTCGCCAAGTATTGTCTTTGCTGGGGCGTCGTGCAGACGCATCCACCACCGCAACTAAAACTCGCCCCACAACATTCGGGCTTACACTGGTTATTTTTGAAAAGAAAAAGGTTATCGTCGCCGGGAACAAATTCGTCGCCCAGCAATTTCTCATTGGGCGCAGTGTATCTCCAACTAGAAACATTATTCCCCGTAGAAAGCACTACACCATCGTAATTTCCAATAGCTTCATACTTGTCCTTCGCGCCGCCTGCGTTTGATAAAAGAAATGTATTGAATCCCTCCTTGAGCGTGGAAGTGTTCGGAGCCGTCACCTCACCCATCTGTAGATTTCCCCGCACCTGTCCACCCGAAGTCGCCTGTGTCATTGCGGCCTGCGTAGGAAGATTTGGTTTTATATTTGGGGTAGCCTGAAAATATTCACGCCTAGAATACCGATAGGCCATCAAAACATTAGCAACAACAAGTAGAGCTAAACCAGTAACGACAACAGAATACTTCATCCCTCTATAATATACATAACTTATTTTCCATGAATCGCCTTTGAAATACTTTCATACTTTAAATATACCCAATTTCTGTCTTGCTTAAAAATTTCAGCAACTCGGGGCATTTTATTCTCAGAAAGTTTATAGACTGCATCCAGCTTTCTAAATACACCCAGTGCGCCGTATGCTTTAATAGCCTTTTTCAAAGCTTCACGACGCTTTTCGGAAGTTTTTCGGAACGAATATCCGTATTTCGACAATTCTCCCTTACGTGAGGGACCAATTGATTTTGGAACATGTTTACCATTCTTTCCAGAATCTTTCACACAAGCAGCAGCCACCGTTGCAGACTGGGCTTTAGGGTAAACACGATAGGTTGTCCCTGAGCGTGTAACAGTGTATCCTTTTTTACGAATACTATTACGAAATTTACGCCTATATGCCTTTCGCTCAATCATGCCGGGAGGACAGGCCATTCTTGCCAAGGACTTTATAGAGGGTATGTATACACCCGCCCTATTTTTTTTTGTTGAAACGTTTGCAGATTTTCGTGCACGTTTTGTGCGCGAACGGATGCACTCCGTTCGGAAACCAAACCAATCTCTCTTTTCTACATATCCATTTGGACAACTAGGCATGTTCTATTTTAGATTGTGAATTAATATGATTTGGATTTAAATCATATGGATACGTGAAAATATCTATATATGTATAATACCTACATGCATCCATTTCCTTTTCCGTAAGAGCTTTCAAGTCAATATTATTTCTATAAAAAAAATTATATACGCTATTTGTACTCGGATGTTTAATATTTTCCAAACACATATTTATTAATCGTCCAAATTGTTTGATACGATGAATGACTTGATTTAAGTTATTTAAATCTTGGACATTCTCACTCTTGTATGATTCTGTAGCTTTGTATACATTTTGCTTGAAATGATTTACAATAGAACGAAATCGTACGACATTTTCTGGTATATCCGGCATAACCGTCTTTGTTTTTTGCCCACCTTCCATCTATTATGCGAAGCGTATAAATTTGCCAGTAAAAACGACATTTTATGGTAGAATGCAAAATCGTCCTCCTGGTCTTGATAAAGAGAGCGTTCAGAGTGCTGTAGAGCGCGCGAAAACGGAAGTACATACATTCAATGCAAAGGAGCGAGTGGAATACATTCGAAAAATGATAGCCTGTGTGGAAAAATATCGGAATCAGAATCGGTCCGTAGAAGAAATTAAGCAACTTCTACCAGAATTCTACGAGCAGTACAAGAACCTTTTTGAGATGCTCACTGCAGTAGAGGGCTACGACCAGAGTAATCTGAATACGATGTTGGCCATGTTACAGCATATGGACAAGGGAAACCTGTCGCAGCACGAGGCCTCAGTTGTCGTGGGGAAAAGACTGTATGAGAAGTACGGAAAAAAGGATTAGATGCGGATTCTAGGTTTTGCATAAACCCCGAAAAATTCACACCACTCATACGATTTATTTAGGACCTCTTCGTAGCATTCTGTCTTCCAGACATCGGGATTTTTTGCCAAAAAAATAGCATTTTGAATATATCGAATCTGCAAGTCCACTCCAGCCCTATTGTGTGCCTCTAAGTAGGCCATTTCAGCTGGCGTAAAAATGGAGGTGAAGTCAGCCCATGGAAATAGACCCTTTGCGGCCTGTTGTTCCATATGTATAAGAGCCTCCGTAATTAGTTTTATACTGTTTCCACTGTTGACATTGGCTCTTAGACCCATTCCCAAAAAGTAGCGCTCCGAATTACATGGTCGCGTCATTGCGGGCTTGTATAGAGTCCATGCCTTAAAACAGCGGGATAAAAGCAAGACAAGAAGTTTCGTATGAGATGCCGCGCAGTCAAACATTTTCAATACAAAAAATCCCCCTGGACGAAGAACGCGCAGACCAATCGTTATAGAAGATAATAAGAGGTGAAATATTTGCATTTCCTGTAGAGTATAATCGTTACTGAAATCAAATCCACCGTCTGCAGTAAATATGTGCGCTCCACCGAGCCTCCCCACCTCTGCTATATACGATGCCTGATTTTCGGTCTTGTAGATGTCACCTGTCCCGTCCACCCCATAATGAAGATGCACCTGTTTGTTACGCAGTAGAAAGTTATAGCTTTTTTTCCAACCTGGAATGTGATGATTTGTTGGCTTCAAAGTGATTGCAACAGAGTTGCTCACTTTCTTTTTTTCATTTTCGGTTAAAGTATAAAGTGCCTGAATGAAACCGCCAGGACCTTCCGCTACATGTGCGGAAACGAACTTCGCGGGAGCATCTTTAAAAAACTGCATGACGTGTAAAATCTCCACCATCTTAAAAAATGAGCGAGAAAGTGGTGTAATAAGACTTATAGAAGGGGGGAGTCGTTCGTCATTGTGTGTATAGACGAGTTCATACTTGTTCACCATTTTTTTTGCAAGTTCCCATATCTTGTCCTTATCTAAGGCCTTTATTTTATCCTTCACTGCAATAATATCCGCGTTATCATTGGATACCCAATTTTCAGAATAAGTAATTTCAGGAAAAGATACAAAAGTCCATACTGGACTTTGTATATATTCTACTGTTTTCCACGGAGGCTTTTCTTGTATAATTGAGTCCATACCATAGTATACAAGCAGAGGTTTAGCCCTTAGTTGCTAACCGTCAAATATAAAAATAATAAGCAGCATGTCTTATTATTTTTATATTTACCGTGATGTTCATAAAATAAGTACCCCCTAAAGGGGGTACTTAACTTTGGCACATCACATTATACTTTACTGGTCGACTAACATGATCTCAATATCCGGCTCATCCGCGGCCGTTATCACATTCGGCATAGTAACATTCATACGAAGTTGTGCAGAAGAACACATGTCATTCTCATCCTCATAGAGTGCCTTTTCTAATTGCTCCTCGGTGAGTTCGCCCTCACCTTCCTCCTCGTATCCCTCCACTGGCGCAAGACCCTCTTGTAAACGCATGAAGGCACCCTCATCCAAGAGTACATTAAAGAATCCAGTTCCACCGCGAATAACTTGACCGGTCATAATATTTGCAGAAACGCCGGTCACTGGGTCCAACTCACCAAATACCGCAGCATTCAGGAGAATCTTTTCCATCTCCTCAAAAGATGCTTTTGCAAGTGGTCCGATATCTGTCTTATTGATTCCATGTCGGTCCGCAGGCATTAGACGCCCACCACGGGTCATGACATCACAGAGAAGACCGAGATGCCTGTTGTTCACTCCTGCCTCTTCAAATAGCGTTGTAATCTCATTCAAGAGCACTGCACGTGTGGCTTCTATGCCCAAAATCTTATAGATGTCGTGTACATGACTACTCGATAGTCGCGTTGCATCTACGTAGGGGTGGTTCATCACCTGAATATAGTTGCTTCCGTCCGTATCCAATACATACTGGCGAACCTCCTTATAGAGGCCATCAACAAGTTCCAACATATCCTTGTCCTCACGGAAAGTTACAGACTTGATTCCAGGAACACCACGAAACACGATTCCATTTAGAATGCGATTCTGGAATTTTTTCAGATTTATCAAATCATCTAACCCACTCTTCATTTGCGTAGGAAGACGCATGCGCATAATCAGCCTGTCACTGTTATAGTCGCTGTAAATAAGATGCAATGATTCTCCGAAACGAGTACGGAGAACGTAGGCAACGTCATCCATGCTAATATTTTTGCGAAACATACGGTCACGGTCTATCTCAAATCGCAGAAGCCACCCGCTCCAGTTTGTTTCCGCACCCTCTTCCGCCTCTTTCTCGAAAAGATGATAGAATTTAATGAGATCAGCGTCCTCCTCCACAACAGTTTCGGCGTCCTTTGGGTCAAAGTATATTGCTGTCTTCACGGTAATATCCTTGAGGAGCGTGAGCTCCAGGTCCTGCGCAACCTGTCTCGCCTTGTCCTTGGACCCTCGGAATTCTGGCTTCAGATAGACGGTCAGTGAAATTGCCTTCGGATTCTGCGTAACTTTCAGAAGCTCTTTGAGGCGCGGCACACCTCTCGTGACGTTGGACTTTGCGGCCACGCCCGCTAGATGGAAGGTGTCTTTCACGGCTAGACATGAATGCGTCATGAAATTCCGAGTTCCCTCCACGGTCAAGTCATACACGAGGTTCTTGATCGGCACAACCTCTTTGATGGATGTAATAGGGTCCCAGACGACTTCGCCCGTCGTGTCACGCTGGTACTTGCGCTCGGCCGTATTCTTTATGAAATGCTGGTCTAGAATGTCCTGCTTGTCTTGGATGCTGAGGCGGAAGGTCTTTGCGAACACCGCGCTGTATTTGACAGGAATGTACATTGTGTAGTTCGTGCGCACAGAGTCAAAGACGCCGAGTTCGGGCGTCCTCTCGGATATCGTGCTAAAGATTCCGTATCTCGCAAAGAGTGTTCCGAAGCGGACGAGGAGTTCCTTAGAGACGGAGGTGGCCTTCACACAGCCTGTGCGCTTCTCCACGGATCCGTCCCCACTCACATATCCGTCCACGAGCCCCTCTACGAACTCGTCGGGCGCCTGGAAGACCCAGTCAGGCAGCGTCTTCTCGTGGCTGACACGACCGAAGAGACGCTGCATGAGGGTCGCAAGGAGTGTGGAGTGAATCACGAGGCTTGTCGTGGTGCCCTTGATGCCCGTCTTTATGGCCTCACGCTCTTCGGAAACGGCGTGCGTCCCGACATTCCACTCCTTCATGAGTGCTTGGACCCTCTCCAGATAGGCGGGGTCGTTATTCGTGATATTCACCTGCGTTGCGTTGCTGGAACCCTCTGCGAGATAGGCGCCAACGAAGAATCCGAAGGACTCTGTGAGCGCAATCTTCTCGGGGATTTGGCTCACATCAGGGCGGCGGGTGCGCGCATGATATACATAACCCGATACAATCTTGTCGGCGTTAGTGTTGTTGCCATCCTCAAAGGCGTCCAGGAACGCGTCACTGCGACTGTAGGGGATTGTGAATAGGTTGCCGTTGTTCTTCTGGAACCAGTGACGCTCGTGGCTACGTAGCTGAGTGAGTGCCAGCTGAACATCCGTGCCATATAGCCACTCCGTGGGAGGGAGATACTCCCTCAACGAGAGGAAAGGGAGTTGCTTGAGCTGGTCAAGTGCGAGCGAGTTCGCAATCGGCAGACAATCGCCCACCTTCAGGTCGGATCCATTCACACCGACAATCTTCCCGTCCACGAGGTTCAAGAATGACTTGCCCTTCGTGCCCTTGACGGTGCGCCCAGAGGCCGTCGTGACCTCCAGAATCGTATTCGTACCGTCCTCATTCACGACAGGGTGGCGTGTGACCGCCTCCAGCTTCGTCCACATCATCTGGCCGTCCTCGTCGCAGGAAATCGCCTGCCAGTCATTCCCGTCCTTGAGGTCCAAGTAAAGCTGGTCATTAGGGAATCGCTGGATGGCCTCGGGCTTAACGGCCGCCATGTGCGTGTCCACGAACTCGCCAATATCGGTGCAGACGATTTGGCCGTTCTTCGCAATCATAATCTTCGTGTCCCAGTCCACGCTATTCAGGGTGTTATGTACCAGAATACAGTCATCTACCATGAAGGAATCGTTCCCAGGCACCGTGAAGTCGTACACGAACTCCTTCGGATCCTCCAGGTATTCTAGGCCGACGATTTCGTCCCAGATCACGTCGGAATAGGCTGCGCTCAAGAGGGGCGCCAGCTCGGCCTTGGTCGCCCCCGCCTTAGCGAAATCATCAATATACTTCCGAAGAGTGAGACGACCCACCCTCTCCTTCTTGGCCCAGCGCCCGTAGTTGCGGGACTGGCCAGGCATGTTCAGAGATTTCCCGAGCGCCGCAATGTAGTCTCCTAGCGCCGGAATCTTGTCATACATTTCCTTCGTATCGTGCTTCCCGTCCCGCTCCATCCACGTAACGATGGTGTCAAGAGCCGCCGCCTTTTCTTGGAGGCTGAATCCGATGCGCTGCTTGAAGAGAGCCGCATACTTCTTTAGAATACTGATAGTGTGCATCACCTTTCCAGGAATGCGAACGGACGTCTCCTCGCCTAGGACACCGAAGATGCCGCAATAGGAGAGTAGGCGGTTCACGGACCGAATGAGGCTCTCGCTCCGGCTTCCCACACGAATCAGGTGGCGCTCGGCGCTCACGTTGCCGTCGCCGTCAAAGTAGCCACTGAGGAGACCATACTGGAACTCACGGCTGTACGAGAAGATGTCCGCACCAAGGGTCTTCTCATAGGAGCCGGTCTTGAACTGGGCCAGCATGAAGTTACGGAGCTCCTTGCAGTAGATGATATTGTCCTTAGAGGGTCCGAATTCGCCCTGGTAATCCCGGAAACTCACTTCCCATCCGTATTCGGCCGCAAGAGTGCGAATCGTGGACTCCACTACGGGGTGAATCTTGCAGATACGCACGGTGTTTGAACCGAGCGAGCCGTCCGCCAGGTAAATCCCACAGAGCCAGCCGAACGCCTTGTTCAGCTTGAACGAGCCGACTGTCGTGACAGCCCCGGGAGTCTCTGGAATCTGGTTCGCAATGGGGATGCGTGTGCCGACACGGAGGTCGGATCCGAGAATGGCCTCCACACCCTTTTCGGTGCGATGCAGGAACGAGTGTGAGAGAGTGGCCGTGGTTGTGCGCCCTGAGCGAGTCGTCACTTTCACGAGACCCCCATTCGCTGGGTGGCGACTCACCTCGCTAATCGGCATCCAGGACACCTTCTCATCCTGGCTGACACCCACAATACGATACGTGTCCAACTCCGTTCGTAGCACACTGCTTACGTCGGGCTTTGTGGAGCCAATAAGAGGGTCAATAAATCCGGAAATCGGACCACAGTAATTTTCACCAGTTTTTACGTTTATGACGTGTACAATGGTGCTGGCCACTGCAGACATCTGCGTGCTCGGTTCGCCGATGCTCTGAGCCGCGATAATTCCCACCTGCTCCCCAGGCTGGACCCAGCTCTGCCAGTTCTTCACGAGAATCATCTCGCAGGCCGTGTCAAACGCCTTCTTCGTGAAGCGCTCCTTCACGATAATCTTGTGTGGCGACAGGTAGTAGCGCAGAAGAGCCGCCCACAGCGCATGCTTCGTCTGTGTGCGCTGGATGAGGCGGTCAATTCCCGCAATGACATAGAGGGGCGTGAGGTCCGTCTTCTTGTCTGCGCCCAGTCGGAAACTCACAGAAACGTTGGTGAGAACACGCTCCAGATTCACGGAGGCAAAGAGGGGCGCATCCTGTTTCATGCGCTGGATGCCCTCCACGAGCATCTTACGATCCGCCACAATCTGTGTGGCGAACTCGGCGAGAGCCTGGGAGTCCTCGCCACGCTGCGCACCGGCATCCAGAATCCCCGCAATATCTACGCCAGTCATACCATACTGCTTCAGAATCTCCTCTTCGGATAACTTGCCGATTCCGAGATTCACCGACTCAATCTTCGTCGCATTGATACCGTCCTCGCCGTATTGGAACTGGAGAATGTTCATGCGGGAGTCGCGGACAGTCCCGTCATACTGCGTCGTGAGGTCCTCCATGGCCTTCACGAGCTGGCGCTGGATGTAGCCTGTGTCGGCCGTGTCGCGGACGACCAGGCCGTTCTCCAGGGCGAAATTCAGAGTACTAGGCACCGTAATATCATACATCTTAGGATACTTCGCATGGCCAGGTGTTCCTGGGCGCACATCAATCGGTGTAATCTCTGTAATAGTATCCTTTACAACAACTTTTGCGCTATTGTTTTCAATCACAGGCAGCGCATCTCCTACGCTAATATCTGTCATCTTCCTTTCTGTGTATAGGCTCGTGGCCTCATTATAGACAATAAGCGACTTTGCAGCTGTGACAATAACGGAACGACCGCTCCGTGTAGTAACCTCATAGAGTGTGTCACCCGGGTCATGACGAGTTACCGCTGTCACTGTAGCAGTGCTAATAACACCGGCATCGTCGCAAGTCTGAATGCTGGTATTCTCCTTGAGCTGTAGTAGTTCCAGGTTCGCCTCATTTGGAAAGTACTCTACATCGTTGATATCCTTCGTGAGCAGCGCATCAACCCACTCACCAATCGCTACACACTTTGTCACACCACCCTCCATCACCACAATCTTTGTATCGCCCGTGACAGACTTAACAGCCGTATCAATCAGGCCCTCACGACCCGACATAGCGTGGAAGAAGAACTCCTGCGGCGTCAGGCCCTCGATGAATGACGACTCGACGAACCCGCGCGCCTCCGCACCGTCATCGTACTTCTTATAGTGCGGCAGAGTCCGGTCCGTGAACCCATAGGGAATACGCCGTCCCTCGGGCGCCTGCTGCCCCACACAGGCCATCATCTGCGCAATATTGATGGTGGAGCCCTTGGACCCCGCACGAACCATCGCCACTAGACGGTTCTCGTCGGACAGAGACCCGAGACCAATCTTGCCCGCCTCCTCCGTCGCCTTGTTCAGTTCCCCATAGACCTTGTCCTCGAACTCCTGGCGATTGGACTTGCCCGTATTATTGTCAAAGAGGTCCATATGAATCTGTAGGAGCGTATCCTCAATAGCAACCTTTCGCTTCTTGATGACCTCCTCCATCTGCTTCCGAGTATCCTCGTCCGCAATCAGATCCGATACGCCTACAGAAAAACCATTGTAGACGAGGAACTGCTCGACAGTGTTCTGCATGGAGTCAATAAAGTTCACCGTGTCCGTTGAGCCGTAATCCTTGAACACAGTGTGAATGATACCCTTAGACGGTTTGCTGAAGATGTCCTTGTCAAAGATACCCTCCTGAATCTCGCCCTCGCGAATCCGCACGAAGTTCTCCTTGACCTTATTGTCCTTGTACATACCGTTCCCCATATCCATATTGATTGGCGGCAGAAGTTGGCTGAGAATTTGCTGACCGGACCAGCGCTTCTTACCGTCCTTCTCACGCGCACCTACGGGCACGACACCCTCAAAACGCCGATTCCACATCATCATATTCATAAACTCCCGCCGGTTAAAAGAAACCTGAGAGCGCGTAATCCGATAGGACCCGACTAACGTGTCCTGAACAATGCCAATCACAGGCTTTGCGTGACGGGGGGTCACGATTTGGTGCGGGACGGCCGCAATCTCCAGGAGCTCCGTGGCACTCTCGTAAGATTGCGGAATATGTGCGTTCATCTCGTCGCCGTCAAAGTCTGCATTGTAGGGCGCCGTGACAGATACATTCAGACGGAACGTATTATACGGCAGTACCTTCACACGGTGACCCATCATAGACATTCTGTGGAGTGTCGGCTGACGATTGAATAAGACAATATCACCGTCGATTATATGACGATTCACCACGTCGCCCACATGAAGAACAATCTCTTTCCGATTGACATGTCGAAGACTAATCATGCGCCCGTCAGGGCGCATGATTGTTTTGGCGCCAGGGTGGCGCTCCTCGCCATTTGGCCCCACATTCTGAATAAGTTTGTACATCTTTGTAATGTTATAGGGTGTCACCTTCTCGGGAAAAGTCAAGTTCATCGCAATTTTCACCGGCATCCCGAGTTCTGCAATAGATATGTTCGGGTCCGGCGTAATCACGGAACGCGCAGAGAACTCGACGCGCTTTCCCTGTATATTGTAGCGAATACGACCCTCTTTAGACCCGAGACGCTGCTGTACAGACTTTAGAGGACGCCCTGAACGTTGGGCCGAAGGAGCCACACCCGGAATCTGATTGTCTACGAGAGTGGCTGTATGGTATTGAAGGACAGTGTGTTCGTCCTCAATAAGATTTTTCCCCAAATTGTTATTAATCTTGTCCTGTAGGCGGTGATTTGTCATGATGATTTCAAAGAGTTTATGTGTCAGGTCATCCTCCGATCGCTGATTATTGTCCTGAATGACCGAAGGCCGAACCTGGGGCGGAGGAATCGGCATTACGGAGCAAATCATCCAGTCTGGGCGACACCAGAAGCGATTGAGTCCCATGAAATCAACATCCTCATCCGTAATACGCCGAAAAAGTCGCTGAACATATTCTACCTCCAGATATTGGCGCTGTTTAGTCGCTTTTGTTTCTTGGCCGGGGCCTTCCATTGCGTCCCACTCTGCAACAATCCGCGCAATTCCTTCGCGAACGTATCGTTCGGGCTGTCTTGCACCGCAACCGTCCTCGCCCTCCTGGCCACAACGAGTAATGCTGCTACAAAGATTTAAAACTGCGCGCCAACGCTGCTCTCCAGAACGGCGGGAAATCTCTTTATGAAGAGATTTATCAATCAAGAGTTTACTACAACGTACACAGACGCAATTGAGTACATTCATAATGTGCGGAAAGAATTGGATGAAATATACTGGGCGAGCAAGTTTGAAATGCCCAAAATGACCTGGACAAGAATGATTTGTCTGCCCACAACTCCGACATGTCTTTCCATTGTCCAAGACACCCATTCTGGGATCAAATAGGCCGCCAATTCTGGGCTCGTTTCCATCATAGGTTCCAGCATTTGTAATTTCTACTACGGAACGTCGCTCAATCTCTTCAGGACTGAAGATACCAAATTGAATGCCAACAATTGGCTCAATGTCCGATGTTGGCCTATTTAATCCTGCAGGCATTCCTCTCTTACCTTAGTAGGAATTTCTATAGGCCTCAAATTTATTTTGACGGGGCTTTAGGTGATTTTCAAAACTATTATAATAGTAGATGGAATCTTCAGAAGCCCCTTTAATAGCAAATACCAAAAAAGCAAATACCAAAAAAGCAAAAAGAAATCCCTTAATGAGTATTGAGCGGCGTTTAAAATCAGGAATGTATAATAAGAAAAATCTTAAACGAAACTTACGCACTTTGCGTGCAAAAATAAAGGAGTACAATAAAAAGGGAGAACTTAAACAATTTCTTCAGACCAGATATAATACAACAAGAGGGCTATTGGAAGAATTAGAAAAGTTTGAAGAAGTTGGAACAGCGATTCCACCCCCTGCAGAACCTAAAAAGAAATTTACTATCAGGAAACCCACTTTCGTTGCGCCTGAAGCGGCCGTAGCAGAAGTTGCGCCTGAAGCGGCCGTAGCAGAAGTTGCGCCTGAAGCGGCCGTAGGAAAAGTTGCGCCTGAAGCTCATAAGCCTCCCCGTATTATGACTTTAAAAAAGAGAAATAAACAACCAGTAGGATTTAATCCGCCGCCTCCTGAAGCACCTCCGTTAGCTGTACCCTATGGAAAATATAAGGAAAATCGTTCTGGAATTTTTCAAATAGAAGGGCATGTAAATCATGTAAGAAATAATGGTGTTGTTAGAAATCCCAAAAATTTTGGATATGTTTTTAAAGAAAAAAATAAAAACCCTAAAGCATTGAAACTAACAAAACCATTAACAGAAGAGGAAGGATCCTATTTAGAAAGAGTCTATAAGAAATATTTACCTCTTCCTGAATTGTATAATCCATTTACTGGAGAAAAATATTCACCCGAGAATGACCCTCAGCCAAATATTGATAGTGCTCACCAGATGTTGCAGCAAATTTTAGAAAAGGCAAAAAGAAATGCGCGGAAATTAAAAAAGAAAGAGGAAAACAAGACGGCAAAGGAAACGGTCTAAAAATCATGGCGGGGGAAACTATGAATAAAATTGGGGCTTTTTGAAGAACCCATTTTATTCATCTAGGGTTTATTAGGCTGTTCGTGTGGTCGACTGTGTTTTTGTGCGAGTTACGGAAGGAGTTCCTGACCTGGAAGGAGTAACCGAAGGAGTTCTTGACCTGGAAGGAGTAACGGAAGGAGTTCTTGACTTCGACGGGGTTACAGAGGGGGTTACAGACTTGGAAGGCGTTGTGGTTAGCGATGGTGTTCCAGATTTGGAAGGGGATGTTGAAGATGTAGAAGTTGGTGTTAGAGTGCTCGTAGGTGTTCCTGACGAAGAAGCACCTCCAGATAACGATGCAGTAGGGCTTGTTGTTCTAGAAGAAGTTACGGATGGTGTAATTGTATTACTGGATGAAATAGAAGGTGAAGGTGTTTTTGTTACACTGGACGTTACAGAAGGAGTTCCTGACCTGGAAGGAGTAACCGAAGGAGTTCTTGACCTGGAAGGAGTAACGGAAGGAGTTCTTGACTTCGACGGGGTTACAGAGGGGGTTACAGACTTGGAAGGCGTTGTGGTTAGCGATGGTGTTCCAGAAGAGCTTCCTGTCTTTGATGGTGTTGTTGTCAGAGAGGGCGATACAGAGGGAGTTCCTGATTTGCTTGGTGTTATTGTCATAGATGGTGTTTTTGTTCCTGTGGGTGTAATTGTTGATGTAGATGTTTGCGTTACTGAAGAACTTCTCGTCAATGTTCCTGACGGACTTAATGTAACAGATGGAGTTACAGATGGCGTAACAGTTTGTGTAGATGACCCAGACCGTGTTACGGAAGGAGTTGCAGAAGGTGTTGCCGAGCCTGTAGGGGTGAGAGATAAAGTTATTGACGGTGTCAAAGAGGTTGTTGATGTCGTAGAAGAAGTTCCTGTTAGAGTTTGGGAAGGCGTTTCAGAGGGTGTGCATGTCACGGAGGGTGTCCGCGATATTGTTTGGGAAGGTGATTTAGAGGGTGTGGGACTTATAGAAGAAGTAGGAGAGCCCGTTGTGGTCACAGATGGTGTTCCTGTAGATGTAGGAGACGCAGTATTTGTTGAATTACTACTTGCGGTTGTAGTTATGGTGGTTAGAGAGGTTGAGGTTTCTGTAGAAATTGCAGTTGTAGTTTCCGTTCCTAAAGAGGAACTCGTCGCGGTTTCCAAAGAAGTACTTGTGCCTGTTGCGACCGCCGAACTCGTCGCGGTTTCTACAGAGCTGACCGTAGCTGTAGCAGTCACTATAGAACTTACTGTTACTGTGGAAATTGCTGTTACAGTTTTCAGAGAACTTCCTGTAGTTATTGCAGTTTCTGTAGAAATTGCAGTTGTAGTTTCCGTTCCTAAAGAGGAACTCGTCACGGTTTCCAAAGAAGTACTTGTGCCTGTTGCGACCGCCGAACTCGTCACGGTTTCCAAAGAAGTACTTGTGCCTGTTGCGACCGCCGAACTCGTCGCGGTTTCCAAAGAAGTACTTGTGCCTGTTGCGACCGCCGAACTCGTCACGGTTTCCAAAGAAGTACTTGTGCCTGTTGCGACCGCCGAACTCGTCGCGGTTTCTAGAGAGCTCGCCGTAACTGTTTCTGTCTCCACAGAAGTCGCCGTTCCCAAAGAGGAATCTGTCGCAGACCCTATTGGGCTTTCTGTTATCGTTGCAACCACCGTCACACTTGGACTTTCCACTGATGTTTCAGAAACCGATGGGTATACAGAATATGAGGGAAAGGATGACATAGATGCCTCGAATGATACCGTAATCTTTGCGGATACAGATGATTTCAATGTGGCAGTCGCCGAGCCTACAGGGGAACGTGAATTGGACCACTCCGCAGAAGAAGAACGAGAAAGTAGGGACGATGAAGAAACACTCGCAGAAAGCGTGCCCGTCTTGGAACTCGTCAAGGACTTGCTAGGAGTTGCTGAATGCGACCCGGTTTTTGTTCCTGTTGTTGTTGTGCTGACCGTTCTTGAAATTGCGGGAGTTCCGGTGCTTAATTGGCTGGCCGTCTGAGAAACGGACACGGTGCTGGTCTTGGAACTCGTTGGACTCTCTGATTTGTTGGGCGAAATAGAGGAAAGGGGTGAGGCTGAAACGGAAACACTCTGTGTTGTAGATTTCGATTCGGCTGGGCTTGTAGACTCCAAGGCCGTTCCAGAGAGGCTCGGTGTTGCGGAAGCGCTGGGCGTCTCGGAGGCCGACCCAGAATCAGTATAGGTTGCCGTATTTAGAGCAGACGATGTGTGAGTTGTGGTTAGGCTCTCTGCAGCTGTTCCAGTATAGGTGGTTGTAACCGTCTCCGTGACTCCTGTAGGGAATGTAGTCATACTCGGTGTGCGCGTGCTCTCTAGAGATGCTGTTACGGACTTGGATACGGTTGTGCTTGAGCATCTTGAGCCGGTAGGTGAGGGGCTAGAATACTTAGACCGCGTGAAAAGTGCCGAGCGGCTCTGACTAATAGACAAGCGACTCGTTCCACTCATCCTTAGGCTTAATGTACATGTATTCGATACGGAAGGTGTAGATGTCACTTTTGTACTCCGAGTAAATGATGCTGAAGCCGAAGCCGTTTTTGTGGCCGATATGGACGCAGTTCCGCTCTTGGACTTGACTGTAGAGATGGATAAGCGAGCGGATGCCGTTTCCGAGGTCGTAATAGATGAACCAGATGTAAGACTCGACGTGTACGAACTGATAGGTGTCTGTGTTGTACTCGCCGTGTCTGTCTGAGAAGTCGTGGGGCTGCGTGTTCCAATAGGTGAGGCGGAATGCGTCTTAGAAATTACAGGCGTTCTGGAAATAATTGAAGTCCTCGTTACTGTAGACGTGGTCGAGGGACAGGGTGACGGTGCGGGTGTCGGCGTCACGGTTTTTGTTCTTACTGGAGTGCCTGTTGGTTTTGATTGCTTTGTGGAACTCGTTGACGTAGTGGATGTCTTGGAAACACTCGTGGATCTCGTCCCAGAGCGAGTATTGACTATGGTTATGGTGTTCTTTGTTGAGCCCGTTGTTGTGCGAGTTTGTGACATGCTTCTCGTTGTCGACGTGGTCGACGTGGACGAGCGCGACTGAGTTGTGGAGCGTGTAGCGGATGCTGAGCCCGTTGACGTTTTGGACACACGTGTAGAGGCTGTCGATGTTATTGTTTGTGGTGCGCTCTTCGAACGAGCCGTCGTCCGAGTGAAAGAGGGTGACGACGAGGCTGTCTTGGAACTCGTGACCGTCCTTGAAACGGATGCGCTGGCCGAGGATGTCTTAGAGGAGCGCATAGAGGTTGATGGTGAAGGAGTTGCAGAGGTCGTCTTGGACGTACTTGCAGAGGCAGTACCGGTCCTAGATGCCGTTGTCGTCTTCGTGGTCGTTGTACTACTTGTGGTCGTCTTTGTGCTTTGCGCAGTTTGTGTAGGATTCGACGTAGAGGTGGTCGTCTTGGAGAGAGTGGCCGTGCGGGTCGCGGTGGTCGTTCTGAAGGGCGTTGGCGTTAGGCGCGCAGTTAATGTGCTCTCCCGTGTCTGTCTCATCGTCTTCGTGCCCGTCGTCGTGCGTGTGGAAGTTTTTGACTGTGTTGGCGACTGTGAAGGAAGCACTGCGAGATTATTAGCGGACCCCGTGTATAACAATCCTAGTATTAGAAATTTGCGAAAGATGTTCATTAGACCATATAATATGTATTGAGATTATTATTAAAGCCTGCGTGCCGTTAAATCCACCTCCCGTTCAGGAATTGATGGACACCATTGGAATTTCCCCTGAACAATCCGGCATTATGCGTGATTTTCAGCATATTTGGATACAATATTTTTGGGGGTTTTATGGAGCGCACGGCGTTTATATTCCCTCCTAGTAGAATGGACAGATACACGCAACTCTTCTGGCTCTTTACACTGATGTTTGTTGGTCTGTCGGCGTATTTAGTCTGCTGCACGAAGCGGAGTAATGCGTTTTATCTCCAGGTTGCATCTGGACTTGGTATTTTTGCGACGAGCAAGATTGGGCGGAAATTTCTGGGGTTGGCTTGAGGGACTTTAGGGGGTTATAAAAATTGATATATTTTTACTAATCCACCTAGGTATGACCGATTGGACGAGAGTTTACGCCTACGAAAAGCACACATACGTAGAATCTTTTCCAGTCACGAGTTTTCTACTAGCAGGTGTCAGCAATTACAAGGAGACTGTAAAAGACATACAAATTGGCGATGTGCTTGATATGGAGTTCGAAACAAACAAATATGACAGTTCCGCAATTGTTATAAAAAATCTTGGCGATACGTGCGGATATGTAAAAAAGGATGAAAAGGAAAAAGTGCAGTCTCACGTTCCGTGCCAAGTAAAAGTGATTGATAAACGACTTGTGGATTTCGGAAAGGGTATTTATAGTTTGAGGGTGGATCTTGCTGGAGAAGAAAATAACTAAAATAAAATTGAATATTTCTGCCGATTTTTTACAAACACACCATGTCATCTACGAACATTTACATCCTCAAACTCCAAAGCGGGAAGTACTACGTTGGTAAAACGACAGATCTAGAGCGCAGGAAACAGGAGCACATCAACGGAACTGCGTCTGCGTGGACAAAAAAGTACAAGCCGGTTTCCGTGGAGAAAACTATTCCGAATGCGAGTGCGTTTGACGAGGACAAGTGGACAAAAATATACATGGAAAAACACGGCGTAGAGAATGTTCGTGGAGCAGCGTATTCTCAGATGGAGTTGGATGAGGCTCAAAGAGAAACTCTGCAGCGTGAAATTCGGAGCGCAAAAGATGCGTGTATGAAGTGTGGGCGTTCTGGGCATTTTGCGAAGAGTTGTTATTCGAAAAAAGTAGAATACGAAGAAATTGACGAAGACGAGGAAGAGGAGGAAGAGGAAGAGGAGGAAGAGGAAGAGGAATACGGTTGTGAGTTCTGTGACAGAACTTTCACAACTGTTTTCGGGTGTTCCGTTCACGAACGAACGTGTAAAGAAAAGAGCACCGCACATTACTACGTGAAAAAGACAACTAGCAAGAAACAGAATGCGTGTTATCGCTGTGGAAACACGGGGCATTATGCGACAGATTGCTATGCTTCACGTCATGTGAAGGGGCATTATTTAGATTAGCCTACCCCAACAGAGCCCGCCGAATCCACGGCAAATCCGGATAATACGCAAGAGCGAATTTCAGAGCCAGAGCCCGCTCCAACATCGCCTGATTTTTTCCGCCAGACAAACTCTCCACTTCCAAACTCTTCAGCATCGCCCCATTCGCAGCCACAGCCGCATCCACGAATTTCGTAATGTCCTCGGTTGTCATCTTCAGCCTGTCCGCCACTTTCAAGAGGCCCTCACGGAGTCGGTCGCTAGACAAATACGGCCTCTTTCCATTGCAACGAACAAGAGGAGTCTTCTTGTTCGTATTGAAGCGCCGCTCGATTTCCTGGATGTACCGATTGACAATGAGCGCCGGATCCGTTTTCCAGTGTTGCCGCTTCGTATTATTGATGGCGTTGAAATAGTCCACGGCGTCCGACTCCGACTCCACACCCTTTTCACGCACGGTCACGAAGAAATCCGGCTCGCACAGCGTATCCCGAAAGAAGTCTCGGACGACCGACGCCCGATGTTGGCCGTCAATAAGATAGCGCTGGACGATGGGGACGCCATCTGTATTCGGCTCCGTGTACTGAATAATACAGTAATTGGAATCCAGTTTTTTCACATCCGAGCCGACCGCAGCCTTAATATGCTCGGCGTGCGCCGTGTCCAAGATCCGGTTTCCTTTCCAAATTGGAATGGAAATCAGCTCTTTCGCCGACATTTTCAGGAGTTTTGAGCCGTCGTTATAAGTGTGGAGCATTCCTCGTGTGTGTGGCCTAGTGTTTGTGGGACGCCCGTTTCAAATTTTCTTTACGCCCCCCACACATTTCAGCGGTCTAAATAGAATGAATCATACCAAAAAAAACAAAATAATATGCTATACAGGAATGAATGCTAGAAAAAACGGAAAACACACTCCTAAAAATTATGGAAACATAACAAGGAAGTTGTACCCGAATTCTAAATGTAAGAGAATGGAAAATTACCCCAAATGGCAAAAATGCCCCGAGCGCAATAATATTAATGGGTGGGTTGACTTTTTTGGAGCAGAATACACAACTCCCGAAGAATGCGATGATATTATTAAAAACAATGAAAAAATGAAGAAAAAATTCAAGAAATTCAAAAAAGAAGAAGATATACTCCTAGAAAAACTCAACAAATGCAAAACGGAAAAGTGCGCTGAACTAAACAAAGAGCGCATGAAAGAACAAGAAATATACGAGAAAGAACAAGACAAGAGTTGTCCGCAGAAATCATCGAACGCCTTCTACGAATGTTCAACCCGGTTTTATGAAAAATCCAAGTACAAACAAAGCCTTTTCGATTTCGTTGAATGCGGAAAAAAGGAGTGTGCAAAAGAAAGAAAAACGTTGAAGAATTTACGGCGGGAAGCGGAACGCAAGAAGATTATTATTTAGGGCGACCTAAACTCCCCACTCCCATAAAAACCCCAGAGATGCCGACCAAGTCCCTAAAAATCACCGTGAAGGACAAGTCGACGAAACTCCCTATAAAAGGACAGGGTGTCATTCTGTTCAACAGAACCTCCACAACGAACGCTAAATTCGCCTTTTTCAGTTCGGGTCGCACAAATAAACTCTCCGTGGAGTTTTCCGAGAGCGGTATCCACGTCTCCACAAACAACGGACCCCTTATCGATTCCACGAATACGAAGGGCCTCGTTGTAGACCTCACCGTCCCCTATTGGTTCAGTCTGGATTCCCAGAACCAGATATTGCTGTCGGGAATCGGTGAGCCCCGTATGGAAACTGTCATCTACTCCTACAGATTTCCCACCGCTCTTCACACCTCTAACAGAGAGTTCCTAGAGAGCCTGTCGCACGTCGTGTATGACTGCGACAATACGCATCTATCCAACGGATTTACACCTCTGAAGATTCTGCGTGACCCGATCACAGACAGCGTCCCTCTCACTCTAAAAGACATGGCCACGCTCACAATGGATGACGTGGCCTCGGGGTCCTGTATGCCCGTAGCAAACCTCCCTGCGACGTCGCAGAAACTCTATAACTGTATTGCCGGACCGAAGTTCTCTCTCGATAGCCCTGAGTTCCCTGAATTCTACAAGGCAATTGAGTACAGCATCGCCACGCCTGGATGCTGGTGCTACGAGACGCTCAAAAAGAAGGCGACGGAGTTCAGTAAGGATCGTCCGAATATTCTGGAGACGTATTTGCGCATTACGCTTGGACAGAACAACGGTGAGTCGCCCGGTGTTCCCTATGTCATGGAGATTTGGCCGGCGGCTCATTATTCGCCTGTGCACTCGCACGCTGGCGCTGAGGCCGTCATTCGTGTTCTGGAAGGAGGCATCCACGTAGACCTGTATCCATATCTTTCTAAGGATGTAGTCCCTTTTGTTCGTGCGGATTTTGTCAAGGGGGACATCATGTGGATCAGCCCCACGCTCAATCAGACGCACCAGCTGAAGAACACGACCGGTTCGGCATGTATCACGATCCAGTGCTACATGTACGATGAGACCGATGACAAGCACTATGACTATTTTGACTATTTGGACGAGAAGGGTGTCGTCCAGCAATACGAGCCGGATTCGGACATGGATTTCGTGGCGTTCAAGGAACTCATCTTTGAGGAGTGGTCTGTGAAACCTAGATGGTGTTGTTTTAAGAGGCATTAAAGTGATGAGCTACCGCTATGTGCTTAAATAAAATCGCGCCAATAAAAATTGAGATCGTGGGCATCGTCATCCCATTCAAAACCCCGGAATGCCGTATACTCTTGTTATTGTTCCTGTGCACGGCGACCATAACATCGTTCAATACTATAACGAAATCGCAGCTCTCCCTCGTTCTGACGAGAATGCTGGGGTCGATCTTATTACCTGCGAGAGCTGGGGTGGAATCGAGCCTCATCTCCTAGATCTCGGTGTTCGCGCCATGCTCGTTGATTCTGCAACGAAGCAGCCAGTACATTACTGGTTGCTTCCTCGCTCTTCTATCTATAAGACCGGATACTTCATGGCGAATTCCGTCGGTGTCATTGACAAGACCTATAGGGGTATTCTAAAGGCACCCGTTTTGACCGGTGGCTTAATAGGTATGCCTGGACTCCTATACGGACATCGGCATTTCCAGATTGTGGCGCCCGACATGGGCCACATTGAGCGTATAGTTTTGAGTTCTGAGCTTCCTGAAACGGCACGAGGTCACGGCGGATTCGGCTCCACCGGAAAATGATTATCCCAAATATAAGGAATGTCAGAGTCCGGTTCTACGGATGCAAAACAATGTCCCTGGTGTAGTCGCTGGTCTTTGAAAGACGCCGCATGCGACTACGTTTTTTCGTGTGGACTCGACTTTCGAGGGAAATTCCACGTGGGCGCGGGCTGTGGACGCACGTGGTGTTGGCGCTGCGGGAAAAAATACTGCTCACCGTATCATGACCCGACCACAGGCCAGAAACTCGGGAGCGCTAAAGACAGTCATTCGACGACCTGCTGTGCGGCTGAGGACGGATTCAAGCAGGAGGAGTTTTGCGGTGGCGGCTGCTCTTCACATTGTGGAAAGCGTTGGTAATAAGTATGCGCAAGACGGCGCTCCTTGCGCCTTTTACGCCGCCGCTGTTTGGAGGTCAGTCGCTTTTCACAAGGCATCCTAACGTGATGTACATAAAATAAGTACTCCCTTTATGGGGTACTTATTTTATGCCTACATCACTACTGTAGGCATCTGGGCTAAGTTAGGTACACCCTTGTGGTGTACCTAACTTTGGCACATGCCGGTAGTATTTAGCGACATACAAATTCTACTGGAAAATAAATTTGAAGAACGATGCACCTCCGTATAAAAAATACACCTATGAGAGATATTACAGGCAAAAGTTACTTGGCAGTATCAAAAACCGACTTGTACACAGTGAGTGAGTTGAAGTATACAATAACGGGAGAGCCAAACAATGACATTCTTATTGAAAAACTCACTAAAATAATTGGGACTTTCGACAACGAAGTATTACGTGTTCGTATCGACCTATTAAGTGATGCAAATAGCAATTATTCCCTCCATGAAATGGACATCGCGAAATATCGTGCGAAAAGAATAGTTGAAAGTATTAATGGAGATGGTGTCTACTTCATATATTTAGTCGCAGCAGTAAACTTTCTTGAGGCAAGGCGTCACTATAATTGCGGGAATGAATACACTTTGAGGGAAAAATATCTAGAAGACGCAATGACAACTTGTGGAAACAAGACTGTTCAGAAATGGTTGGAATAAACTGACGCAGGAAGAAAATTTGACGAGGCTGCGTTAGTTATTCCTAGCGCAGTAAAAGATGACTGATGCACGTGAACACCGCATTCACAATTTCATAGGAAACTTCATCGCATTTCATCGTCCAAGAAAGAATACTTATTATCTGATCCACTGGGCAGCACAATTGAATTGTTGGACCATTGCGAACATTCAGCCGAATGCCGGTACCATAAAAATCCACATGTCTGGATTATATGGGATCACGTCCTTCGTAAGAATTTGTCTGCATAACAACTTATCTGTAGAAATTAAATCCATCGGCAAATACTTACGTATAGGAGAATTGGATGTTCCCATCGTTGCGCGTGTCAGTGGCTCATCTATACCAATACGCATAGTTAATAATGATTTTGGAGGTGTCACGGGTGGGGAGCCGTATCTACGGGATGTGGAATTGTGGACGCTTCCTCCAGCCGTAGAAACGGCTGCCGCCCGAGATACACCAGCACATTTAGCCTACATTATCAAACCGCTCCCAAAACGGGTTGCGTGGATACTCGCTGAGGACGCCCAGAAAAACGGGGACACTTGCGCAATAACGATGGACCCGATTAACCCTATAAGTGCCGCGGTCACAACGTGCTTTCATTGTTTCCACCACGAATCTATTCAGATCTGGATGGAGAGCAATACAACTTGTCCGCAGTGCAGAGAACCATGTAAAGTTACAAAGGCATTTGAAGCTTGAATGGCTTGTCCACCTATTAGACCGATCAATATTTCAAATCGGCGTAATGATAAATGATACTACACGGCTATTTGTCCAAATTAATTGGAACTTTATATATGACGAGATTCATCAAGAATGTAAAGCACACCTACAAGCAAAGTTACCGATGTATACTACTAAAAAAAGAATCTTATTGTAATTGCACACACCATAATCATGTACACCGATATAATAAGCTTCATTCTACTAGATTTTGCATATATATCACCATATCCTGTTGTAGTAAATGTAGTTATTAAATAATATAATATACTTATATAACGATCACCCCAAGACTTAGGAAGATTATGTAAATCATCATCTGTAACCCAAAAAACCAATAGTAAACTAAGAAATACATTTAGGATAGTAATATATGAAAATATTATAAAAACGTCTCTTAAAGTTTTTTTGCTCATTTCTATTATAGAATAGTATAAAATATTGTCTAAATACCATGAATAATAATATTGGCATGTGGGCTAAGTTAGGTATACCCTTGTGGTGTAGCTAACTTAGCCCACATGCCTACAGTAGTGATGTAGGCATAAAATAAGTACCCCATAAAGGGGGTACTTATTTTATGCACATCACGGTACTTATTTTCGATACTATTTAGTGTATTTTCTTCACTGTTATCATAAATACATATGTTCGTAAATCCAAGACCATACAGATAATACTGAATCCATTCTTCCACATACTTATCCTCATATTTCATGATAGCACAAACTGCCGATGTATCGGTTTGACTTCCTCCCTTAGATCGTCTACGTTTCGTATACGCTTTCATTTCCTATATCTGCATGTAATAACACCCATACCTACTTTACAATCATTTATTAGACCAACGAACATTTCAAACCGGCATCAACCTATATGTAGTAACTATGCGTGTTTCCTTATTCTTCGGCTAAGATGGCTACGAGGCTTTGCACCAAAAGGGAGATTTGTTCCTTTTCCAAAGTCAGTATTACGCTTACGAGTAAGATTACTAATTTTTACACCGTCTTTTGGGGCGCGAACAATATAACGTTTATCCTCTCGTTTTTTTACAAACCATCTATAACGTGGTCGTTTAGTTCCAGGTAAATCTACAAGGAGAGCCTTCTGTAGGGTGAAGTGCGAAAATTAGACCAACGAACATTTTAAACCGGTACTCTTTTTAATATATTTATCCAAATTAGATATGGTATCTAAAAAAACACGAAAAAGAACTAAGGTATCAAAAAGGGTGTTGGAAATGTGGAATGACCCAGAAACAGTTTGGGGTAAAAATAAAGAACTTGAAAAATTCTGGGGACAATTAGCTTCCGGAAAAAAAGTAGTTCTTATTTACAAAGATAAAACACATAAATATGTAAATGAACCAAAGAGATTTACAAAAAAACATGAAACTATGTTTAATGAATTTAAGGAAGATAATAATATACTAGCAATATTATCAAGCCCTCAATCACAAGATGCATATGAACAATATTTATATCCAAAGGCTAAGGATAAATCAGTTAATTATGTTATAGAACATTATACAAAATATTTTAAACCAATCACAGCTGGTGAGAAACTTCGGATTCCATTGCCGTGATGTTCAACGGTCTAAAATTGACTCATTTTTTAGATGTGAACAAATTATAAAAGATGTCCCTCGACCTATATATCGGACCCATGTTCGCTGGAAAATCGTCCGCCGTCTTGGGAATTCTGCGCCGTCATTCTTTCATCGGTATCAAGACGCTCTGTATTACAAGCAGTCTTGATACTCGCTACGCGGACAATTCCATTGTGACGCATGCTGGCGAGCGTTACCCTGCGCGCGCCACAGAAACTCTCATGCCACTTCTAAAAACTCCCGAGTTTTTAGAAGCGACTCACTTGATTATTGAAGAGGCACAGTTCTTTCGGGACCTTAAACAATTCGTCTTGTGTGCTGTGAATATCATGAAGAAGCATGCGATTTGTGTCGGCTTGGACGGTGATTCCGTAGCGGAGCCTTTCGGACAACTCTTGGAACTCGTCCCGCACTCTAATCATATCCATAAATTTCGCGCACTCTGCTGTCAATGTAAGAACGGCACGGAGGCGATATATACTTGTAGGAAATTAGATGCGCCCGAGCAGACCGAGCAGATTTGTGTAGGAGGCGCTGACCAATATGAGGCGCTTTGTCGAACTCACTATCTCGACTCGACAATTCTTCGCCTACGTGCAGAACCTGCGCAAATGCATAAGTATTTAGAGGGCAGAAGTATTTAGAGGATTACATTGCGCCTGTTGCAGAGAGTCCGAAGAACTATCTAGAATACTTACTCAGATTTGTTGGACTTGCGCAATCTGGGGATTACTTACTGAAAATGTATCCACTTCGTGGATCGGGAAATTCTCCATCTATACCGTGATGTGGGCATAAGTTAAGTAGCGCCAAGTAGTTAACTTTGGCATATCACGGTATGCCCACATTACGATACCCACCGATAAAATTGAACTACTTTTTTTCGTGACGAACAAATACCACATGCTCGTCTGCTGCGCCCCTTTACAGACGAACAATTATGAAACTTTTCGCATAGGTGATACGATTATTACCGACGCGAAATCCGTTCGCCCCGCTCTTCCTGGTGACATAGTCCTCCTTGACTGTTCCGGCAATGTCACTATAGAAAAGCGCACAAAACACACCGGACTCGTCGGCACAATAGAAATGGGCTCCTCCATCAAATACGGTTTCACTTCACGCGGAATCCCAATCTATCTCTTTGTACCCTGGAATGAATCCTACCCCCCCTTCTACGTCGGCTCTTCCTATAAATCGAAGGAAAATATGCTCGCCATTGTGGACTACGACTCGTGGGATAAGCAAGCGAATTGTCCTCGCGGCTCCTGTCGCACGATTCTTGGTATCTGTGGTAACCTCGCAGCTGAACACGCAGCCCTCATAGCACATGCTTCTCCGAACCCGTGGAAAAAGAGTCTGCTCCCCCCCATACTCTTTCCGAGAGTGCGCGCTGCAGCTACAACTCTCATTTACGCTCCCACATTTCATATTGACCCTTCTGGATGTAAGGATATTGATGACGCCTTGACGCTTCTTGTACAGGATGACGGACAAGTAGTCGTTCACATTCACATTGCCGATGTTGCGACGCTGCTTAGTCCTAATGAGTCCCTTTGGCGTGCTGCAGAAATCGGACAGACGCTCTATACAGACGGCAAGGTTCAAGTCGGGCTCTTTCCGCCAGTTGTAGAGGAATCGCTTTCCCTTCTGCGCGGATGCAGTCGCCCCACACTCACTCTGCGTGTCCTCTGGAATCCAGCGACGGGCTCCGTTGGCTCTGCGACCTGGCAACATACGGAGGTTATCGTCAAAGAGTCTTTCACCTACGAAACTGTGTTGAGATCAACGCACGCACCCCTTTTGCGAGCCCTCTGCGTCGCTCTTGGTGGGGAAGACACAGGCGACTCCCACGAATGGGTCGCACAAACAATGCTCTATTATAATCGCGCCGCCGCCACCGTAGTCCGCAAAGCCCGCACAGGCATTCTCCGTCGTCACAGTCCGCCACAACAGTCCGTTCTTGAACGTATCCGTGAGTTTGCGACCATTCCGAAGTTTCTTGCGTATTCGTCAGGAAGCTATTGTGGTGCGGATACGACTGAACCAACAGAACATTGGGGGTTAGGCGCAAGCCTGTACTGTCACGCATCCTCCCCTATCAGACGTTTTGCCGACTGTATCAATCAAATATCTATAATGAACGCGCTGTTCGGGTATGACCTCCCTATTCCCACACACTCTATCAGCGGACTTAACACTACTGAAAAAGCGGTGAAAACTTATGAGCGCGACCTCTTCTTTGTCCGACGATTTCTCACTCTTGGTACAGGAATTGACCCAGAGCTAGGCGTAATTGTAAATGCCACCGAAGAAAAGGTAAGGGTGTGGGTGGAGAATTGGCGACGAATTGTGCGCGTGCGCCGCCCCCTTAATGGTTGGGATTTTGAGCCGGTCCTTGGAACAACCGTAGTAATTAAGACGCACGCAAATTACACGGAGCGGAATTGGAAGCGGCGTGTCACGATGCGCCTAAGCATCGCACCTTAAAAATTGATATAATTTTCCGCTCCGTATTTTTACAACGAATGGACCTTCTTAGACGAACGCAAAGAAATATTCTGGAGTTCTTCCGAGAAGATCCAAAGACGCTCATGCTGAAAGAGAAACACTACGCAAGTATTCATCGCGCTGTTATTGTGAAACGAGGTCAAGTAATCGCCTCCGCATCCAACAATTATGGCTCGCGAAGTCGCGGCTCTGGTTATTCCCGCTCAAGTATTCATGCTGAAAAAAATGTCGTGAAAGTTCTTGGGAATATTCATAAACTACAGGGAGCCGACATGTATATCATGCGATTTTCTCGCTGCTCCGAAATGAAATTTGTGAAATCGACCCCTTGTTCTGCATGCCGAGTATTCTTGGAAAAGTGTATACGCGAATATGGTCTGAAAAATGTTTATTATATTGAATAAGATAGAGATTCTAGAATGGCCATACCATATGTTGTATTACCACCGAAATCCATGATTTTTGTCATGCACAATTTCACGTCGGAGTTAGACCCCGATTTTCCGCCCAGTCTTTCCGCTACATTTTCCGGACTCGGCTCCAACCAATTCCTAGTTTTTTGCATTTTGGAGACACCCTACGTGAACACATCTGCAGAAATTTACAATCCTGGCACGAGTAGCCTTGTAAAGCGCTATGATGCATACAATGTCGCAACGGGTGATTGGCTTGCAAACGACACTACGGGATATGCGTGGATTGTGAGCACAATTCACAATGTGGTAGACGCCCCGACTTCTGCAAAAAACACCGGTCGCTATTATTTTTATGCCACGGTGGACGACTTGTACGCGTATAATGCGGGCCTGGACTCCTCGGGCTCCGCACAAGGTGGTCCGCAGAGTGCGGATACACGGGTTGTACAATTCACGGTGAACGAAAATGGAATTCCGGTATTCCGACCCACGGACAAATTCACGTTGAGCGCAAATTTCACAGGAAATATTCTTGGACGTTTTGCTGCGGTGAACAATTACAGGAAACAGGTGCGAATTTACCAGTCGGGCGCAGCTTCCACATTCTCTGTGGGTGACCCTATCTTCATAAATACAAGCACGAACCAATTCCAGCGCTCCAATACTCTTGGAGATGTTCCCGAAATTTACTCGACAATCGGCGTGGTAGACACTATAGGAATTCCGAGCGCCAACTATTTCACGTTTAAGCCTTTCGGGCAATTTCGGCCGAGTTCGCAGGTCTCTCTGACGGGGCCTGTGGGTACGACGTACTACATTGACCCGACGAATACAACTCAATACACGACGGTTGAGCCGGCAAATAATCCATTCCCGGTGTATCAGATTATAGACCCAAGTGGAAATGTGATCCAGTTGCCAGCCGCAGTTGGTGGAGGGATAGGGTCAACTGGGCCAACTGGGGCAGCCATATATACCTCTATTGTTTTTGATGGGGGAGATTCAACGACCAATCTATTTCCTGCTGGCCCTGCATTTGACTGCGGGAGTTCCATTTAATGGCACATGCCGTTAAGGCAGGTTTAATATTTTCTGTACTTACCGATAGGGATGCCGATTATTCAACTCCAATTTCGTAGAGATACTGCTGCGAACTGGACGTCTAACAACCCGCTTCTGCAAAGTGGCGAGATGGGGTTGGAGACAGATACGGGATTTTTCAAAATAGGTAATGGAACCGTTCTTTGGAGGCTGCTGCCATATGGTGGGCTTCAAGGCACTACAGGAGCCACAGGCACTGCTGGGACAACTGGTGCAACTGGCACTGCTGGGACAACTGGCGCAACTGGCACTGCTGGGACAACTGGTGCGACTGGTGCGACTGGTGCTGCTGGGACAACTGGCGCAACTGGCACTGCTGGGACAACTGGTGCGACTGGTGCTACTGGGACAACTGGCGCAACTGGCACTGCGGGCACTGCTGGCGCAACTGGGT